GTTTTTTACAGGTGTAATAAATCCAACTCGAACTGATTGAACGAATGAGTGAAGCGAATGAGAGAAAGAAAGTAAGACCCTCATAGCTCGCTACCAAAGAAAGGAATGATTACAATAGCAAAGCAGAAAAAATGTAAAAGATACTTATTCAAGCTCCACAGTGAACGTCTTCGTAGATCACGCTGGAAGCTAGAATATCCATTAGAGGAAGCTCTAAACACAGAAGACATTATTTCTCTGTCTGATAGCCAGATTCTTAGATTCATTGATGAACTCAACGGAGACACCAGTGAAGCCAGAGAAGAAGAAGCTTCTTATATAAAGAAAGAAATCAAGCGTCTCAAAAAATCTGATTCTTCTAAGAAAGATACTCTCATAGCAAATCTCTATAAAAGATTCTATAATCTTCAATTTGTTCCAGATTACATGTGCCTGATCATTGATAAAATGTCTGATTATGACAGAGCCAACAAAGGTTTCTCTATCAATGGAGTCAAATATCATAGGTTCCTAGGTACCAACGGGGGTATAAAAAATTCTACTATTGTTTATGTCTCTGAAAGACTATATCCCCAGCTCTATGAGCGTCTCTGCTGTGGCAGGAACCTAGAACAAAAATTTGTACCAGCTAAACTTGAAGCATATCAGGCTCTGATCTGTTCTGGCAGCATTCCAGTGAGTATGCCAAAAGGGGTTATAGTTGTCCCTGACTGCGTTACTCATTTTAAAGAAGACATTATTCGTGTGGATGATTCCCAGTCTGATGAACCAATAGTAGAATTCCTCAAGGACCAAGAAATAGAGCTTACAGAATCAGACGGTTACGGAATCATGCTTCCATCACTCTCTTACCGCTGGGCTAGAGAACTTGACGAAGAAGAAGATTTTTTATCTGGCTGTAATCTCAGAGGGCTTCCATGGACAAAGGGCATGGTTTTCACAATGGACTACTTAGCTTTTGGGGAATCTATAGCGAAAAACTTCTATATAAAAGATGCCTGGGGAGATATGAGAGACATCAGAGAATCTGAATTGATTATTACTACTTCTATGCTTAAACTATGGGACTCCTACTCTTCTTTCGAAGATTACTGGTCCAACATAGAAAAATATCATTATCAGATATCTATAGCCAAGACTGCTCCTGCTAAATTGGATGAGTACAGAAGCACTAATTACCAGTTCCTGCAGAATTACCATCTTACACCGGAAGAAGTAACTGAATTGGTCCGTCCTACAATAGAAGAAATTCAAGAAATCCTTGGATTAGATTACAGGAAGTCACTCCTATTCCTGAGAGGAACCAATCTAACAGAAGATTCCTACATTGATGAAGAGCCATATATCAACGCTCTCATGATTGAGCCGCAGATGATTCATGATCCCTACATCAGAGACAGAATCTACAATATGATAAAGAAAAAAATCAGGCAAGCCAAGATAGGCGTACTCAAAGTGAGAGGTAACTTTGCCATCATTGGTGGTGATCCGTATAGCCTGATGCAGAGTATCTTTGGTTTGCCTGTTACAGGACTACTCCACTCTGGAGAATGTTGGCATAAACATTGGCTTGATCGAGGAGTCAGCGAGGTCTGCTGCTTCAGAGCACCTATGACAAGCAAATACAATGTGCGTAAGCTTAAGATAGTAGGGACTCCTGATATGACTTATTGGTACAGATATATAAATACATGTATGCTGCTGAATTCCTGGGATTCTACTGCGGAAGCCCTCAACGGCAGCGACAAGGATGAACAATCTCTGTCCTTGTAAAACTGGGTGAACTCGTACATGCGAGGTGTTTGGCATCAGCCAAGCTAACGGGGGACACTTATGAGTTTTGGTTGGCTTTTAAGCAATCCCGTGCTAAAAGTTATGGAATCTTTCTATATGGGAAGGAGAACCGAAATGAATGAATTAGTAAATACCACAGAACAGACACCAATAGAGATAGCTCTTGGTGTAGATGCAGATGGAATGACAACTGCTAAACAACTTTATAAGTTTTTAGAATTAAATTCTACGAACTATAAACGCTGGACTACAAAGAATATAGTACAAAATCCTTACGGAGAAGAAAATGTTGATTATTTCCCATTCGTCCTTCATGACGAATGCGGTGGACAAGCTACTACTGATTACAAAATCACAGCAAACTTTGCTAAAAAGCTTTCCATGATGACTTCTTCTCCAAAAGGAGAAATTGCCAGAGAATATTTTCTTTCCTGTGAAAAAGTCATAAAAGAAAATATTGCTGCGCTAAAGAAGGAAAATCAGAAATTAAAACTGCTCACTGTCAGTAAATCCCAGAAATTCTCTGCAATGTATCCTAAATTTGACTTACTGACAAAATCGCTACATATATCTATGAAAGAACTGTACAAGAAAATCTTCGACACAATGCAGTCTGAGCGTGGCATCGACTTAACAAGCAAGACACTTCAATACTGCTATGAGCATAATCTTTCAAACTGCTACACAATGACAGTTATACAGGAAGATCCGCAGCTCTTCATATGTATGTACGAAATAGTTGATGATATGATTGCAAACTTAAAGTGATTTTTTACAAAGGGTTCCATAGCTTATGTGTAACGACTATCGAAAGCATAGCTTAAGAGAAAGACTTAAGTGAAGAAGCAAGTAGAGTACTTTATAAGTGTAACTCTTATAGAGGAAGCGCCCAGTAGTATTACTTTGGTAATAGAGGTATTACTAATGAGATAGTCTAGTATATAAATTGGGAGATTTATATTTTACAACCAACAATGAAATACTTTTGAAACATACAGAAAACTTACCACCAATCTACTGCATTCAGCGCAAAGGAAATAAGGTTGTCCCAACTGAAGCAGATATGATACAAGCTAACAAAGGATCTTTCGGTGATGCCATTGGTTCTATTACTAATGTTATTACTTCACAGATATGTCTACAGGCAAGGTTCCCAAAAGACAGTGAGGAATATAAGGTCTTAGACTATAGGATACTGTGTGGACAAATGTTCCAGCAGAATGCTATTGATCGTGCTAAGGGAATTATTGCCAAACCTATGCCTAAGCACTGGTATGATAACAATTATAATCGCATAGAAGAATCAGATACACCGGAAGAAATAGCTAAAAAAGAATTCAATCAAAGGATCTGTGCAGATAAGAAGCCATACTTCTTCATCTATAACTACCCTACTCTCATGAAGGAATACAAAGACTACATCAAAACTTCAGATGCCGTGAGTAGGTCCAGATTTAATATTCCTCTGGAAACATTGTTAGCTGCTGAAGAATTAACTGAAGAACAGGCAGAGTTTCTCAAATTCTATAAAGAGTTCTACCCAGTCAATGCAGAAACCTGTGTAGTTAATGAACTCTGTTGGGAAATTGAAAAGCAGCTTGCAGACGTAAAAGAAAGTAAGGTACCGTTTGACAGCTCTATTCTGAAGTCGGATGCCTCTTATACTGAAAATGAAAAGATGTTCATAGGATATATTTATGACAAGTATAACAAAACCTATGCAAACAGAATGAGCCGCCACAGCTCTGTATATGAAGATACTTCTTTAACACCCATTGGGATGACTTTTGAATCAGAGTGTGCTGAATATGTGCCAAATGCAGAAAAGCTTTGCAACATTCTGGTTGACTTAGGATATAACACAAAAAAGGGTAAGACTTTCGTCTGGGAAATGTCCGGGGATACCATTATTGATAATCTTCTCTCTCGAACAGATGGTTATGCTCAGTTTCCTGTAAAGGATCCAGACGGTGATATAGAGTTTTGCGGTGAACACTTCTCAATGAAAAAAGTAAAAATGAAAGGCGAAGAATAATGGATTTAATACTCAATGAAAAACAATATGTAGAAAAAATGTTAGAACTTGGTGATTGCAGCCCTAAAGATTTAGGAGCAAACATAGCTCTTCTAACCAGATATATGTATCAGGAAAAATATACTCAGAAAGAAATTTATAATGGTATAGAAGAATTTGCTTCAAAAGTAGATTCTGATTTTGATATCAATAACTGGTACTCATTCATAGACAAATGTATCAGTAAAGCTAAGAAGAGAGATCTGTTGAACATTGACTATATACCTATTACGCAGAAAGAATTAGATACTATCAAGGAAATCAAGAATCCTGCCAGGGAAAGACTTGCATTCACTCTTTTAGTCATTGCCAAGTTTAATAATCTAAAATCAGAAACCAACAATAACTGGATCAATTATTCTATGGACGTATATTTCAACCTTGCCAGAGTAACTTGTAAAGTAGATGATCGTCCGTACATGATTTATGACTTAAAGGAATTGGGGTTAGTTGAAGTGAGTAAAAAAATAACTCGCTTCAATATAAGAATCACATTTGTTGATAATGAGTCTGATCCGGTACTTAAAATTACAGATATGCGTGAATTGGGCTATCAATATCAGAACTTGGGTCCGAAGTCTAAAATAAAATTGTGTAAGCGCTGCGGGAAGCCTTATAAAGTAAAGAATTCCAAAGCAAGAAGTGCTTTCTGTTCCGACTGTCAGAGCCAAGTAGAATCAAAACCAAAAGTCATCAAATGTGAATGTTGCGGGAAAGATTTTTTAACTTCTCCTTATAACACTCGTGCAACATTGTGTATACAGTGTCATACACTTCAAAGGAATGAATTAAATAAACTTGCCATGCGTAAAAGACGACAGTAAAAGACCAACGGTGGGTAGTAGAGGGTTCTTTGTAGGTGTTTGAGGGCGTTTTAGGGGATTTGTGTACAGACCCTCAAAAGTTCAGTCTTCGCAAATGCGCTCTACAGGCGCGTTTGCGAGATTTCGTTGATTGAGTATATATGAAAGGGAAGATATAAGGATGAAAAACAATAATAGACTTTATTTTGCCAGACAGAAATTTTTAGGAAAATGTCCTGTCTGTGGGAAAACATTGAAAAAAGTAGATGGAGTAAATATCCTCCGCTGTAACAACGCAGCCTGTGCCGGAGTGACTGTGAGAAGAAATGGGGAGTCTTCTCAGGAACCTTACTACAGGATGCTGAATGACAGGGGTATGGAAATCTACGAACATCTATTTAATAAAAAATAAATTATAGAAAGAGTTGATTATTATTAAACCGATTTCTAAGAAAGAAATTGAAAAACTAATGGACAAAGGTATCATTAGAAACACACACAAAGGCTACATTAACAAAAAAGGATATCATGTAGGATATTACAAGACCTCAGGCAATAACAGATATATTGAGGACTATTATGCTGATAAAGCAAAATCACTGTAAAGGAGTGCCTAACTATTACTAAATTTTATGATACGAATGCTCTCCTGAATCTTCAGGAAGAGGCATTCAAAGAAAGATTCTTTATCTCTGATGAAACTCTTAGAGAAATCGAAAATATCAAAACATCCTCTCGGAAAGATGAGGATATCAAATACAAAGCTAGACATATAGCTCGTCTTTTAGATCAGAATCATGATCAGTATTCCGTAATAAATTATAATTTTGAAATGGAAAAACAGCTGTTAAATTTCGAATTGGATCCAGTTAGACCAGACAATAGAATTGTTTTTAGTGCTTATACTCTATCCAAATCTCAAGACATTGTATTCATTTCAGATGATTTGTGCTGCAAAAATATTGCAAGGAAAGTCTTTAACCTGCCAGTGTATGGAATCGTAGAGCCTACTAACGAGATATATAAAGGATATAAAGTAATTAAAGGTGATACTAATGCTATCAATCAGGCTATGGCTGAACTAGATTATTCAACTTGGCATATCAATGAATATCTCATTATTGAAAATACCGATGACGGCACTACTAAAGAAATGCGCTATGACGGTCAGGGGTTTGTGGCATTAAAACTGCCATCTTCCAAATTTATTAAAGCAAAAAACTCTTTACAACGTTGTGCATTAGATATTTTGAATAACCCAGATATCACTATTGCGGCTATTCTCGGTGGTTACGGCAGCGGAAAAACTTATCTTTCTATGCAAATGGCATTATACAATGTAAAGGAGAAAGGCAGAAATAGTAAAATCTTAGGTGTACGAGAAGTTTCTGGTGAAGGTAAAGAGATCGGATTCCTTCCAGGCGACATGGAAGATAAAGTTGGGAGATTCTTTGAACCACTCTCTCAGTCTCTTAATGGCGGAGAGTTTGAATTACAGAATTTGAAAGTATCTGGTGTGTTAGATACTAATGTACCGTTCTTTATGAAAGGTACTACTTATAATGACACTGTTATTCTCTGTGATGAAGCAGAAGATTTATCAGAAAGTCAAATTAAACTTATTGGTACACGACTCGGAGAGAACAGTAAAATTTATCTTGCAGGTGATTATAAACAATCCCTGTTAAGTAAAACGATTAATAATCCTCTCATTAAAATGTGCAATGAGTTTAAAGGGAATGAAAAATTTGGATGTATCTATCTTGGAGAAGATGTGCGATCAGAAACCAGTAAACTCTTCGCTGATCTTTTCGAAAAGGATCACTTCTAAAAATATAAGGATTACAAGGAGAAACATATGGAAGAATTATTTGATTTTCCAATTATGAAAAGTGGAGTAGATGAATTAGTTGCTGACATCATCAAAAGTAACTATGACAATCGTAGATTAATCATTAACGATGAAATCAATAACAATCTATTAGAGTCCATCTGTTTATATATTTTGAAATATAATCAGGAAGATAAAGATGTTCCTGAAGATAAAAGAAAGCCTATTTGGATTATTTTAAATTCAGTAGGTGGAGTCGTAAACTTCGGAATGGGACTCATTGATTGTATTAAACATAGTATCACACCTGTTTATTGCTTAATAATTGGAATGGCTGCAAGTATGGCAAGTTATATTCCAATGGTCTGTGATAAATCATATATCTTTCCTAATAGTACAATTTGTATTCATGACGGACAAACCGGTATTATGCAGACTTCCAGAAAAGCAAATGACATCATGAATTTTTATAATAAATGTGATGAAAGATTAGCTGAACTTGTATATGCCAATACCTCTATTACCAAAGATTTTTTAGACGGTATTGCTGATCGAGAATATTATATGTTCCCAGAAGAAGCTAAAGAATTGGGAATTGTTGATACTATTGTTGGTGTCGATTGCCCTATTGATGAAATATTATGAAATATTCCAAAAAAGAATTGATTGCTAAGGTTTCAGAAAAAACAGGCTATCAAGAAGAAAATATAGCTGAAATATATGAAGCTTTAGAAGAAACTGTGTATGATTTACTCCTGTCAGCAAATGAACATAAGGATGTAGAAATTCGACTGTTCACAGGATTTGGTATGTTTAGTAAATTAGTACCAAGTCATGAGAAAAAGATGCCTGACGGAGAAATTAAAACAATAGAACCCACTTTAAAATTCTCTGCACGTTATAGTGCTCGTTGGAGAAAAGATAATATCAAAGTGTACAGAGAAGCTTTAAAACTATGGGAAAGAGTGAAAGGAAGAAAAGGATGAATGGCGTAGAAATTAAAACAACAACTACTACTCAGATGAAGATCAAAAAAGCTACCATTGATGAACAGGGGGCTGTTTATGTAGATGGCGAGGTAGTTGATCTTATCAATGCATTGAAGAATACGTTTGAAGGATGTATTTTTGATTTATCAGTCACAGAAAAAACAGAGGTCCCTGTTGAGGAATGATGACAGGTGTCCTGTGGTATATATTGCATTGAAAACAAAATAAATCATAAAAAGTATGTTGGTCAATCTATTGATATAAAATCAAGATGGACTCAGCATAGACATACAAGTTCTTTAGTAAGAGATACATTTCTTTATAGGGCAATGGACAAATATGGTGTTGAAAACTTCGATTTTTATATACTTGAAGAATGTCATCCTAATGAACTGGATGATAAAGAGATTTATTGGATAGCCACCTTAGATACATATAATCATGGGTATAATATGACTCTTGGTGGGTCAGGCTTAGCAGGTTATAAAGCCTACAATAGAAACTGCATTCCTAAGAATTTTGGGATGCTTTCCAACAATGTAGATGAAACTGTACCTATTATAAAGTTAGATACTAATTATGAAGTATTAGAGTATTATGTAAGTGTTCAAGACTGTGCTAGAGCTAATAATATAGCTTCTACAAACATTTCTAAAACTGCATCAGGGAAAAATGGTACATGTCATGGTTATATATTTATGTATTTCAATGACATAAAAGATATGACTACTGATGAAATTATAAATTATAGAAAAAATCAAAGAAGTTCTTATAAAAAATCAATTTTAAAATCTGTAAATCTAGTCTCCTCTTCCGGAGAAATTATCAATAATTATGAAAGTATTGCACAGGCAGCTAAAGAACTATGTTTAGATGCATCTTCTATTAGTAAGGTGTGTAAAGGAAAACTAAAACAAACTAACGGCTATAAATTTAGATATGCCGTAGTAAATAATAAAGAATAAAAGGAGAAATAATTATTATGACAAAAGCAGAAGTTATTACAAAAGTAGCAGAAACAACAGGAATCACAAAGAAAGATACTGGAGCAATGGTTGACGCATTCCTTCAGACTATCACTAACGAACTGGCAAGCGGAGGAAAAGTAGCATTCTCAGGATTTGGTTCTTTCTCAGTTGTTGAAAGAGCAGCTAGAGAGTGTCGTAATCCACAGACAGGAGAAACTATGATGACAGAAGCTCGCCTCGCACCTAAATTTAAGGCTGGTAAAGCACTCAAAGATGCAGTGAAATAAGCAAATAGATATTAAATTACTGACCTGGTGAATTCCAGGTTGGCGATTTGTCCGGTTAGTCTAGTGGTTAAGACACTGCGCTTTCAATGCAGTAACATGGGTTCGATTCCCGTACCGGATGTTTGTATATTTGAGAGTTGTGGGTAATCTCAAATGTCATTTTCCGTATAGTTGTTTCTTTGGGGAGAACTGGAACTCCCCTCTCCTATTCTGCAAAGTAAATTCACAAGGTGTGGAACCGACCTGCTAAGTCGTGTGATCCGACAGGATTGAGTTTCGATTACTCTGCTTTGCGCTAGATAGCCAGATTGGTTCTGGTTGATAATTAGGAAATGGCTGGTATCCGGTCTGACAATCTGGAAAGACAGATTAATGTTGCGTGTCCGGTAGGTCGAGGGTGCAGTCTTGAAAACTGTCTGGGTGTAAAAGCCTCTGGGGTTCGAATCCCTAACGCAACGTCCGGGAGAACGGTAGAGATGGAGATCTACGGCGGTCTGTAAAACCGTTGCAATTGCTTTGAGTGTTCGAATCACTCTTCTCCCATGAGGTTGACAAATTAAATCAAAACTCCACAAAACAAGTAGATAAGTTTTACTATGAGATGTGTATACGCATGGATTAGGTTTATTAGAAGGTTTTGTCTCTGATTGCAACAGATAATGAGCCTTTTGAGTCTACAAATACAGCAGGTTACGTAGGATCGGTTCCTCGGAGCTTTCATAGGGCTTGTAGATGGGTTCAACTCCCATACCTGCTATTACTAAGATACTTCGGTATCTTTTTTTAATTGGATAAAAAGGAGGTGCTCTAGTGGCACAAGAAGTTGAAAAAAAGCCTGTACCAAGAGCAAAACCTAAAGCACCTGCTCAAAAAGTTATTGATCGTGCTATTGATGAAGCTCTCTATGAAGTAGGGCGTACTAAATTTACATGTAATATGTGTGGAAAGCTGAAAGATGCTTCCGACTTTTATAAAAGTACAGATCCTTTATGTACTACTGGTGTGACAAGAATATGTAAAATGTGTGCAGCAAAGTTGGCATATTCTGAAGATTTAAAAGGCAATAAGAAAGCCCCTGATGAGCAGAGTGTCCAGTTAGCGCTCAGATATTTAGACAAACCTTTCTTTCAAAAGCTTTATGATGAATCTATTCTTGAAGCTGCTAACACTATGTCTGGTAGACCCAAAAATAATACTTGGACTAGTTATATAAAAAATATATCTATGCCACAATATAATACATTAACTTGGAAAGATGGTGATTGTGGTAATAGTTCTACTCTTCTACCGTCTATTGGGTCTGTAGATAACTCTGATGAAGTAAAAAAAATGTATAAAACCAATAAAAGAACTGTTATTTCAGCTCTTGGTTATGATCCATTCGAATCTGCTGCTGATGCAGATAAACCATTAATGTATGGAAAATTAGTAGGTTTCCTCGATGAAAGTACGCAAGACGATGAATTGAAGTTAGGTGCCTGTGTAGAGATTGTACATAGTCTTAACCAATCTGAAAAAATCAATACTGTAATTAATGCTCTGCAGAAAACTCCAGAATCTATTATAAAAAATTCTGCTACTATCAAAGCTCTTGAAGCCACTAAAAAAGACATTATGAAAACTACTCTTGATTTGGCTCGTGATAATGGAATTAGTATTAAGCATAGCAATAGGAATACTAAAGGTGCTCATACTCTTACCGGAAAACTTAAAATGCTTAAGCAGTCTGATCTTAGAAGTAAGGAAATGAATCTTTTTGATATTAATACTGCTGAGGGTATGAAACAAGTTGCTGAATTAAGTTTTGAAGCAATTATGAAACAGATTAATCCTGACGAAAATGATTTCGCAGAAATGGTTCGTACTCAGGCTGAGATGATCAAGGAGCTACAGAATAAGTGTGATGTTGCAGAAGAAGAAGCGAGAATTTACAGACGAGAAAATAATGATTTGAAAGAATTTCTACAAGAAAAAAAGTTAATTAATGAATCCGGGGAGGTTATATATGAATAATATTTATACTCCTCAGTTATGCAAAAGAGGTGCTCAATTATGGTAAAAAACGATGCTGGTATTTGGGTGCCGGATTATAAAAATATATTTGTTCTCCCGTCTAAAGAAGTTATGGCTCAAAGAAAACTTGATGCCATGGAAGAACTAGCGGAAATACGTGCCTGGGGACTACGTAACCCGGTAAAATGGATTGAAACCATGTTTGGTGTAGAACTACTGGACATACAGAAATATGCAATTCAAATGTCATGGAATAAAAAATATGCATTATGGTTAGCAACCCGAAACATGGGAAAAGCTTTGGCTTTAGATACTCCTATTCCGACTCCTGATGGATATAAGCCTATGTCTGATCTTGAAGTTGGAGACTATGTATTTGGTGATGACGGGAAACCCACACAGATAATAAATACCTCTCCTATTTTTTATAACCACACTTGCTATAAAGTGTCATTTGAGGATGGAGAAGAAATAATTGCAGATGCAGATCATTTATGGGAGGTAAAAGCCAAAGATTATAGACCTACTATAAGAGTACTAAATACCGAACAAATGTCTAATAATTTTGCACATAAGAGAAAAGATGGAAAAGGCATTGAGTACAAATATAGAGTAAAAATAAGTAAACCGTTAGAGTTTCCTGAAAAGGATCTTCCAATTCATCCGTATGTATTAGGTCTTTGGCTAGGAGACGGATGTTCCGAAGATGGGTATATTACTTCTTATATAAATGATTCTGTTGACATAATAAATAATATAGAATCTTTTGGCTATTTCGTTTCATCAGTCAAAGACGATTCTGGAAATAATTATAGATTACGAATTCAGGATGAATATGGAGTACCGTTAAAGATTTTGTTGCGTGAAAATGACTTATTAAGTAATAAACATATCCCTTATATATATTTTATTGGTAGTACAGAACAACGATTACACTTGCTGCAAGGTTTAATGGATACTGATGGTTTTGTCGCAGCGAATTCTACTTACTGTGAGTTCTCGCAAAAAAGTGAACAATTAATTATTGATTTTTGTAAATTACTTGATAGCTTATCAATTAAATATTCTAAAAAATATAGATCAACTATATGTAATGGTAAATATTTTGATTCTTATAGAATTACCTTCTACTCTTCTAAAGAATTTCCATGTGTAAAAATGCAAAGAAAATTTGACAGACTTCCTGATAAAACCAGTGAACGTCAGAAATATAAATCTATTGTTAATATAGAAAAAGTTTTTAGTGTGCCGACTAAATGTATAAGAGTTGATAACGATTCGCATTTATTTTTATGTGGAACTAAGAATACTGTAACGCACAACAGTACTCTTGTAGGTCTTTATATTATGGCACGTACAATGTTAGTAAATAACTGCCGCTGTTATATATGCTCCGGTACAGCTACTCAGTCTGCCGAGACATATTTGAAGATTGAGAATATAGCTAAAGATAAAATAGAAAGTTTTTTAGGGTTAACAGACATTTATTTAGGTGAAGTAGTTACAACCCCTAACAGTGATGGGTGGATTCATAATCCTGCAGGTTTTACATATTCTCTTTATAATGGATCTTTTGTAAAAACTATAAATAGTAATGTTGATGCGTCTCGCGGTTTCCGAGCTGAATTATGTGTACTAGATGAATGTGCGTTTTTAGGAGAAGAGGTATTTCAAGTTATTGAGCCATTTACTGCACAGGATAAAAACTTCAGACTTGGTAAGGATAAATCTGGCAAAGAAATTGATGTTAAAGCATTACCTAGAGAATTGCCAAACCAAATGTTATACTGTTCTTCTGCTGGAGAAAAAGATGGATTTTTCTATACAAAGTATAAACAATACGCACTACAACAAATGTGTGGATCCAGGGATCATATGGTCCTTGATGTTAACTGTGATGTCATGATGAAAGCAACTAAAAATGGTCGTGGTTGTGATTTTTCTCTGCTTGACAAACAAAAGGTTGACAATGCAATGCGTGAAAATAAAGAAAAAGCTCTTCGTGAGTATTACAATATATTCACTTCTGATGGCGGCGCAGATGCCATCTTCAAACGTTCTATGATAGTAAAAAATTCTACTATCCGTCCCCCAATTATGTTTAATGATACAAAAGACAGACTTTTTGCCTTAGCATATGATCCAGCTAGATCTATGGATAACTCTTTTGTCCTTGTTGGAGAATATTATAAAGATTCTTCAGATAATTGGAGAATGCGTATTGCTAATGGTATTAATTTTATGGATCTTAGTAAAAAGAATAAAACTCCTATGCGTACGCCTGAACAGGTCAAGAAACTGAAACAACTGATCCTTGACTATAACGGTGATGGAGTCGATGACTATACAAACATAAGTAATATCTTTATAGATGCTGGTTCTGGTGGTGCCGGTGTTAATATTGCAGATTATCTTATGGAAGATTGGTATGAAGAAGGACATGAAGGTGAACAGAAATATTTACATAGAGGTCTTATAGATAAAGAACAGTCGTCTGATTATGTCAAAAAATTTCCTAATGCTGTAGATAAAATTAAATTATTACCGCCTACTATGTATAAATCTATTATCTATGAAGCTGCTATTGAAATGATGAGACTTGATCTCGTAGATTTCACTGCTGAGTATGATAATAAAGGATATTTAACAATGCTAGATATAGACGAAAAAGAAATGGCAAAAGCAAAAAAAGATTTAATTGCTAAGTATAAAGATAAATCTATGTCTAAAGGTGAATTAGATCGTTTAGTTGAAGAAGAACTTCAAGAAAGAAATTTGGCCTCAACTAAAATTTATAAACTATCTCCTGATGAGGAACTTGGTCTAGTACAGATCGACTCGTTAAAGGAGGAAATGGTTAATATGGTACGAAAGAAACGAGAATCTGGTAAAGATGGCTTTGAACTGTCTACAGAGAAGCAAAACAAATTGCATGATGACCGTTCGTATTGTTTCTCAATGCTTTGTTATGGACTCTCAGAACTTCGTAGAGAACATATCAAAAATAAGAAACGTCCCAAAAAAGAAAATATAGCTGCTGCTATGCCTATTCGTAAAGGTGTAGTAAGAAAAATGTTTAGTTAGGAGGTGAGACATTGGCTATTAAAGAGGAAAAAACAACTCAAGAGATAAAAAATTATGCTCTTAAACAACAGGCATTACAAGAAAAATTCGCTCAAGTAAAGCAAGCTGTACAGCTTATTGATTTAACTAAAACAGAAACAAGAACATTTACTGTATTTAGTAAAGATAAATTACGTCAATATATGCAAAACCCTAAAACCAATGAATCTAACCTTCGTAATTTGAGCAGATTCTTATATAGAGTTTCTCATAATTACAGAAGACTTATCTCCTATCAGGCAGAAATGGTAGATTTAACAGCTCTTAATGTTATACCTCAGATAGATTTTACTGAGGATGCGCATGACGATGAAAAAATAAAGACTAGTTATTTTAATACTTTAGTACAACTTGATAAGATGAATATGCAGTCAGAGATTTTAAAATGCCTATTGATTGCATGGCGTGAAGATACATTTTATGGTTATACATATGAAGATGATTCTGGTTTCTTTATTTATCCTCTTGATGGAGATTACTGTAAAGTATCTTCTGTTAATTACGATGGTACTCTTAATTGTGCTTTTGATTTTAGCTATTTCAGAAGTCATACTGCCGACTTGGAATACTGGGATTCCGAATTTAATTCTAAATACAATTCTTTTCAAAGTGACAATACTCTTCGTTGGCAAGAGCTGGACCCAGAAAGAACTTTTGTTATAAAAGTTAATATTGATGATCCAACTCTTAACATGCCACCTCTTTCAGGTTTGTTCGAACCACTTATTGATCTTATTGATCTCCAAAGTATTCAGTCGGTGAAGGATGACTTATCAATTTATAAACTTCTGGTTGCAAGATTAGAAACACTTACTAATTCTGATGAACCAGATGATTTCTCAGTAGATATTGATACAGCTATTGAATATTATAACAGATTGGTCGAATCTCTCCCAGACTGTGTATCTGCAGCTATCTCCCCTCTTAAAATTGAACCTATAGAATTTCAAGGTGATCAAACTCAAGATGTTAATAGAATCGCTACTGCCACTTCGAACTTATTTAAAAATTCTGGTGGTGCACAGATTCTTGATAATGAAAAAATCTCAGGTACTACTGCTTTTACTGCTGCTATTCTTTGTGACACAATGATGGCTATTAAAACTGTCCTTCCACAGATAGAAGAACGAGTTAATAGATACCTTACTTTTGCTATTGGTGATGATCATGCTAGAGTAAAATATTTTGAGGTATCTCCTTATACAAAAGCTTCTAAAAAAGAAGAACTTATGAAATCTGGAGAACGAGGTGTGCCAGTAAAGCTAGCCGTTGCTGCTCTTGATGGTATCTCACCTCTTGAAGCTTTATCTATGGATTATCTTGAAAATACTGTTCTAAAACTTCACGAAACATGGATTCCTTTTAGTACTTCTTTCACATTGAGTGGATCTGCCTCACAGCAAGTTATTGATGGTAAAACAGATGATACAAAAGGTGGAAGACCTCAATCTGACAACCTTACAGATGAAGGTGAGAAAAGTAGGGAATCTGGAAAATCAAGTGAGCAGGAAGGATAAGAGATGAAGAAAAATTTTATACAGACTGCCGATCGAGAAACAGCGGATATCTTAAAATCTATTGGCTTTCCTCAGATCAGTGATAAAAAAGGTATCTATACATTTGCAAATTGCTCTTCTCTCTCATTTGCAAATGTAAATATAGATATAAATAAACTAACTTATACTGATATTTATTGTGCAAGTTAGTGCTCCTCTTCTATGAGGATAAAAATATATGATAGAAAGGAGGCTAACATGAAGAAAAAAGTATTGACATTAGATGATCTCTATTCTTTTTTTGAGCAGAAAAACCAAACTACTGTTTTTAGTGCAAAAGAATCTGGATTCAATATTGCGGTTCAGGTTCCTGCAAAATTTGAATTAGAAGACTCTAATGAAGACGATGGTTTTTTACGAACTAAATTCAAAGTAAATCATTTATATGAAAATAGAAATAAATCTTATATATCTGAAGAAGCTCAGTTAGAAGCTTTACCGTCTTTACATTATAGACCAGTTCTGGCCGCTATTACCACTTTATCTGATGGAACTACAGATTTTACTTCTCATGCTATGGAATTTGATGAAGAAGGAAATGTTACATATATTGAACAACCTATAGGTGTCTTTGTTAATCCTGAAGGGTATCATCTCGAATACGATGAAGAGCATGACAAAACTTATGTTATTGCTGATGCAGTAATTTATAACGATTATTGTGCTCCTGCTTGTGAAATTATTCAGCGTAAACAAGGAACTAAAGTAAGCTGTGAATTAAGTATTTCAGAACTATCTTTTGATACTAAAGATAAGGTGCTTCATTTAGATAAATTCAGATACAATGGCGTAACTTGCTTAGGTACTGATCCTATTACCGAAAAGCCTGTTGAAGAAGGTATGGAAGGCGCCAGATTAGATATTGCTGATTTTAGTGAAGAGAAAAATAGTCTTTTTACTAATACAGAAGAAAAATTGTTAAAAGTTATTCAGTCTTTGCAAGACACTCTTGCTAAGTTTGAAGTTACAAATCCAACGAAAGGAGGAAACGAACTGTTGAAACTCAATGAACTATTAGAAAAATATTCTAAAACTGTAGAAGACCTTGATTTTGATTATGAGTCAATGTCTGATGAAGAGTTAGAAGCTAAGTTTGCAGAATTATTTGATGAACCTGAGACAGACCCAGAACCAGAAGTTACTACTGAGCCAGATCCGGAGCCGGAAGATAATTCTGATTTTAGCAAGAAAAAATACACAAAAAAAGATAATGGTAATACAGAAGTTACTTTTGAAATTAGCCATGAAGATGTGAGAGGTGCATTATATTCTCTTCTGTCTACTTGGGAAGAAAATGATAATGAGTGGTATTACATTAATGCTACATATGATGATCATTTTGTTTATAGCAACTGGGATGAAAGTAAAATCTTCCGTCAGGGCTATACAAAAGATGGTGATGCAGTATCTCTTTCAGATGAAAGAACTGAGTTATTTAAAGAATATCTTACTACTTCAGAAAAAGCTGAATTAGAAGAACTCAGAAGTAACTATGCCGCTCTCCAGACTAAAGTTAACGAATACGAATCAAAAGATAAAGAGGTTGTTCTTAGTGCTGAAATCTACAATGAACTGAAAGATAGAGAAGATTTTAAAGACCTGATTAAAAATCAGGCTGTTTACAGTGTAGAAGAAGTACAGACAAAAGCTGATGCTATTTTAGGTAAATATGTTAAAGAAAAAGGCACTTTCAACTATCAGCAGAAACCTAGTGCTATAGGTTTTACTGAACCTAAGAGAGCTAAGAAACCATATGGAAGTTTATTTAAGGATTGAGCTATCAAATAGCTCTTTTTTATTGCCTAAAAATATTTAAAGGAGGAAATAAAAATGGCATCTAATTTTCAGAAATTTATGGCTACTGCTGAAAAACATGCTGTAGCTGGCAGTTCTAAACTGAAAGCTACTATTGCAGGACATATTTATAACATTCAGATTGAAGAAGATCTGGATAATGGATCAATTGTTGCAAAAGGCGATTATATCAAACCAGAGACTTATAAAGCAAAAGATTCTACCGGCTTTAAAGGTAAAGTGCTTGATAAAGCAGCTAATGGTAATTGGTATGTAGAAGTTGAAGAAGCTGGAGATGCTCTCCTGGTTCTGCAGGTACCGATGCTGTATGAAGAGTATACTACTGCTCTTAAACATGAAAGTAATTTCTACAATGCAAATGGAGATATTGTTCGTGCTTATGAATTGTACGTAGGTGACATATTCGAAGTATCAGCTGAAGGATTCTCTGGAACACCTGCTAAAGAATCTGCTGTAACTGTAACAGGCAAAAAGCTGACAATTGGTTAATGGAAGGAGGAATACATAATGAAACTTAATTTTTCTAGTAATGAAGTAAGAAACATTTTTGCAGAAAATGATTATGCAGAGTACTCCCAGCTTATGTTTGACACAGCTATGGGAGAAGAAAAAGTATCTACAAAAGATGCTAATGACAAGATCAGAGAGATCATGTTCTCCGTACTTGGTGTAGATGAAAATTGCACTAAGAAAGAGCTTAGAAAAGCTATTCGTAGACATAAAATTGATGTATTTGAAATCATCGAGGAAACAGTAGAGAATCTGCTTGTTTCTGGTTGGGGAGAAAACCCATTCTTCAATGAATTCGTAGAGATTAAATCTATGGCTGATGGTGATACTAATGAGTTCTATGTACCGGATGAAGTTATTCTGACAGTGTCTGAACTTGCGGGCAATCACCATGATCTGATCAGACAGCGCCTGGCAGAAGGACAGACATTCTCTGTTAAAACTTCTTGGTATGGGATTAACTTTTAGTCCCCTTAACATTGTGAAATGTTTTGAAATAAATAACGCATTGAATTGCTGGAAAACCTTAAAGCTAGTTAAACTACAACGTAATCTAAAAAGATAAGCGTGAATGTAACGAAAGTAGAAAAAATTAACTAGATGATACATGGTTCAATCCTAAATATCATGAGTAATTAGACACCTGTTTATAGGTGTTTTTTATTATGCTCAAAAATAGGCAATCAGCAGCTAAGACTTTTTAAAATGAGTAAAGTTCAACGACTATCTGGAGACAGAGTACATATACAAGTGTTTGGTATATGGAAGTGGTGCGCACCCTCGATGGGTGAAGATATAGTCTAATCTTTAGCGAAAGTTAAAGGGCTTTAAGCCAACACGGAGTAGCGTCCGATTAATATCATTTTTCAAAATAATTATATAAGGAACTATGAATGCAAGAAAAATTATGTGGTATTTATTGTATAAAAAATACTTTAAATAACAAAAAATATATTGGTATGTCAAGAGATATAAAACGAAGATGGTCCGAGCATAGAACAGAATTAAATAGCCACACTCATGTTAATCAATATTTACAATCTGCATGGGATAAGTATGGTAAATCAAATTTTAAGTTCTATGTTATTGAGTTATGTGAAGAAGAAAAACTTAGTGAACGTGAATGTTATTACATACAATTATATAAATCTTTATCTCATGAAAATGGATACAATTTAACAACTGGTGGTGAAAATACATCTATTGGTAAATCTGTTATATATTTGAAAGATGGAACGATTTATAACTATGTAAACGAAGCTGCTCAAGAAGCTAATGTTCAGTCCGTAACTATGATTAGTTGGTGCCGCAAGAAACATAACTATATGTATTTAGATGAATATAACACTCTTTCTAAAACAGAAAAAGAATACTGGAAAAATTTTAATTGGGAAGAATTTGACCATCAAAAATTAAGTCAAGCACATTCTCGTGAAAATCTCTCAAGGGTCACAATAAACAAATTAAGTCAAGCTACATCTGGAGATAATAATCCAAGAGCACTTAAAGTTTATTGCCCACAGCTAGATGAAACATTTGATTGTATAAAATATGCCTCTGACAAATATGGAGTTAATAGAAGTAGCATATCTTCGTGTCTTAAAGGAAGACTTAAAAGTGCCGGTAAGCATCCCGTTACCGGAGAAAAACTAACATGGGAAACAGTTGAAAAATGATATTGAATTGTTAAATATAAATGTAAAATTTACGCAGAATATGAGCTGTTTATGGCAGGTCGTATTGACTGGGCTGGATTTGTACAGAAAATCTATGAAGCCTTTGATAAGAAAATCAACGATATGGTATATGCAGCTGTAATGGCAGCAGGTGAGAAGGTTCTCCCGTCTACACAGTTTAATAAGACAGGTACACTTTCATCAACAACAAAAGATGAGTTTATGACTCTGATTGAAGATGTACAGATGGCTACAGGTGATGAAGTAGTTGTTATGGGTACCAAATCTGCTCTTGCAAAACTTTCTGCTATGGAAGATATCACTTGGGTATCTAATGAGATGAAAAACGAAAGACATACTACAGGTCGTTTAGGTCTGTTTGAAGGTATTCGTCTTGTTGAAATTCCTCAGAGATTTGCAAATAATGATACAACTACTAAGTTAGTAGATAATACTAAGCTTTTGATTATGCCAGTAGCTGATAATAAATTTATCAAGATCTACAATGAAGGCGACGCTCAGATTAAAGAAGTATCTGATGGAAATACAAATATGGATAAAACTATTGAGTATGAATATCAGCTTAAAATGGGTGTAGCTACAATTATTGGTAAACGATTTGGAGTTTGGACACTCAAATAAAAAACTACTTAAAGAGGTGGGGGCTTCCACCTCTTTAATTGATTAAAAAGGAGTAATAATATGGCAACAACAAGAAGAGCTGCAACAAAAACTGTTGCTACTACTGAAAATACTGCAAAGGAAACAGCTCCTGTAAAGACTACTAAAAAGTTTGAACAGAACGAACTTATTGAGTGCCGTTCTTTGGTGCAGGGAACATTGTTTATGCCTGGTAAACAGAGTGATATTTTATATCGTTGGGACGGTTATGGAGATATCCGTGAAGTAGAATACAGAGATTTATATTCTCTTAAATCTAGTCGGTCACCATATATTTATGATCCATGTTTCCAAATTGAAAATGATGAATTATTAGAAGATCCTAGATGGAAAGATGTAAAAGATCTCTATGATAATCTTTATGATACTTCTGATATTAATCAATTTCTTGCTCTCTCACCAGCTCAGTTTAAGAAAGCACTTGCTGAAGTTCCTAAGGGACTTAAGACAGCAATTAAAATTGAGGTGGCAACCAGACTGGATAATGGTACATTTGATTCTATTCAGAAAGTACGTGCTGTAGATGAGATTTGTGGTACAGAGTTAGAAAAAATGATTTAGGAGGTATCATATGACCTCTTATGAAACAGTATTTAAACGATTTGAAAATAAAGTCGAAGACATAAAAGTATTGAAATTAGCATCTGATGACTGGACTGAATTGTGCTTAGAATGGCTAAATAGTGCTATTGCAATGATTGAGTTGGACAAGTTAAAAATAGAGCATGATTTAACTAAAAAGAATGATGTTTTGTTTGAGTTCGAGGAAACTCTTACCAATGGAGAAATTGAAGTAATTGCTCTGTATATGGTCGTTGCATGGTATGACATTCGTTTGAACTCTTTAGAACATACTAACATGTTTTATGGTTCAAAGGATGAAAAATGGACCAGCCAAAAGGAACATGCTAATTATATTATGAGTATTCAAAAGAAATATAAAAAGGAAGCCAGAAAATATTTTAGGAATCACTCTTCCAGAAGTAATTCTTATCTGGATGGTGAACAAAATGAAATATAAATATGGGACTTTTAATGACAATCAGTTTTCTGATTATATAAAAATACTACATAATAAAATTCATTGGCTTTTAATATATCAAGAAAATGGCTATCCAAAATTAAGTATCTATTTTAATAGTTTACAATTATACATTGCAGGATTGGCTGAATTGATTTCATCTCCTTATATAATTGATTTAGCAAACACTATAGAATGTGCAAAAATAGAATTTGAAAGTAATGATTTTAATCATGACAAATACAGAAAATTAATATTTGATGCACATACTATTATAGATAAGATAGGTGATAATCATGAGTGATATCTTTAAAAAAAGAATGGCCTTATGCGGTAATACAGTATCTGATAGTATTCGTATTCAATCAGATGAAATCATGCAAAAGACATTCACAAATGATCTAGGATATAGACAATGTAAGCTATATTCTAGGACGATGGAATACTTAGAAGATGTCGAAATTAAATATCAGTATTCTCAAGTCTACACAATCAATAAAGACCAGGTTGAGTATCTGGCTCAATTCAGACCTGGCTATTTTCCTGAAAAAAAATATATGGAACCTGATGGAATTGAACGTTTTGGTTTTTATATAGAAATACCTGATAAGAATACAGGTGTACATGAAATGTGGTTAATCTTAGGAAAGAATGATAAGAACTCTTTTATAAGATATAACATTCTTAAATGTAATTGGATGTTTAAATGGGTAAAAAATAAACAGATTTATAGTTGTCTCGGTATAATAAGAAACCGCAATAACTACAACAGTGGCGTATGGAGTGATGGATTCTTTACGTCCGTAGATAATCAATCACAGTTTATTATTCCTACTACCCCAATTACAGAAACAATTGATTATAATGATCGTTTTATGCTAAGTGACTCTATGATTAGACCTTTAGTTTTTGAAGTATCAAAACTAGAAGATACTTTCCCATGTGGAGTAACTAAAGTAACGCTTAAACAGGATCATTTCAATAAAGTTACAGATAATGTTGAATTAAAAATATGTGACTATTATGACTCTCCGGTTATTCCTCAAGAGCCAGAAATAGAGGACATTGTTTTATCATGTTCAGGTACTAATAGAGCTTTACGTGTTGGAGGCTCTAAAAGAACTATTTCAGTTGCGAGTGATATTAAAGATAAATCTGTCATTTGGTCTTATGAGTTCAATGGAAACAAATTATCTGTAGAAGAATTATCTAATGACTTTGAAATCTCTGAAGGTAAGAATACGTTAAGTATCAAAGCTTTGTTAAATTATAATAATTTAGGAAAAGTAATAAAGATTATTGCTACTCTTCCAAATAAGCAACCATCTTCTATTGAATTGGAGGTGATGCGATGAATCAAGAGCGTATTGATAGATTATTTTCTTGTAGAAATGAACAGGGATTTGACAGTATTTCTTATGATAAGAGAAAAATCTTAGAAGATTTATACAAAGATTCAGATATTATTGAAATCTTAAATAATAAAGAACTTCAAGCAGTTAATGCGTGTCCGGAAGATTATTATAATGTAAATATTTATTCTTTTTTAAAGATTCCAGATGCACAAAGTAAAGTCAAAAACTTTATTTGCTTTGAAGTAAATGACACTGAAATTGTATACTCAAATAATATTATGGTTTCTAAACAAATTATTTTTAGAACTATAGCTCACCAGGATGATGTCAGTACTATTTGGGGTATTGATCGACAGGATTTACTAGCAGCTTTAGTTAAAGAAAGATTTCAATGGTCAAACATATTAGGTACGCAGTTAATAAAAACATATGATTCTGGCAAAGTGGCTGAAAATGGTTATTACTATAGGAATATGTATTTTGAACAGACTGCTCCGAATGATATTCAAAATAGGCTTAAGAGTAATCGCTTAGATAAGTTAGGTCGTGATTATTATGGATAAACTTCTCATTTATTTAGGTGAGAATCTTAAAATTAATGATCAGATTACTATTTATCAACCTTCTATTCTTGATATAGCTAAATATGGAGAAAATCATTATTTTAATGTAGTTTATAAAATATGTTCTATACCTTCTGATTATAAGTCTGAATTGTGGGATCTTGGTTATAACTATAGTAAGTTGGATGATTTTGATTTATTCATACTTCTTACTCGTGATATAGGTGTTGAAGATACCTGTCTTCTTTTAGGTGATACTATTTCATTGAAAGATATGACACCTTTAGTCGATCCGGAAACTCATAATATAATGCTTTATGATGAAAATACTGAATTAATAATTACTCGTGATATATACATAGAAATGATATCTTTCATTCGTGAAATGCACAATATTCATCCTAAGCGTGAACGAGCTGCAAACAAAGAAACCTTACAGCTATTAGTAGATGAAGATAGAAGAAAAAAAATTCAAAGAGTAAAAGAAACTTCTCAAGAACCCTCTCCGGGTTCTTTTTTATTGCCTTTAATTTCATCTATGGTAAATAGTCCTGGTTTTAAATATGACATTAACAGTCTTAAAAGTCTTGGAATCTATGCATTTTTAGATTCTGTTCAAAGGATTCAGGCCATTAATACTGCTGCATCCATCTCTGCAGGAATGTACAGCGGAATGGTTGATATGTCTAAGAATCCAAATCTACTTAAACAATTAAATTGGTTGCGTGACTTATCTAATGAGTACTCCTCTTCGAGCAATGTACGAGTCACTAAAACCGAATAATAAATCAAGGAGGAAAATATTATGGCAAATTTTGATTCTCTGGTTATTGATAGAGTCTTAGAAATTGTTGGTGAAAATAGCGATGGAGAATTACTCTATCTGTTAAACAATTTATCTAATGTTTCTATTAATACAACTTCTGAAAGTAAAGATAAAACAGACGCTCTTGGCGTATTAATTAAGAGATTTTATACTTCCAAATCTGTAGAAGTATCTGCTGATTGTAACTTACTTTCATTCTCTATGCTGTCTCAGACTTTTGGTACAGATAAGATTGTTGCTTCAAAAGAATCTAAGATTCTTGCACCAAAAATCTTACATATTGATACTACAGGTATTAAAGAGTATACAATTCCTGAGAAGCTGAAACCGAAAGCTCCACTTACAAAGCTTTATGCTCTGGAAGCAAATGGTACTTTAGGAAAAGCATATAGCGCTTCTTCTACTGCTGCTCCATCTGCAACTGAATTTGTATATGCTGAGGACAGTGGAAAAATCACTCTTCCAACTGGAGTAACAGGTACTCTTATTGCTAAATACGAGTATGAAACAGAAAACGGTGTTAAGGTTACTAATGAGTCTGATAAGTTCCCAACAACCTCTTCTCTGACAATGAAAGTTCTTGTTGCAGATACTTGTTCTGTAGATACTGTACGTGCAGCTTATATTGTATTCCCAAGTTTCCAGGTATCTCCAGATTGCGACTTAACACTGGAAACAGATAGTACAATTTCTTTCTCAGGTGTAGCTCAGAAAGATTATTGCCAGACTGGTGCTCCACTGTATTACATTGTAATGACAGAGGATGATGTAGAGGAATAATCCTTGAATTGTTATACCCCGGATTCGTCCGGGGTATTTTTAAGAAAAGGAGGAATACTCAATGAAATCAAAACCAAGAATTTGTGTAACTTGCGGCACTACTTATGAGTATTGTCCTAAGTGTTCAAAAGATGCTGATAAACCTGTTTGGATGGTAGCTTTTCATACAGAAGAATGCAGAAAAACATACAATGTTATTGCAAAGTATAACACTGCCGACATATCCAAAGAGGAAGCAAAAAAAGAATTAATTGGTATTGTTTCTCATAATGTAAAATTTACTGCTCCTATTCAGGAAAAAGTTGATGAAATTATGAAAGAAGAAACAATGCAAGAGAAACCTACCGTAAAACGTAGAAAAATAGTGACGGAAAATTAAATACTTTATTGAGGGGAAAGCCGCACTATTTTTGCAGTTTCCCCTTATTTTTTTCGGAGGAATTAAATGGAGATTGTAATACCTAACTTAAAAGGAGTTCCTTATGATCCTGTTCAAGCAGTAAAAATTATTGATCCAAATCAACAGAAACTCTACCTCAAACATGGATTAAAACCTTTAGATGTTTATTATAGTCCAGATGTGATTGTAATGTTGTTTGATAAAAAAGAAAGTTATCCGTATTACAAAGAATATCAAAATTATACTTTGGAGTGATAACGTGAGGAACTATAAAAAAAGATCTAAATACGGTGTTGATCAAACAACTAAAGGTAAACAGAATCGTACTATTGTAGATAGAAAAACAGAAAAAGAAGTATGTTTCGATTCTCTATTAGAGAAAAAGTTTTATGAAGACATCATATGTACTGGGTTAGATTCCGGTGAAATTATAGATTATGAACTACAAAAAAAATATAAATTACAACCGTCTTTCAAGCATAATGGAAAGACTATACGTGCAATAGATTATGTTGCTGACTTTTGGGTTAAATACTCAGACGGCAGTGAGCGTGTTTACGACACCAAAGGTGGAATGGTTGATCCTTCTGCCAAGATTAAACGGAAACTGATGTATTATATCTATCCTGATTTAGATTACGTATGGATTACTCATACTAAATCCACTGGTTGGATTGATTGGGATGAAAATGAAGCTTTAAAAAGAGCAAGGAAGAAAGAGGGAAAAAAGGATGGAAATTAATATTTTAGAATTTGTAAAAGAATATAAAGAAAACCCTATGGAAGCTTTAGGGAAACTTGAGGTTGAAAATTATGTGCCGTTTGCTACAAAAACAGCACTTATAGATACAGTTATTGAAAGTATTCTCGAATACGATACTTCTCTTCTTACATATGAACCTATGAATAAACATTTAAACTTTGTTCTTTCCTGTGTAATCATTTATACGAATCTTGTTTATGAAGATGAAGAAGGACTTGATGCTTATGATGCATTAGTATCTTCTGGTCTTTTAGATAAAATTATTGAAATGATTGGTGTAGATTACAGCGATATGGTCGCTATGTTCGAAGAAACACTCTCTGCCCGTATTTCATTTACTAATTCTATTTCTAATAGATTTAGTGCTTTTCTGGGTGTGCTAGAAAATGTTTTTAAAAATGCATCTCCAGAGCAGTTAGATTATTTACGAAAGTTGGCTGATACAGATGGGGACAATACCACAGCTAAGAGCGCTAATTAACGAAGGAATAACTATAGGCTTACAGCAGTTCGTTAATGAATATAAGCCTAAAATGGAACAAGATGCTCAGAAATCAGAAGAAAAATATTACAATGACTATTCTTCCTGGGCTGACGGATATAGACATTTTGATTTAAAAAACATTCATACTATTACAGGTTTTGCTTTCAGTAGAAGCGCAGAGCTTAGGGCACGATTTGATTCAAGCAAAATGGCTGGAGGTCATGGAATCTGGAGACCTTTAAGTGATTATACTGCTGATCCAGAAACTGTTTTTTCATGGGGGTTTGAAACAGGTAATCATGGATGGTATGTAGGAAAAACTCCTATTAGAACTTATTGGGAACAATATTTCCGAGCAAGAAAAACACAAGCCAAAGGGCAAGCTACAAAATTTGTTATCAGCGGATTACATTCTGTTGGTTTATAAAAGTGAGGTGAGAAAAAATGGCTGATTATACAATACAAGTAGGCGTAGAAGTTGAAGATAGTAAATTGGATGCGCTGGAAACACGAATTAATTCATTAAAAGATAAACATGTTAAACTCAATGTGGATTTTGGTAATAGTAAGCAGTTGGCTAGAAACGCTCAGACAGCGGTAAAAACTATTAATAAAGCTACTGTAAAAGCTGCCAAAAACAGTCCTTCAATTAAGGGGGCCAATCTTGTAGAACAAATGGTTGATCCCGAAAAAGCTTTAAAAGCAATGTCTAGTACAGTTGACAAGCTATCTAAATATCAGGGAAAACTTGATTTAGGAGAAGTAAGACTTTCAGTTAATCAAGGGATTATGGGAGAACTAGATGGTCTTCTTAGTAAATTAAATGAAATTAAAGCAACTGCTAAGAACATGGGATCCATCAAACTTACTGTTGGTGATAATATTAAAACACAAGACGGTAAAATAGTTGTTGGATCAAATAGCAGTGCCTCTACTGGTTCTGTCAGATCATCTGGACTAACACTTAGACAAGCGCAGGCCGAAATCAAAAAAAATATGAAAACCATTGGTACTTTACAAGAACAGTATATCAATGGTCATGTTGATGAATCTACATATAGACAGTCAAAAAAAACTATAGGACAAAGAAATGCTTATTTAGCAAGAATGGTGCAAACTCAAGGTACTGCTTCTGACTGGGTTACTTCTGCTACTGATTTTAGAGAAGCTCAAGCCAAGAATCGAGCTGCCTATAGAGAGATGACGTCTAGTGCTGATGCCTATGATAAAGTAATTAGTGATTTGGGTGAAAAACAAAAAACATTTAATGAAGCTGCTCAAGTATATAATTCTAACAGTAGAAGTCCATTAAATAAAACTTTAGGACCCGGATATCAAGCAAGGCTTACAGCTTTTAATGATGTCTATGGTCAATTAAAAGAGTCACATGATAAAATCTCCACGCTTACTGGAGATGAAAAAGATCTTGAAAAAGTACGTTTCAGCGCTCTTAAATCTGAAGCTAATCGTCAAGCCAGACAGCTTAATAATGTGAGTCAGTTTTTCTCAAAAACTCCAAATAAATATAGTAGATCTGAATTTGTAGGTACAGACTTAGATGTGACTTCTGATAAAGTTCAGAATAAAATGTCACAAATGGTTGATAATCTTGCTAATGGCAGTAGATATACTAAAGAATTTAATGCAGCACAAGGAAAAATGTATGCTACAATAGACAGAGGCTCTGGTGTATTTGAAAAATATCAGCTTGCATACAAAAATGGGCCAGGTAATATCGATCAGTCTCTTAGCAAAGTCACTCAGAGCGTAAAACCTCTTTCTAGTTACATTTCTGAAATGGGACAAAAGTTCCGTAGTCTTAGCCAGTATCTTATCAGTAATTTCGGATTCCAAGCTTTAACAACAGGTATCAGATCAGGTGTTACATCTATAAAAGAATTAGATTCAGCAATGACTGAATTAAAGAAAACCTCTGAAGGTACAAAACAGGAATATAGAGACTTTACTACTCAAGCTAGGAGTGACGCTAAAGATATCGGTAGTACGACTACTCAGATTACTAATAGTGCTGCTGATTTCTCACGTCTTGGCTACACACTTGGCGAATCTCAAACTCTAGCTAAAAATACTGGTATATTAAAAAATGTATCAGAATTTGAGTCTATAGATGATGCAACAACTGCTATGATTTCTATGATGAAAGCATATGATGTAAAAGTTGATGATTCTATGGATCTCATTGATAAAATGAATCTTATTGGTAACAACTATGCAATTTCTACAGATGGAATTGCTACCGCTTTACAAGATTCAGGTTCAGCATTGGTAGCAGCGGGAAACGACTTTGACAAGTCAGTTGCTCTTGTGACGGCTGCTAATAGTGTAGTACAGGACCCATCAAAGGTAGGCGCTGGTCTTAGAACAATTGCTTTACGTCTTAGAGGTACTACTGCCGAAGAGCTCAGTTCTATGGGTGAAGATACAGAAGGTCTCGTAGAGACTACTTCTAAGCTTAATTCAAATATCAAATCTCTTACTGCGGTTAATGGTAAAGCTGGAGTTTCTATTCTTGATATGAATGGAAACTATAGAGATACTTATGATATTTTAAAAGATATCTCTCAGGTTTGGGATGATATTGGTAAGCAAGATTTGGCAGATGGTCAGAATAGACAGGCTGCTCTGCTTGAAATGATGGCAGGAAAAAATAGAAGTAATATTCTTGCATCCATATTACAGCATCCTGAATTACTTACAGATGTTTATAATGATTCCGCAAATAATTATCAAAATTCAGCTCAGAACGAGCTTAATACATACCTTGATTCTATCGAAGCAAAAACAACTAAAATTAAAGAATCTTGGTCACAGTTATGGCAATCAGAAGGTAGTACTAATACTTTTAAAGGATTGCTTGATATTGGCAACGGCGCTGTAGGACTCTTAAATGGTTTAGGACTCAATAAAACCTTAGCCGGAGTCGGCGGTATGCTTGTTAGCCATGCTATGAACTGGGGTGGGACAAATTATCAGTTGGTCCTTTAGAAAACGCCCCATGTAACCTGGTGGTGACACGGAACGATCTCATATGAGAAAGGGGTTACTAAGCAAACAACCGAAACTGTCTTTATTCGAAGGAATAGAGAAATGCTTTTAATTTGGCATTCAGGGTGAACCGAAGTATATACTACTCCCCAATTACAGTAATGTAATAGGTATAGTAACAACGTATATATATGGGTGATCTGCAGCGAAGCTTCTCTCTGAGAAGAACGTTCATCGACTATAATGGGAACTTGGTCTCCGGGTCAAGAAGGAATAGTCAGGACTGTTAGGCAGCTTACGCCGAATAAATTAAAGGGTAAATACATCTTACTCTTGTAAGCAATCTTACCTTATGTGCAAAGGTGATGTAAGCACAAAAGCAAGAAATTACTCTCCTGCTTCTTTATGTTTAATATAATATGTACAATCTTCGTTTTCAAAGTACGGACATTCCTCTTCTTTACACTCTTTGTAAAGAGGACATTCTAATATTTCCATAATCTTTAAACCTCCATAGTATAGTTTTGAAAGTAGGTGTATTTAATGGATAAAAATATTTTTGATAAATTGGTTCCTGAATATGTTCAAAAGTTAAGCTCAGATGAAGTTACAGATTTACTTATAGAAATCAGTAATATTGGCAGGACAAAATTTATCATTAATTACCCAAAAGAAATTGCTGATCAACTTCCAGGATATGACCTATACGAATAATCTTTTCAGTTGCAAATTCTGGAAAGCAAATAACACCATTCCGGTATTCGTCTATAATTGCCTTATAATAATTTAAAATATTTGGCGCTACTAATTGAGCTTTATTTACTAAATCATCTGCTAATTGAACAGATTCATTAAAGTATATATAAGCACATTCAAGTGCCAAAAATTTTACGCCAACATCGTTAAAAGTTTTATCTTGCATAGAGTCAACTAACTTAACATATCCACAATATTTATTATTATCTTTGAAAATATCATGAATATCATAATGATATTGTTCTTTCAGCCAATAGTGAGCATCTGTGTCCAAAACAAAATCACTAAGATGAATTAATAGTTCTTTTATACGCATATCCGGGACTAGACATCTAACAATCCTTTTATACCCATTCATAAATTGATAAATATGAGTAATTTCATGAATAAATTTGAAACTGAACATTTCCTCTGTTTCATCGGGTACTGGTGATAGTTCTATAATAAAACTATGCTCTGAAGCTCTCTTAACTGAATTTGTCGGTCCAATTTGACATATATAATTAAAATCAATCTTCGATTTTATATCTTCGTAAATCTCAGTTGCTTGTTGTGTTAATTCTATTCCGCAAACATTCATATAAGTCTCCCCTAAAATTTAGCTCCACACTTACAGCACTGATAAGTTTTACCCAAATGAGGACATAGAAAACAACGATTCAATTCTAATACTACTTTTTCTAAATCATCTATATTGATAATAAGAGAGAATTCTCCTTCGTAACCTTTTTGAGTACTTACATCTTCAAACTTTATCTTTTGTATTTCAGTACTTTTATTATGCGTTAAAGGATAAATTGTTAAGCGTCTATGGCAAACAGCATTTCTTAAATGCCTTATTACATTTCTTTCACAATTATTTTCTTTGTATGTGTTTTCATAGTTCTCGTCATACGTCTTATTAGTAAGTTTTTTTAATGTAGACGTATGTGTAAAATCATTGTTTTTACGTGATAAAAAATTAAAATACTTCTCTTTTGGGAAAACAAGTAATCCCAAAAAAGAATTTATTAATTGAGTGACCTCATAACATTTTTGATACTCAAATTCATTGGCAAACATAATTCTTTTTAAACAAGAAATCTCTTTATTTTTATTATGTCCAGCTAATTTTTGAATCATGAAATAATTCATTTGTGTCCTACATATGAACTCTTTAACATAATCATCATCTTTAAAATTACTCATAAACTATCACCAAGTGTATCCACAAGAGTTACACTTAAAGCTCTTGTTAATCTTCTTACTGAACAATCCCAATATTCCTACTGATACCATACGTTCTCCTGTAGAGATTTTACGAATATTGGTGGAACCACATGTTGGACACTTAGGCCCAGTAGAGAATTTCTGAGCATTCTGTTTGGCATACCACTGGTCTGTTATCCTGTTTTGCTCTTCTATTCCTTCAGGAGATTCACTATATTTTCTTTTTTTAACGGCAGAGTAATCTACTTCATTGTCTAACTTTCCATAAAAATATTTTTGCCTAAATATCTCAGATGATTCCAAATGACTAGGACAATGACCATCATGAGTTTTCTCATATTCTTTTGATAGCTCCATATATGCTGTAGACCAATCAATGCCAGTACCTATATAAGTTCCAGTTTCACAGGTATAACATTTATCTCCTATTTTATAAGAAGAAGATGTACTAGTCTTTCCACATTTATTACAAAATAATAATTCTTCCATATTGTTCCTTTTTATTATATATAGTAATTAAGATTAGCTATATTATATCACACAGTTTGGTTTTCGCCAAGAATGAAGATGGAGAAATTTTACCGCAATCACGAAGAGCTCAACGTAATGCTGCTATAGCGAAAGGTTATGTAGAAGCCAATAAAAATTGGCAAGCATATTCAGATGATTTAGAAGTTCTTAAAGAGCTTAACAAGCAACTTGATAATAATGGTCAGGCCATTACAGACAACGAGCAACGTATGGCCAAAGCAAATGAAGTAACGAAGAATGCTAGTCAAAGAGCTAAAGATTATGGTAAACAGATGGCCACTAATGCTAAGACTCTCACTGATTTTAAAAGAGAAAATGAGGTAGAGAAACCTGATCAACAGAAACAAGGGAAATGGTCCGATGGTCTAAAAAGTATGGCATCTGCAGGTCTCTCAATGATTGGCAATGCTTTTATTTCCGCTGGTGTTGGAATGCTTGTGCAAGGAGCTTTCTCATTGCTTGGTAAAGGCATTGACGCTTTCGTTCATAAAAATGAGAACTTAATTGCTAAAGGTCAAGAAGCAAAAGAATCCATTCAATCCCAAACTAAAGCCTATGAAGACCAGAAAGCATCTCTTGGAGAACTTACTTCCAAATACACAGAATTATCTAAAGGCGTAAAAATATCTGGTAATTCTATTAAAAATATTAGTCTTACAGATGATGAATATAAGGATTTCTTAAATACAAGTAATCAGATTGCTGCCGCAGCACCTAGTCTCACACGTTCATGGGACTCCCAGGGTAATGCCATTCTTAATGCTGGGACTAATGCTGAGGATTTAAACACTCAGATTAATGATTACTTGAAGTTACAGAGGAACCTTACTTACTATGATACTAAGAAAAATATTAGTAATCAGTATGAGGGATATGAAACTGCTTTAGGTACTAACGAGCGTCAAAAAAATGATTACAAAGATAAATATGATGCAGCAAAATTTAAAGTTAATTCTATGCAGAATTTTTCGAATATGCTTAAAAAGCAAAAAAAAGGAGAAGATACCTTTAGCTACACATTGGATCAAGCTGCATATGATGCACTCGGCAATACCTTTGGAAAAGCAATAAAAAACTATACACAATCTGCTGATGGTCAAACAATAACTTTGGAATTTGATGGCAAACAATTAGATTTTCTTAACAACGAAGCAGCCAACATATTAAGTTCTGATAGTAGTGAACTTCAAGAAGCTCATACCAATTTAGTTAATACACAAGAATCTATAGATGCAGCAAAAAGAGAAATGGTTTCTTCTATCAAGTCAATGGCAAGCACTATTGATTCTTTTGATAGCTGGGACGATCAAGATAAAGCATCAGAATTTCAATCACAGTTGAATAGTATGCTTAATTCTACGGACAATACCAGATTGCTTAATGATTTTAAAGAATCCGGTAAAGATATGGACACATGGCTTCGCAATAACATTGTGAACCCTATGTCAACTGCAAATTCAGATGAACAAAAACTTTGGGAACAAGCATTTGAAATGGAGCCTAAAGATAAAGAAACAGTTCAAGAATTTGCCGCTCGTAGAAATAATCTTTTCGATCAGATTGCTGCTATTTCTGACAGTGATTTTTGGGATAGAGATACACTTGGAGAAGCTTTTGGCTTTAACCATACAGAATATGATGATAATGGAAAAGCTGAATTTGTATGGGAAAATCAAGATAAGTTAAATCGAATACAAGACGCATTGAAAAATGCAAAAGCCAGTAAAACAAAAGGCGATGCTTCTGATGTAAGAACAGATCTTAATAATATGACCCCTGATGAGTTGGACATAGCTGTACAAGTTATTACTGACTCAGATGCTTTAACTTCTATAGATTCTTTTTATGAGGCATTCGAAAAGGCTAAACAAGCAGCTAAAAATATGAGTGATCAGGCAGCCGTTTCTTTAGATTCAATGGAAACTAAAGTATCAACTGCTAAGTCTACTCTTTCTTCTATGGGAACTATTCTTACAGAGACTACTTCTGCAGGCGGAGTTTCTAAAGACAATGTTAAGATTCTTTCTACTGCTTTCAAAAATGTGAAAGACCCTCGTGGCATTGAGCAAAATGTTAATGATTTATTCACCACTACTTCTGATGGTATCAAACTAAACATAGATGCTTTGAAAACCTTTACGGAATATCAGACTGAAGCCACTGATGGAGATTTCGAAAAGGGTATTAAGTTACAGACTAAAGCTATTGCCGAGCAAGCAGAAGAAACAGATAAAGCTTGGAAAGCTATTGCTAAAGCCGATGACAAGGAAGCAGCTAGAGCAACTTATAACGCAGAAAAAGATAAATTAAAAGATGCTAGAAACGAATATTTATCTTATATGCAATCTCAGTCTGAATGGCAAGCAACTAAGAAACAGCAACAGGAACTTCTTTCTTATTATTCTCAGTGGCAACGTGCCCAGAGTACGGAGAATGCCGGAGATAAATATAATAACATTGTTGCCGGACTAAAAAATGCTAAAGATGCATATGATAAAGGTCTTGTAGGTACAGATGATTTTAAATCATTTGCTGCTCTTATTTCTCCTACAGGTTCAGATGATAGAGCAAACTTTGCAGAGAATTATGGTAAAGCTGTAAGATACCTCACAGAAGATAAGACAGGTGTTAATAATTTCTTAGCTGATCTTAAATCTAAGGGTATGGCATCTTATGATGATGCAAGTAAAAGATGGTCATTTGACATAGATGATATGAGTAAAGCCGCTCGATCAATGGGAATCAGCAAAGAATTCATGAGTGCTAACTTCGGTCGTCTTCGTGATTATGGCATTGATAATAATTTTATATCATCTACAGAAGAAGGTATAGATAGGGTTCAGGAACTTACTTCTGCTCTTTCAGACGAACAAAAACGACTTGAAGAATTAAAGAATACGGATAGCACCAATACTACTGCTATTACTGCTTCTGAGGACAAAGTTAATAAATATAAACAGGATTTAAAAGAAACCTATGATAATATGGGTGACTACTCTGAAGATGCTGCACAGACTGCTGTTGATAATTTTAATTCGGCAGCAATGGGTGTACAATCATATCAGAATGCAATAGAAAATGTTAAAAAGAATGAGAATCTGACAGAAGCTCAAAGAACTTCTGCAATTAATCAATTAATAGCTAAACAGGAAGAATTAGCTGCCACTTACGGTACTACTGTTAAAGAATTATTAGGAGCAGATGTATCTTCATTAATGGATGGCATTATAACAGATTCTGCTTCTGTTACTACTGCTCTTGATGGTATCAATAAAGCATATGAAGAACAGAACACAGATGTTACTTCTTTAGTTGACACTCTTGGAAAATATACTTCTGAACAGTTAGAAGGTATAGATTTCAATGATGGTAAGTGGGATACTGAATTAGGCGATGCTGAAAAAGCTGTTGAGTCTTTATGTGAGAAGCTTGGTTTAACAAAAGACCAAGCTCGTTCTGTTATTGAGGCTTTAAAAGAAGCTGGTAAATTAAAAGATTCTGAGGAAAGTAGTGATTCCTCTAAAGAAACTACTAAGGGGTCTTGGGAGAAACCACAGACTGCTGAACAGATGGGATTCGGTGATGATCCTGACAGAGCTGCTGAATATACACATTCATTGGAAGCTCTTACTGCTGCCCATAAAGAAAATGATGCCGCTACTGAAAAGTCATTTGAAACCCTTTCTAAATATAATCGTACACAATTAGAGGGTATCAAATTAAATGATGGTGCTTATAATGTTGAGGGTATAGAACAGGCTGAAGATGCCATACAACAGTTAGCAGATAAGACTCAGTTGTCTAAAGATCAGATTCTTACTGCTCTTGAAGGTCTTGGTGTTTTGAAAGTTAATGCTCCTACTATGGATGCGACAAAAGGTTTGGAAGATTTAGTTTCTGAGGCTAAAGATGCACAGGACGAATTGTCTGATCTTACTGGTAAAACATACACATTTGATTTTGATACTACTGATTTAGATACTGCTCATAAACAGGTAGCTGACCTGCAGGAAGAAGTAAATAAATATAGAGATCGTGATGGTAAATACCATCCAGAGATTACTGGCGGAGAACAGGTGCAATCAATGTACAAAGCCGCTATTGCTCAAGAACAGAATGCTGAATATAGTTCTTCTGCTATTGGACAGTCTAGTTTATCATCAGATGTCGTACAAGCTGCTCAAGATTTTATGACAGCTAAGAATGAAATGGATCAGCAAACTCAACTTTATCAAAATGGAATGGATAATACTCTTGATAAAGCTACAGAGAAAGCTAACGCCGCATTTGAATCTTTACAACAAGCTCAAACTGATTCGGGTATTGAACTTGTAGATACTAATAATATTCAAAAAGCTGAAAATCAGTTACTTTCTATGACTGATAAAGATTTACAGGCTAAAATAGATGTTCAAGCAGATACAAGCGATGCCGAAGCAGAATTAGATGTCCTAGAAGAATTGGACGGATCTACACTTAAGCTTACTTGCGAATTATCGGATGAAGATAGTTTTGAACGAGCTAAATCTGCTATTGAATCTATGCCAGCTAACACCGTTACAACCGTAGATATGGAAGTTAATGGTGAAGAGGATGTAGAGAAAGCAACAGAGCTTATTGAATCGGCACCTACTGATGGTACTGAGCTAGTTGTTAACTGTCATGTTGATAATGCTGAAGACTTAGATAAAATAAATGAAGCTGCTGCAACTGCCAAAGCAAACGGAGCAAATATTAAAATAAACGCTACTGTTGGTGAAGTGGATGCTTCAACTGCTACGAGTACAGAACCTGTTAAAATGACAGGTGAAATAGAAAGTGCAGAATATACTGGCGCTCCAGTTGAAATAGAAGCTACAGCAAATATTACTAATGTGACTAATGGTGATTCCGCAGAAGTTAATCCTACAATAAATACGGATGAAGTGGATAACTATACTGTCGATGACAAAGAAGTAAATGTTGATTTTAAAAAGAATTCAGATGAAGTTGATAATTATCAACCGGACGATAAAGATGCAACTGCCTATTATGGAGTAGATTCTTCAGCACCAGATAGTTATCAGCCGAGTGATAAAGATGCATATATCACGTATCATATACGTGTTGAAGGAGGAATAGCTGCTGGCATTCCAAATAGTCCTTCTGGAGGATCTGGTGGTTCTTTTGCTACAGGTACAATGGCATCAGTTGCTCGTGCAGATGGTACAATGTACAATGCACCTTGGAACTATCAACTTCTCTCTTCTGCTTTTGCAAAAGGAGATGCTGCTTTACATAAAGACGAAAAAGCGTTAGTAAACGAAGTCGGGACCGAATCTATTGTGCGTGACGGTACTTGGTTTACGATTCCTGGCGGAGCACATCTTGAGAATCTTAAAAAAGGAGATATTATTTTCTCTGCTCAACAGACTAAAGATTTACTTGAACATGGCGCAACACCGGGACATGCTAGAACTTATGCACAAGGCACAGCCCCAGGATTAAGTATCTCTCCTGCTTTCTCATCTGGTTCTAGTTCTTCTACTAACACAGAATTAGATAACAAAATCAAAGAAGTTAGTACTCAGGCAAAAGACTGGATAGACGTAGCTCTTGATCGTTTAGAGAGAATCGTTGAAAAATACAAAGACACTGCTGAAAGTGACTATTCCAACTATAGAGCTTCTATTAAGGCTTACAATTCAGCACTTAAAAATCTTAAAAACCAATTAAAGACTCAAAAAGATTCCAGAGCAAAGTATGTAACTAAAGCAGACGAAGTCGCTTCTGCTGTCGGATTGTCTGACGATTTAAAAAAGAAGGTTCAAAATGGTACTATCAATATAGAGAACCTGTCAGAAGATGATAAAAAACGTGTTGATGCATATCAGGAATGGTATGAAAAAATCTTAGACTGTGACAAAGCTATACGTCAGCTCACTATTTCGCAGAAAGATTTAGCTAAAGCTAAAGTTGATCGGGTTACTGAAGCTTATGACACTGTTATAGGCAAACGTGAAAGTAAAGCTGAATATTACAAAGCAAAACAGGAATTAAGAATCACTCAAGGTTACAATCAGAAACCTGGATCTATTTATGAGAAGTATATAAAAAATGAACTTTCTTATACTAATAAACAGAAGAAACTTACTGATAAGGAAATAAAAACCTATAAAGGTAAGATGAAAGAATATCTTGCAGAAAATGGTCATAAAACTGTTGATCCTGAATATCAGAAAATGAAGAAACAGCTTTATGATCTGGAAACCTCAGCTGTTAAATTAGAGAATGAAGCCGCACAGTTAAGACAGGCTCTACAAGATAATCGTGAACAGATTAAACAATGGGCGGTTGACCGTTGGGAAAGAGCTGGTAGTAAACAAGATGCAGTAATTAATTATAAGACTGTTTCTGATGATCCAAACTATCAGATCAAGGAAAAGGATTACACTGAGAGAATCAAAACAAATAATCGTCAGATTATAGCTTTACAGAAGTTGAGAGCAGAAAAAGCTGAGTACTATGACAGTTATTTTAAGAGCGGAAACAACGAAGAAGCTCAGAAATATCTTGAAGCTATTGCTCAGATTGACGAACAGATTCTAAAACTTGGAGCTAGTACAGAAGAGTTAAAGAATCAAATCATGGAACTTCGTTGGAAGCCATTTGAAGATATTCAAGATGACCTTTCTAATGTAATCAGTGAGTATCAAACCATGCAGAAGCTTCTTGGTGATACAGAAAGTTTCTACAATGACGATGGATCTTTCACTGAAAATGGTTTGACAAATATCCTTCTTTTACAGGAATCTATTGATGTTACTAAGCAGAAAATAGCTAACTATAGAGAAGCTTTAGACAAACTAGATGAACAGTATAAGAATGGTTGTTATAGTCAGGAAGAATATACTGAGAAATCTAAAGAGCTATTAAACGGATTACAGCAAGAGTCTGCTGCCCTCTCTGATTTGCAACAGAATATGCTTACAATGTATGAGACTCAGGTTAAAACTGAGAATGATCTCTTACAGAAAAATATTGATAAGCGTTTGGAAGCTCTTGATGCTAAAGAGAAGTATTATGAGTATGATAAGACTTTGAAAAAGAAGTCTAAAGATATTAATACTCTGAAGGCACAGATAGCAGCCCTTGAAGGAACAAGCAATGCTGCTGCCAAAGCCCGTTTAGAAAAATTAAAGGCTGAATTAGCAGAATCTGAAGAGGATATGCAAGATACTGTTCATAATCATGAAACTGAAATGAAGAAAACAGGTTTTGAGAATCTTCAATCAGATGCTGAGAAAGCTCTTGATAATACCTTAGATGCACTGAAAAAGAATACCAATTTTCAGCAAGCAGTTATTGGTAATATGTTATCCAATGTAACTGCTAATTATGATAGTACCTATAGTCATCTGCATGATGTTATGGATCAATATGGAGTACAGGTGTCTACTACATTTGATAAGATGATTACTAAGTCTGCTAATTTTAATACGTCCTTAGTAGCACAGACTAAAGCTATGCAAGATGTTATTAATATGGCTACTAAACTTCCTGCCAATCTTGGCGGGACTGCTACTGACATTGTAAATAATACTGCTAAAGTTAATGGTACTTCAACCGGAGCCGGTAATGTAACGCCGGGAAAAGTAAATGATACGACTTACTCTCTGAAGTTAAATGCATCAGAAATTTATCTAACATACAGTCATTTGAAATATTCATTGAAAGCTACATGGTCTCCAAGTAAACCGGAACACTCTGATATTGAATGGTCGAGTACAGATAAATCAGTTGCAAAGGTCTCAACTTCTGGTGTTGTTACAGGTGTAGCTGCGCCACTTAGTAAACTTGGATTAATGTCAAGAGATGAATCTTTGACTAGAAAATGTAAGATTATTGCAAATGGTGGTCCGGGTCTTGCAAAAGCTGAGTGTACGGTACATATTATGCCAGATGAACATTATAATGCCATTAAGCAATATGCTGATAAAGTTGGCATCGATACTTCTAAAGAAGGCAATAATCTTAGAGATGCTATGGAATACGCTTATAAAAATGGTGCATTCCGAAGCAATCAGTCAAGTACCGCTGTTGAAGGATTCCAGAAAGCTTATCTAAAAGACTGGTTTAATGCTCTTCCAGACCGTCCTAACGGTGCAACGGATGTTCCTAGTGGAGTTAGTCAGCTAGCTGGATATTTCTATTCCAAAGGTAAACAAGTCACACGTAATGATATGCAGAAACTTGCTGATATCCTTCAGATTAAAACTCCGGGAGTTGGAAGTTATGATACCTGGGGTGGCACACTTAAAAATAAGATTCTGAAAGCATACAAAGCTTATGGTTATGCTACTGGTGGCGTAATCAATAGACTTGTTCCTGCCAATATGGAAACACTCTTAGGTAAAGCAATCATCTCCAATGGAGATCAAGGTTTTATTGGCGCTAAAGTTGGAGAAACCGTAATGACTGAAGAGTTCACTCGTTTGCTCAAACCTTCTATTGCTGCAATGAGCGACTTTACCAATATGTTTAACCCAACTACTCCTATTGCTACCACAAATAATGATTATTCTATCAACAATGAGGTAAACATTAATGTAGCAAGTATGAGCAGTGATTTAGACATCCAAGATGTCGCCAATAAAGTCTCTACAATTATTAATAAGAATATGACTAGAGACTGGAGAAAACTTAGATGATAAAAGGACTGTTCCGACAGTCCTTTTATTGTACAAAAATATAAATGAAAGAGGTGAATAAATGTTACAATTTGAATTTGATGGACACAATTCTAATGAATACGGGATTATAGTAACCGCTATTACAGATAATGATAATCTTGAGAGCAGATCTTTGCAGCTAGGAGAAAAGAACCGATATAGAGCAAGGGAAAATCATTTTGGTGCACTTTATGATGGAAACTACTCTTTTACTCTAAGTATTATGAAAAATCCTTGTAGAACTGTAAATGTTGTGCCAAATTTAGTAGAAGGAATAGTTAAATATCCAGAACAATGTAGACCTACTATGGAAAACAATATTCTTACTTTCCCATTGGATTATACTCCAGATATTAAACAGGGTACAATGCAAATGAATAATACTGATTATTTATCTTCAAGCAATATTCGTATAATAAACAGTTGGCTAACTTCTCCGCAAACCCCAAGACTGTTTAAAATAATTGGTGGAGACTATTTTTATGAAGAAATAGAATTTTTTGTTACTTTTACAGAAATTAATACTGATCATGTGATATTTCCATATGAAATGAACTTTACAGTAACTTGTGATAGTCCTTATGGATACACTCCAGAATTTACGCATAGTATCACCTCTTCTTCCACTCTTACAAAAACTCATGTAATTAATAACACTTCTGATTGCCATGAAGATTATATTTATCCTCTTATCAAAATTTCTCCTAAAAGTCATGGTACTATAACAATCCAAAATGTAACAGATAATAATGGTACAATGAAAATTGACGCATTGAAGAATGACAATTTTTATATTGATTGTCAGCATTTAAAAATATATGACACAACTAATTCTATTATAAGTTTTGAGAGTCTAGGTGTAAAAGATACAGATAATATATACTGGCCTAGATTAGCTTATGGTGAAAATATATTAAAATTTACTGGTGATGCAACATTTGAAATTATTTATAGAGAGCCAAGAAAGGTAGGTGCGTTCGCATGAAAATAAACCATAAATATGATGTTTATGGACGCACTGAGCCTTCAATTATATATTTAGCCAAACCAGGCAAAAGATTATTCTGTGCTCTTGGTGGAATTGACAGTTCTACTGTCTCACTATCATTAAAAACAAATAATACAGCAGAGCTAACATTCACAGTAGATAAGTATATAAATAATGCCCTTACTGATGGATATGAAGAATTAGATGAATTGATGGAATTATACTGTGATGGAATTTGGTTCAAAATTGTAGATCCGCCCACGATTAGCAACAATGGAATGCGTGAAACCAAAGAAATCACTGCTGAATCTTATGAGATTATGCTTACCCAGTATAAATTGAAAAACTTTAAAATCAATATGGGTGAAGAAGATTCATATGAAATGATGTATCAAGCTACTCATGACAAAAGCAAGTTTTATCAAATTAAATTCTACGACCCAGACAATGAAGATTTAAGTTTTCTTCATTTAGTCTTAAAACATGCAGATGTTCCTGGATGGAAAATAGGATATGTAGATAATATTACTCCTGATGATGACGGAAAACTACTTCCTAATAATATTTGTAACTTTGAAGTAGACGACCAGAATGTGTATGCATTTTTAACTCAAGAAGCTGCTCAAGGTTATAAGTGTGTATTTGAATTTGATACTGTCAATATGACTATAAATGTTTATAGACCTGACAGCTTAGGAAAAGATACAAATGTAGTCTTGGGATTTAGGAATATACAAAATAGCGTAACCATTTCCAGAGATGAAAATTTAGTTACACAATTTTATGTTGAAGGCTTAGATGATTATAATATTGATGCAGTCAATTTTGGTGATTCTGTAATTACTGATCTTTCCTATTTTATACGTGAGCCTTACATGGATACTTCACTACAAGAAAAATATAATGCATGGCAAAGCTACCGGGAGTCCCGCAGAGAAGAGTTTATTAATTTATCCAAAGAATATAATAAAAATCTGGAAGTTCTTACTGAATTAATGAATAGAGTCCCAATTGATACTGCTCAAACAAATTGGTTCGGGAAAAAAGTTGAAGATTTAAAAGATGCATATAATGCTAACATGGCAATCATTAAGGGTTTAGAAGCTCTATATGTTGACGATGAAAAGAATTTTGATTTAGAAGCTTTAAAAAAGTCACATGATTGGCCTTTATATGAATCAATTATGAACTACACTCTTCCATCTATTGTGGCTGCATTACAAGCTCAAGACGAAACCGTAGAAGGATTCGGTAAAGGAAATATTATTTCATGTGTAAATCCGATTGTATTGGGCCAAGATTGGTATATGGTAAACCCTGGAACTTCTTCTTTTCAAACTATACAAATTGATGATGCTCCTGCTTATGGAATCACTCGTGGAGTTAAAGTAACTGGTACTAATGGAGGAATTTATCAACACAATATTAGTATTGAACCATCTCAGAGATATACTCTTAGTTGTTTTGTAAAAGGATCCGGTACATTTTATCTTGGTTATAATAACACCGGAGAGGACAGAAAGAATATTTCTTATAACATCACATCTTCTTGGACCAGAGTTTATACTTCTTTCAATCTTTCTTCTCGTTTAATTGATGTAGCATTCACTGGAACTAATGATTTCACTATATGCGGTATGCAATTAGAGATGGGCGATTCACCTAGCCAGTTTGGGTATTTCACGCAATCTGAAAATATTATAAAAGCTTATGAGACTGATTGGAAGTTATACGGAATCTCAGAATTAAAAGTAAAGATTTCAACTTACGATAGCTGTATTAAAGAATTAAAAAAGAGTGGTTATGCAGATGGGTATAATCCTTTATCTGGATATGAAGAAGCATATTTTACTCAGATGCATCAAAAATATCTGGATTATCTGAATTTAAAAGATCAGGCTGAGGCTGCTTTAAAAGAACGCCAGGCTGAATATGATAAGGCTAAGAAACCTGAAATTCAAGAGAAACGAAATCAGATTGCAAAAGATGTATTACTTGAAAATTTTGGTAAAATACAGAACAAATATTCAGCATTTACTGATAAAGAAACATATATTATTAAGAGTTTATATAGCCAATCCACTTATACAAATGAAAATATTATTGTTACTACTCTTGACAGTACTGCTGATGCCGTAGATAAGTCTAAAGTTCTTTATGATGATGCATTGGAAGAATTGTATGTGGAATCACATCCACAATATACATATACTGATAATGTAGAGAATGTATACGCTCTTCCAGAGTTTAAGGAGTACCATGAACAGCTTGCGGTAAATGATTTTGTACGTGTAGGAATCACTGATACTAATTATATTAAACTAAGAGTAATTGAGATCACATATAATCCTTGTGATTTAGATGAATCTATGGAAGTTACTTTTAGTAATATGATTCAGTACAAAGCTAAAAGAAATGATTATAACACTCTTTTAAATGACGCTCTTAATGCTTCCAATCGAAATGGCGGTCGTGTAAATTCAGTCAACAAATCTACTACTTCTGACTATGTAATCACTTCTGATGCTATCAAGCAGATTTTCTCAAATCCTCTCTTCAATTCAATGTTAGGTGGAGCTACTACTGGAGGAACTGGATCAGGTGGCACTATTACTGCTGGTATGATCGTTGCAGAACTCGTGAAAGCAAAAGAAGGTGTATTTGATAAGCTTACTGTTGACACTGCTTTTATGAAATATCTTGATGTGAATCTCATATCAGCAGATACTATTGCTACTCGTGTACTTAATGCAGAGCAAGCGAATATTGAAAAGTTATCAGCTAAGATTATAGAATCTAATCAGATTAATGCTGATATGATCAATGTAAAAAATCTTCTTGCAGGTCATGCAGGGGTTGGAGAATTACATACAATTCATCTTACTGTAGAAAATGCAGAGATTGATCAAGCCGTTATTACTAATCTCATTGCAAAGAAAATTGCAGTTGGAGATTTAATGGCTCAAAATGCTCTTGCAAATCAAATTGTACTTATTTCTAAAGACAATAAACCTACTATTGCATTTCAAGAAAGTACACAACAGTTCTATGATTCTAACGGAAATGTTCGTGTACAAATCGGTATGGACGGTAATGGAAATTTCAATTTTATTGTTAAGAATGGTGATAAAACTGCTCTCTTTGATGAAAATGGTATTACTCAGACAGGTATTCCAAATAATACAATTCTTGGAGACATGATTAATAATGCTACCATTACCAAAGACAAACTTGGATTCCAAATTATAGAACCAAATGAACAAGGTGGTATTGATATCACTAATATTTATGATGGCAAAGGAAATCAATGGTGGGGAATAGAAAAGACGACTATTACAGATGACTACACAAAGCAGATTAAGAATGTTACAGATACTCTGACCGGACAAATCGAAACTAAGGTCAGTAATACTCAATATCTTAAAGATCAAGAATCTATCCGAACAGATTTTTCTGATATCAAACAAGATGTTTCTGGGATCACATCTACTGTAAGCAGTATGCAAACAGATCTTTCTGAAGCTCAAGAAAAAATTAAAGCAAACACCTCTTCTATTACTCAGAATGCAGATAAAATTAGTTTTATGGTAACTGGTGAGAAAGAATCCGAGTTTACAGTTACTGATAAATTTATTCAGATGATTTCTGACCATATCAGTATTGATGCCAGTACCATAGATATTAATGGTATTATCACTGCAATGAATACACATACTGGACCAGGTAAAACTAAAATCGATGGTGGTATTATTGAAACTAATACTATTACTGCTGATTCTATTAAAACAGATGCCATTATGTCTAAAGTATTTGAAGATAGTTTAGTATCTTGTTATTCAACTAAAGGAATATGGTTTGATTTATCTAACAGTGGTGCAATTAAAGCAAAGAATTTTGCTATTGATGCAGATGGAAATGCTTATATTCGTGGTGACAGTACAGTTGAGGGAACTATTATCGCAAATCATGGAAAGATTGGCGGAGAAAAAGGGTTTATAATTGATTCTGAAAAATTGTATTCTGGATTAAAAGATTTTCCTACAAAGCAACCATCTTCTGTTTCAAAAAATAAAAATGTCTATATAGGAACAAATGGCATCGCTCTTGGTGACGGTAATTTCATGGTCGATTCTAACGGTAAACTTTATGCTAACTCTGGTACATTTTCTGGAACCATTTACGCTGATGGAGGAACTATTGGCGGTTGGAAGATATATGCAAACTCTTTAAGCAATACAGACGGAAGCATAAGTTTAAGTCCGGATGGTTTAAAGCTTGGCAATCAATTAAATATTGACAATCAAGGCAACGCAACTTTTGGCGGTAAGCTATCCGCTGCAACCGGAAGTTTTACTGGTGAGTTGCTTGCGGCAACAGGAAGTTTTTCCGGGGAGCTAAAAGCAGCCTCTGGAACATTTTCCGGTAATTTAGAAGCCGCCGGTGGCACATTCAGTGGAACTTTAAATGGTGTTGATGGTACTTTTAGTGGAGCATTGTCTGCCGCAACAGGTAGCTTTACAGGTGATATTACTGCGACTTCTCTTACTTTGAGGGGATGCAAAATTGATTATAATACAGATATTGAGAATAAACCGGATATTCCATCTGATATGACATTATATATCAAAAAAGATGGTACTATTGGTACTATTGCAGATGGTTCAACAGGATTTAAAGTTTCTACGGATGGATTGCTTCAAGCAAGCAACGCTATTATTTATGGAACAATTTTTGCAAGCGCTGGTTTAATTGGTGGATTCAATATTTCTACAACAGCAGATAATACTGATCACGCATATGCAAATACACTTTACACTCAGACTTCTGATTCCAATGGAAATACGTATCAAGCTGGTATAAAAGGAAATTCTACAAATAATGCATCTACAGAAGCAGCATTTTACATCAGAAAGAAAGCAAACGGAGCATCAGACTGGAGCGGATCTACTGTTCCATTTTTTGTGCAAAAAAATGGTAATTTATATGCGCAAGATACAACTATTGGAACAGCTTTATATATATGTAGTGATAGTTCATCATATACCTCACGTAATAAAATTATTTCATATGATAATTCGCAATTTACTGTTGGAGTATTTAATACTACTCAACGTGTATCATTTGATTATCAGTCTGTCAATTTTGAATCAATTACGGGAATAGAAATGGCTTCAATCGTTAGTTATGATAATGGATATAATGCATGGCTATATAAAGGGAATAGTTGTAAAACTTTTAATATAGGAACTGATGGAAGACCATTAGATAATGGATATTTCAAAAAACTTTATCTTAATGGGACAGACATTGAAACCCTTATGAAAACTGGCACTACTCCATCAGGACTGGTAAAAAATACTATTCGTATTGGTTCTGATAATATTGGAGTTGGTATGGGCGGTGGAAAAGAATACAATGTATACAGTGATAAAGCTTGGGGAAGCACTCTTCCTATTACATGTGCTACTATTGGCGCAGCTTTAAGCGGACATACTCATTCTGAGTATGTTTCAACATCAGGCAATTCAACGAGTTCTCCTATAACAGGTACATTATATATGGCAAACAATAAAGGCTGGGATATGTTAAATACTTCTGGAAATCCTGTTACGGGTATTTATTGTAACCCAAGTAATCAGGTTGTTGTTGGAGATAACCAAAATGCTGCGTCCACTTTAATTCGAGGAAAAACCATTCAATTAGGAAATACTTCTGGTAGTATTATATTTTTCCCATTGAAACCAGATTCAGGAACAAAGTATTTAACTATTAATACAAAAGGAGAATTAGGAACTTCTAGCGGAGGCGGATCTGTTACATTAAAAATTGGAGGAAGCACAACTACTTCCACTGACTTCTCAAGCTATAATTTAGCAACACAAGATTGGGTTAACGGAAAAGGATATTTAACTCAGCATCAATCTCTTTATGGATATGCTACTCAAAGTTGGGTAACAAGCAATTTTGCAGCTAAAGACTCTGGCGGTGGAGGAAATAATTTTTCTAAAAGTTCAATTGATACATTGTATAATCAATCGTCGTCAAGTTACTCTGTAAGCATTAGAAATAATGGCACAGCAAAAATCTTTGCTCCAAATTCAGATAGCGCAACACGACTTGGATACACTGGATATAAATGGAAAACTATTCATTGTCAGTCATCTACTATAGATACATCTGATGAACATTTAAAAACAAATTTACATTCTATTGGAAGTATAAATCATATAGAAGACGTGTATATGCATTTAAATCCTATTGTATATCAATTTAAAAATTTTGATAGTGAAGATAACCATGATAGATGTCACTTTGGATTTGGTGCTAGAGAAACAGAAAAAATATTTAACGATTATAATGTTAATGCTTCTGATTATGGCATATTGTGTAAAGGTCAATTAGATAAGCCTAATAAAGCCGGAGATATGATTGAATATGCTTTTAGATATGGAGAATTCGTCTCTTTAAATACATATATGACACAGAAAGCTCATCGCAGAATAGACTCTCTCGAAAAACAAAACAGTTCTCTCATCTCAGAAAATCAATCCCTTAAGAATGAAATTCTTATGCTTCAGGGACAACTCTCTCTCATTACTCAACGACTACAAAAAATGGAGGAAAAGTTATGTTAAAAATTAGTGAAACAAGAAATGTATCCGGTCAGGTTATGATCGGTTCTGACGAAAATGCAAAACAGGTTGCTTATCTTAATGCATCTGTTAGCAAAGATGGAAATGTAAATATCAATAAATCTATTCAGGACACTGAAGCTTTTAAGGAAAATAAAGAAGCTGTGCTGAAAGATTTCACAGAATTTGAAACATTTGTATATGGAATTATTCCTGAATAAATAAAAGGCCTGAACAATCAGGTCTTTTATTATGCAAAGAAGGTGAAATATTTGACCAGTCGAGAATATGAACTTGAATTAAAGAAAATCAAAGCAAAAAATCGACAGATTGAAATGAAACGAAATCTGAAGGCGGCAAAAGTTAAAAGATTCAATATTCCAAGAGTCTCTACAAGTAAATTAATACTTGTTGCTGTACTTTTACTTAATCTACAGATTATTCATTTTGTAGAAAAAGCAATCATGACCTATGGAGATTTATCTGCTCTCTACGCTCTCATTGCTATTCCAGCAACACTCGTCCCTACAGTTTGGGCTTATTATGCAAAGGCTCGTGCAGAAAACTGCACAGGAGGCATTACTTATGATTCTGCAATGGAACAACTTAGACAGCAGGACTCTTCAAATGATGAAGCAGTCGGTTAGGAGGAAAAATTATGGATATTAAACAGGGTATTCAGGACGTATTATATCTGATCATTACTGGTATTCTCCCACTTCTTATTACATATGGAGTCCTTTTTCTTAAAGTAAAGATCAAGGAACAGGAGAAACAGCTTGAGAATGATCAGCTCGTAAAATATATTGATGCTGCTACTGATGCTATCAGTAAAGCTGTACTTACAGTAAACCAGACGTATGTTGATTCATTAAAGAAACAGGGTAAGTTTGATGAAGCGGCGGCTAAAACAGCAAAACAGATGGCAATTGATAAAGCTAAGGCTCTTATTACGGAGAATTCAAAAGAAGCTATCGAAACATTGTATTCTGACTTTGAAGCATATCTCAATGATGCTATAGAAGAACTTGTCAGAGAAAATAAATTTACAGTTTAAATAAAAAGGAGAACAAGGATTATGAAGAAAACGATCGTAAATGCAGACGTTGTGGCTATGTATAAAACATTAAATACTATGAAAAGTCGTTCAGATATTGTGCCAGGAGATGTTGACGTATTCTGGGCTAATACAATGAATCTGAAAACATTAAAAGCGCAGGCAGATAAGATTGCTGAGTTCGAACAGGAGCTTATTAACTCCTTTTTCACAGAAGAAAACTCTCATGTTGTTACAGATGAAAGTGGTAATGAAACTGGACGTGCTCTTAACGATGATATAAAAGACACTGTTGTTCCTGAGATTCAGGAAGGTCTGCAGAAAATTTATGATAAGACTTGCGAGCTTGATATCGAGATGATTCCTAAAGAGTCTCTTAAGAAGATGCTCAAAGCAAATGAAGATAAGCTGTCAATGCTCGACATGACAGTAATGTACAATTTTGTAGAAGGTGAATAATAATGGCAACATACATTCAGGGAATCCAAACCTCTGTTGGTGTTGTTAAGTATGATTATAATTATTTGGCGAATCTCCCTGAATCAGATGCAACCTTATCTAAACAGGGAGAATTTGCTGATGCTCTTATTGTAGGAAGAAAATTTGTTCAGCTAGGTGCTGATGTTGATAAATTGAAAGAATCTATGACTAATGCACAGAAAGCAATATCAAATCTTCAGACTGCAGATGGTTCTACCAATACAGCTATAGAACAAATCAATACATCATTACTTGACATTACTAACAGTATTGAAACTATTCAGAGCAATATCACATCTCTGCAGAGCAGTGTTAATACACTAAACAAAAATGCTACAGAGATTAAAAATACTGCGAATACTGCTAACACTGCAGTTACCGCTTTACAGAAAACTGTCTCTTCTCTTCAGACAAGAATTGAGACATTAGAAAAAGCCCAGACTAAATAAGAAAGGAGGACGTTATGTATACACTAAAAATTTCAGATGATAATACTGTTACTACTACGGTAAAAGAAACTCTTATTGAAAGAAGCAATTATGTAGATAGAATTCAGATCGTGACAAATAAATTATACAGAGAACAGATCGATATGTCTGATACTACTGTTTATATGAAATATAAGCTTCCGGTATCAAATAAGATCAAAATGACACAGCTCACTGTAAATGATCTTGAATATAAAACAAACTACATACAGTATCTGATTCCTGTTGATGCAGGATTAACAGCTGAAGCTGGAGATATCGAAGTATCATTCACATTTCTGAAACTTGTTGCTAACGACGACGGAACTTACACTTCTTATATTCGAAAGACCACATCTGGTGTTATTCATATTACTCCACTTACACAATTTGATAAATATGAACCTTCTGAGATGTTCACTGAAATTGATCAGAGACTGCTTGCAATAGAAGGATACATAAAAGATCTGGATGCTCTTAACAAGGCGACATATGAAAATGCAGTAAAAGATATTCGTCTTGATACAGAAAAAAGAAAAGTAACTTTAACAAATAATGATGGTGAGGATACCGGTAAAGGTATTGCTATGACAGATCTTTCTAAGATGGTCAGTGAAGACCTCACAGGAAAAGATCCTGATGGAGTTCAGGATGGTGTCGTACATCTCGATCAGGTTATTGACCTGGATAAATTACTAATGTAAAGGAGTCATGTATTATGTCGTTTAAAGATGCTAAGAAACTTGCTGCAGCTAACTCAGCAAACACGACTTTGATGACCGCTGAGTTGGCCGCAGTCACCATTGATGATGATTATACGTTATGTACTGATGGACGCTATGAAGTATATAACAAATATAGCGATGATAATTTTTCATCAGTGGACAATTTAAAAAATATAACCGTTGACTCTTCACAGATCAATATCATGCAGGAAGAAAACAGTCAGTATATGCCATTCAGAATTCCAAGATACTGGGATGGAATGGATCTTATGGATATGTTGATTCAGGTAAGATATCAGTCTGTGGCTCAGAGCAAAGGTCAGATTGCAAATGTGATCAATGTTGCATCAAGTTCTACTCATATTACTTTTGGATGGCTAATTGATGCAAATGTTACTGCTTCTGCAGGTGATATTATATTTGAAATCACAGCAACTGGCTTAAATGAAAAAGGAAAAAACTATATTTGGAGAACCAGACCAAATGGTAAGTTTACTGTTCTGGAAGGTCTGAATTATGATGGCATCATTGAACCATCTGATGATTGGTATACAAGCTTTGTCAATATGGTCTTAGGACATGTAGCCGAAGCAAAACAGTATGCAGATGAAGCCAAAGCTTCTGCCGCTTCTATTAATGTAGATGATATTAAGACAGATGTAACTTCTTCTGTTACAAAAAATCTAAATCAGACCGTAGCTGAGTCTCTGAAAGATTATTATACAAAAACAGAAATTGATCAGACTGTAAATGAATTAAATACTGCTATCTCCAGTATTGACAGTCTGAAAAACTTAAAAGTTGAATATGATAATACAACTGGACATCTCGTATTTAAAGATAAAGAAGAACAAATTGGCGAAATTACAATCAACAGTCTTTCCAATCTTGTCGTTGAATATTCTGTAGTCAATGGCAAAGGTTCACTCGTGTTTAAGAATGGAGAAACTGTTATCCAAACTGTAGAACTTAGTTCTATTGAACCGTCTGCCGCATGGGCTTCTGCTCTTAAAGAGGACATTTCTAAGAGTACAGATGAAAAACTCTCTCCTGTTGTAGATCGTGTGTCTGCTCTTGAGACTGCAAAAGATGACCTGGCAGGCAAAGTTGAAACAAATACAACTGATATTTTAGGTCTGAAAACAGATGTAGCTGGATTAAAAGAATCTAACGAAACAATTTCTGCTACTACTACAGAAACCAAAAATACGGTAGATATTCTGAAGCAGAATGTTTCTGGTTATGATTCTCAGTTTGAATCCATCAATAGTGACATTACTGCGATCAATGAATCTATTAAGGATTTAGGTAAAAATACAGGTCATGAGTATGACGTTTCTTATGAAGAAAATGTTTTTACTCTGTATGAAGATGATGTAATTAAGAAACAGTTTACAATCACTGGTGGCTCTGGACCATCTGACACTACTACGGTCACAATCGAGAGAATTACAAGTTCTGATGCGATCTTCTTAGCAGGAAACTCTGCAGTGATCGAGTATAACTTTACCTCTGTAGATAATACAGGAGATACAACCGGTAATGGTACTGCTACATGGCGTGTCGGAAGTACAACAGTTGCTACTACTGTAGCTGCTCAGGGTAAGAATAGTTTTGATATTACACAATATCTGAAAAATGGTGCAAACTCTATTAGACTTTCTATCACTGATAGTTTTGGTACAATCGCTACTAAGACTTGGACTATTACAATTGTTGACTTTAAAATTGAGAGTATTTTTGATGATACACTCTTCTATTCAGACGAGGTAACATTTAGATATACTCCATATGGTGATATTAATAAGACTGTACATTTTGTTCTTGATGGAAAAGAAATTGCAGGAGTTGAAACAACTGCTTCTGGTAGACAGATGACTTATACTCTGGCAAAACAGAGTCATGGTGCTCACCTTCTGAAAGTGTATATGACTACAAGTATCAATAATCAGGACGTAACTTCTGAGTCAGTATATAAAGATATTATCTGGGTTGAACAAGGAAATACTACTCCTATTATTGGATGTTCTATGGTTGAATTTACTGCAAAACAGTACAATACAACAAGCATCAAATATGTTGTATATGATCCAGAACATAATCCTGCTACTGTAAAACTCTCTGTTGATGGCAAAGTTGCTTCTACTCTTACTGTTGGAAGAACTGCTCAGATCTGGAGCTACAAGTCTACCGCAATAGGCAAACAGTCTCTTACTATCAGTTGTCGTAGAATCACAAAGATTCTTACTGCTACTATTGAGAAACTGGATATCAATGTATCTCCGGTAACTACAAACCTTGCATTTGACTTTAATCCATCTGGTAAAAACAATGGTGAAGCTGACTGGCTGAAGATCAATGATAATCTTACAATTGAAGTGTCAGATAACTTTGATACAACAAATGGTGGTTATCAGGTCGATGAAGATGGAGATACTTATTTCTGCGTAAAAGCAGGAACTGCTGCTACTATCCCATATCAGTTATTTGCTGATGATGCAAAGAAAACTGGCAAGAACTTTAAATTCATTTATAAATGTACAAATGTAAAGAACTATGAAGCTCAAGTACTCTCCTGTTTTGCAGATAATCTTGGTTATATTGTAAAAGCTCAGGAAGCAACACTGAAATCTGAACAGAACGAAATCTCTGTCCCATATTGTGAAGATTACTATATGGAGCTGGAATTTAATATTCTGCCGGACAGTGAATATACAGAAATGGTTATGTGGGTTGATGGCATTCCTACAAGAGTAAAACTGTATGCCACTTCTGATAGTTTCACGCAGACAAATCCTGTAGGTATTACAATCGGTTCTGATGACTGCGACGTTATTGTATACAGAATAAAAGCTTATACAATGAACCTCACTGATGATGAGATTCTGGATAACTTCATTGCTGATGCAAAAAATGCAAATGAAATTATCAACCGATACAACCGCAATGATATTCTTGATTCTTCTGGTGGACTTGATCCTGATGTACTGGCCGAAAAATGTCCAGACTTGAGAATCATTAAACTGGAAGTACCAGTATTTACAACTGGTAAGAAAAATAAAGTACCATTTACATCTGTACAGCAGATCTATAAGAATGGTCGTCCTGTTGATAACTGGATCTCTCGTGATGGTATTCATAATGGACAGGGAACCTCTTCTGAATATTATGGTGATTCTGGTCGAAATCTGGAACTTAACTGTAAGAATGGATTTACATTCGCAAATGATACAACTGCCGATGTTTATTCTATGGATGAAAATGCTATTGGAATCAACTATTTCAATGTCAAAGTAAATATTGCTTCTTCTGAGAATATCAATAATGCAGGTCTTCAAGGAGAATATCAGGAATTCAACCCATATATCCGTCCTGCTAGAAAGAAAGATCCTCGTGTACGTGATACTATGCAGTTTTATCCTTGTGTTGTATTCTTAAAAGAAACAGATGTAGATAATGCTGTAGAGTTCAAAGACGGTCAGTGGCACTTCTATGCTGCAGGTGATATTGGTAACAGTAAGAAGAATACAGTTGCACAGGGAATGGATCCAGAGAATCACAAAGAATTCATTGTTGAAGTGTCAAATAATACTGATCCTCAGTGCCGTTTCTTATCTGATGACTTATCAAATGAAGAATGGGGTGGAGATACTTCATTCGAAATGAGATATCAGAATCCAAATTGTACAAAAGAAGAAATTCAGGCTGGCAGACAGGCTTGGAACGATCTTTTGACTTGGGTTGTAAATGCTGATTCTGAAACATTTGTAAAAGAGTTTGAACAGCACTTTATTAAAGACTCATTACTCTTCTATTACTTATTTACCGAAAGACATACTATGGTAGATAACAGAGCAAAAAATACTTTCTGGCATACAGAAGATTTGGTTCACTGGGATTTATGTATGGATTATGATAACGATACTGCAATGGGTAATGATAATGAAGGTGGATTAACTCTTACTTACGGATATGAAGATACTGATACTATTGGAACAAAATCAGTCTTTAATGCATCTGATAGTAAAGTGTTCTGTTATATCAGAGATTACATGTTTGATGATCTGCAGAGTATGTTCCTTCAGATGGAGGCCAAACTTACATGGTCTGCAAACCGTATCTTAAATAAATTCGAAACTCTTCAGAATTATAAACCGGAACGTCTCTGGATCGCTGATATGAGAAGAAAGTATTTCAGACCTTACGAGGATAAAGGTACGACTTCTTATCTGGAAATGATGAACGGAAGCAAGAAACAGCAGAGACGACAGTTCCAGAAATATCAAGAGAAATATATTGCATCTAAATATGTAGGTTCTACTACTACCTCAGATGTAATCACAATCCGTGGTTACACTCCAACAAACTGGACTGGTGTAAAACCGGACGGTACATTCCATATTGTTCCTTATGCTGATTCTTATGTTGATGTAAGATTTGGTTCTAACCTTGTTCGTCAAAGAGCTAAGAGAGGTCAGACTTATACAGTCAAATCTCCTATTGCTGCTATGAACGATACAGAGGTCTATGTATATAATGCATCTTTGATGCAATCCATTGGTGATATTGCGCCATTCTATCCGGGATATACAAATTTCAATCAGGGTATAAAAATGACAGACATTCTTATTGGTTCTGATGTTGAAGGATATCAGAATACAAATATGAATGATTTCTCAATCGGACAGAATGTTCTTCTGGAACGACTGAATCTTGAGAATCTGCCAAACCTGAAAAAGACAATCGACCTTTCTAACTGTAAAAATCTCGAAGAGTTTCTGGCAGAAGGATCTGGTATTACAGGTGTTATCTTTGCTCCTGGCGGAAAGATTGAAACTGCTCATCTTCCTGCCATCGCATCTCTTACCGGAAAGAACCTGTATAGATTGACCGATCTTACTATAGCAAGTTATGCAAATCTTACTACTCTGTCTCTTGATAACTGCAATACTTTGGATGCAAAAGACATTATCAATAAAGCTACTGGATTAACCAGAGTTCGTGTAACTGGCATCAATTGGAAACTGGACGATACTACTCTGCTTGACAGATTAGCAAAAATGACTGGTATTGATGATAACGGATATAACTCTGTACATTCTGTTCTTATAGGAACTGTACACATTCCTGTTATGAGACAGCAAAGACTGGATGAATTCGCTGAATTATGGCCAGATTTAGAGATTACCTACGATTCAATTATCACTCAGTTCAAAGTAACATTCGTCAACGACGATGAAGAAAATACAGTTCTTGATATCCAGTACGTTGATAAAGGTGCAAATGCAGTTGATCCTATTACAAGAGAAATTGATCCGATTCCTACTCCTACCAAAGAAAGCACAATCAAACTTGATTATACATTCAAAGGCTGGAATGGATCTCTAACTGGAATCTTCGCTGACAGAACTATCAAAGCTGTATACAATAGCAAAGTGCGTGAATATACAGTAAAATATGTTTCTAAAGGATTAACTCTGCAGGAGTCTACTGGACAGTATGGTTCTTATATTAAGTATGAAGGTGACACTCCTACTTATACTGCTGAGGAATCAGCTTATAAGTACAACTTATTCAAAGGTTGGGATAAATCCGGATTTGTCGATGGAGATAAGACAATCAATGCTGTTTATGAAACCTGCGAATACGTAGATGGATACTTTGATGGTAAGGATCTGTCCAATATGACACAGGTTGAGCTTTATACTCTTATGAAAATGGGACTTGAAACAAAATCATTATCATTAAAAGATACATTAGATTTCAAACTTGGTGTTGATTATAGCTATGGCGACATTGAAGAGCATGAAGTTATTTCAGTTGCTACGAAATTCGATGGAACAAATTATATTGACACCGGATTGAAGGTTATGGAGAAAGATAGAGACTTTACGATTGCTATTGACTTTGAATTCGATTCAGGTAATAGTGTGAATTCCACTCTTGCTCAGTGTTTCCAAAGCGATGGTTCTAATGGATTCAGACTGTGGTATTCTCAAGAACCTAGATTTTCATGGAATACTGATAGTGTATCTCCTTCTGCTGGAACAAACAGAGAAATCGTAGTAATCCGTCATGAAGCAGGAAGTCAGAAACTGTATGTATACAATTCAAACATGACCGGAAAAGAAGTATCTACTACTACTCTCAACGCAATCAGAATCCCTGAGCATGATTCTACTCTCGTCTTCGGATGTTCTAAGGCTGACGATGGTGTTTATGAAAACTATGCAAAAGGTACTGTTCACTGGGCTAAAGTTTGGTATGCAGATCTTGGTGAAGAACAGTGTATGGATATTGCTGCATGGATTCATGAAGTGATTCCTATGGAAGTAGCTAAGTTTAAAGGATATTATTTATCTGATGTTGCTTCTAAGAGAGCAAATATCACATTTGTTGCTTCTAATCTGTTAGGGACTGAGAAACCTTACAGTAATAAGAGTACAAATACTGGTGGATGGGCTGATTCTACATTGAATACTTGGCTGAATACCAGACTGCTTAAAGCGATCTCTCCTTTATGGAAAGCATTGATTAAACCAGTCAAAGTATACTCTTCTATCGGTAATAAATCCAATGACACATCTGTATCTAACTGTAGATTCTATATTCCGTCTTTATATGAAGTTGATCCTACATCTGCTTCTGAACCATATATCTCTGAAACAAATGCTCCTATTGCTTATTTCACAGATGATGATACCAGAAAGAAAGCAAAATCTTCTGCTCCTACGGAGTATAAATCTTACTGGACCAGATCTCCGAATGCTACAGTTGCAAATTGGTTATATACAGTCAATGAAGCCGGTGGAACATATGGATTCTCTTATCCAGGACAGAATTCTGGAATCTTACTTATGTTCTCAATTTCAAGTGAGGGGTAACCATTCCCCTCTTCTAAGGAGGATATCACATGTATTATAAAGTAATCAAAAATGATGAAGTCGTAGATGTCCTTGAACATATCCTGTATATCAAATATCAGGAAAAACATAGTCTGTTGCTTCTATGTGATATCACAGAGGCGCAGGCTATTTTAAGTTCAGACGGAAAATATGGATGGCACATTGAAGGTCTCTATAATTTTCCGCCTGATAATGACATCTATACAATAAAAGAAATTTCAAAATATGAATATGACAAATTAAAGAGGTGATCACAGCATGGCGTTAATTCCAACCTGGTATTCTGCATCAACTAAACAAATTGCAGAAAAGGCTTTACAAAGAGGGGTGCTGAAATACCCAGGACTTTGTTACATCCAAGACAGTAAGAGTATAGCGTGGGTGACCATCGACAATACATTAGAATATGTTAAAGGGGACAAACAGATCACAGATGTAAAATGCATCGGCTCAAACCTTATGTTTTTCTCTGGAGATAAACTACTTTTCTCTTACGACATATCTATGACTGACGAAGATAAAGGTCATATTGTTGAAGAAGTCAAGAAAACAATTGGATTAGATAATTATGTCAAATCTTCTGAGCTTTCTACTCTTTTAGATAATATAATCGGTAATCTTGAAGATAAGTCCACTGTTGTAGATTATATCAACAGCTTATCTTATAACAAATTATCCGACGTACCTATTGTAAATCTTATAGGTACACTTACTGTTCCTGTGAAGATATCATCACTTGATGATGGTATTTATAAAGTAAAAGGCCAATGTATCATTGGTGGAAACAATACTACTGTTCAATCTTCTGCAGACGATGTTCTGTATCTTGTATCTCATGATGCTGATACTGCCAGCACGACAATCACAAAAATGCAAGGAAAATCTATTACATTGTATTTCATTCAGCAAGATGGTGAATATACGACTGATCGTTATGTAACCGAGGAGTGGATTAATGAACAGAATTTTGCAAGTGCTGATTCTGTAAAAGAATACGTTTCAAATATCATTGAGGAAACCGTTTTAAATGTTTTAGATGATCATATTGATGCTGCTTTAGATCGAAAACTTGGAGGTATTAATTCCGAAGATTTAACAAATATATTTCAAGGAGGAAACTAATTATGGCAAAATTACAGTTCGCTACACTTTCTAATCTTCAGGAGTTCTTAAATCTGCATAATGTACAGATTGACTCTAAAATCAGTGAAGCTGTTAAAAGCTCAATTAAAACAGTATCTCAGTCAGAAGACGGATACACACTTTATTTCTACACAAAAACTGCTCCAGTAACTATTGATGAAGCAGCATTTACTATTACTATTCCTCAGCCGACAGGAAAAGCTGACAAAGTAAAAGGCGCAGTAAAAGGTCATATTGCAGGTCTTGATGCAAACGGCAACCTTACTGATTCTGGTAAGTCAGTTGCTGATTTTGAAGTAGCTGGTGCTGCTGAAAAAGCAAAAACAGAAGTGATGGGATATGTTGGTACTATTCCTGCTGATGCTAAAGCTAAAAATGTAGTTGCTTATATCAAAGAAGCTGTTACAGCTGGTCAGTATGATGATTCTGAATTAAAAGCAAACGTAGCTGCTAATACAGCTGCTATTGGAACTCTTAACGGTACTGGCGAAGGCTCTGTAAAGAAAGCTGTTGCTGATGCTGTAGCTTCTATTGTTGCTGATGCACCAGAAGCATACGACACACTGAAAGAGATTTCTGACTGGATTTCAAGTCATGCATCTGATGCCGCAACAATGAACAGTCAGATTAAAACAAATAAGACGGATATTGCTAATCTGAAAACTTTGATTGGTACTCTTCCAGATACAGCTACATCCAAAGATATTGTAAGCTATATCGCTGAATATGTATCTAAAGCTCTTGCTGATTCTGACCTTTCTCAGTATGCAAAAGCTGCTGATCTTAAAGCTGCTGTAGGAAGAATTGATGCTATTGAAAAGAAATTACCTACATTAGAAGCTGCTGATAAAACAAACGCCGATAATATCGCAGCTATAACAACAAGAGTAACTACTGCCGAAGGTAAGATTACTGCTCTTGAAAAAGACCTTGCTGCTGAAAAACCGAAGATTGCTAAGAATACATCTGACATCACCGCTCTTAAGGGGCTTGTTGGAGATGGATATGAAGCAATTCCAAGTGCATCTATCAAAGGTTTATTTACTGCGTAAAAGAAAAAGAGGGCATTTCTGCCCTCTAAAATATTACTTTATTTTGCTTCTAACATATATTTAATAAATGAACCTATAGAAGCATTCTTCATATCTTCAATGGATAATAACTTATGTCCATCTGATATGAGTTGTCTCATGTAATCAAATACATGAGCATTATGTATAATATTCTGGATTTCATCGAAAGTTATCATATCCATTGTGTTCATTTCGAAAAGCAATATTTTTGTTCCTTTTCTATTTTTATGTGTATCAATGAATTTTTTAATCGTTTCTTCGTCTGTAGTATTAACTTCATCTACTACATAACTTTCAAAGTGATCCAGACGAATACATAATAATTTAATATAGCTTTTTATTTCAAAGTTAGCCATAATTCACCTCCTTTCCAATAACATTATATATTAATATTATCGAAATTTCTGCAGGTAAATTATGGAAATAGGAAGGATGTGAATAAAAAATGAAGCAACAATTTCTTGATCTTAATGGATTAACAGAATTAGTTACATATTTAAAAAAGAGTATAACAGAACAAAAAGAAATACTTCCATATGCTTCCAATAAGCTGTTTCCTTCTACAGGTAATGTAAATACAATTTACATAGATACAGCAACAAATAGCATTTATCGTTGGGACTCATCGAACAAGAAATATGAAATATTGGCTAAAGCAGTGAAATCAGTATCTATTTCAGAAAGTACTGAAAACGGAAAAATCACACTCACTGTAGATGGTAATAAAACTACTGTTCCTATTCATGGATTGGGATCTGCTGCATATACAAATTCAAGTGCTTACTCTCCTGCCGGGCATACTCATACAAAAGCTCAGGTAGGACTTGGTAATGTAGATAATACTGCCGATGCAAATAAGAGTGTAAAACATGCGACTACTGCTGATAGTGCAACTACTGCAGGAACAGCTACAAATGTATCCGCTGGAGAAGGTACTGCTGATGCAGCTAGGCATGTTTGGTTTTCTGACTCAGCTACAGAGACAAAGCGAGCATACAGCGATAAGTTTAAATATAATCCTGTCACTAATAATCTGACTGTAAATGTTACAGGAAATGCTGCTACTGCAAGTAGTGTTGCTTGGAACAATGTTACAGGGAAACCTTCTACTTATGCTCCTTCTGCACATAATCATGATGATTCAACTATTACTTCTCTTAATGCAAGTAAGCTCTTTGGAACGATTGACATAGCAAGACTTCCACATGGAGCATTAGAAAGATGTGTAATTGTTGAAGATGATACTGCAAGATTTGCTCTTACTACTGCTAAAATTCAGCTTGGTGATACTGTAAAAGTAAATAAGACTCAGAAAATGTATTTTGTTATTGATGATAGCAAATTATCTTCTGAGGCTGGTTATTCAGTATATACTGCCGGAACTGCTACTTCTGTACCGTGGTCTGGAGTTACTGGAAAGCCTAGCAGCTATCCACCAGCATCTCATAATCATGATGAACGTTATTATACCGAGACTGAGATGAATAGTAAATTAGCTGAAAAAGCTACAAAAGTACATACACATGTTAAAAGTGAAGTAGGTCTTGGGAATGTTGATAATACCGCTGATGCTAATAAATCCGTAAAATATGCGACATCTGCGGGATCTTCTACTACATCAGGGGCAATTTCATCTTCTGGTACATTGGATACTGTTGCGAAACTGGATGCATTCATTGAAGGTGGTAAAGTTAAGTATGCAACTGTGTCAGCGCTTGATGGTTTAAATGGAATGATTAAAAATGATGGTATTTGTATTTCAACTCCATGGTCAAGTACCGGATATGGTCATCAGTTCTATATCAATGATAATGGCTTTGAAGTATATCATAGATTCCGCAACACTACAAAGGTAAATAATGTCGATACCACAACTTGGAGTTCATGGAAACAAATACTAGATTCGTCTAATTATAATATATATGCTCCGACGAAAACTGGTTCTGGAGCTTCAGGCACATGGGGAATCTCAGTAACTGGCAATGCAGCTACAGCAACAAAATTAGCTACAGCTCGTTCAATTAACGGTACAAACTTTAATGGATCTGGTAATATCACAACTGCTACTTGGGGTACTGCTCGTAATTTAACCATCGGAAGCACTAAGAAATCTGTTAATGGAGGTGCTGATGTATCTTGGAGTTTAAGCGAAATTGGAGCTGCTGCTGCGTCTCATAGTCACAGTTATTTGCCATTGTCTGGCGGCACATTAACTGGCAATCTCAATCTAAAACCAGCATCTGGAGAAGGTGGAGAAATTCATTTAGATGCATCTACTGCTAATAGAACAGAAAATGGAATTATATTAGATCAGCAAGGTGGAAATTTTAGAATTTTTGGTGTTCCATCTGCTGATGGAACAACAAAGACTGGATCTGGAACTCCATTAGTTATAAATCCATATTCAAAAACAATAACCGGAGGATACACTCTTACTGGAGCATTATCTGGAAACGCATCTACAGCAACTGCTCTTACATCTTCAGCTGGATCAGCAACTCAGCCTGTATACTTCTCAGGTGGTAAGCCAGTAGCTTGCAGTTATACTATTAATGCTTCTGTCCCATCTGGAGCTAAGTTTACAGACACTAATACATGGCGTGGTATTCAGAATAACTTAACTTCTGATAGCACTTCTGATTCTCTCTCTGCCGCTCAAGGAAAAGCTTTAAAAGCTTTAGTTGATGGTAAGGCTCCATCAAATCATTCTCATAGTTATTTACCACTTTCAGGAGGAACAATGTCAGGAACAGCTACGATTACATGGGCTGATTCTGGAAACTGGGGTAATTCAAATAAAAATGTTACATTTCCAGTTATTCGTGGCGGTCTTTCATGGATTGGCCAGTCTGATGGTATTCAACTTTATGCTGTAGAAACACAAAATGATAATCTTGAATTATACTTAAAATTTACTGATGATAACTCTAATGGATTAAGCATTAGAAATAAAGAAAATACACAAACCGCTCGTATTTCTGCTAATGGTGAAATTACTGCATCTAAGTTTGTAGGAAACCTTTCTGGTACAGCTTCTGCAGTTCCTTGGAGCGGAATTACTGGAAAACCTTCTACTTTTACGCCTGCTTCACATACTCATAATTATGCTGGATCATCTTCAGCTGGAGGAAATGCTAATGCAGCTGTTAAGTTGGCGACAGCAAGAAAAATTGGTAATGCTTCATTCGATGGTACTGCTAATATTACCTTATCTCAGATGGGACTTAACGTTCCTGTTGAAATTACAAAAGCTGACTATCTTGCAAAAAAGAAAGCTGGAACTTTAAATGCAAATACCTATTACAATGTTATTGATGAATATGATTCTGCAAATGTTATTAACGACTCATCTGTAACAGCCAACAGTGCATTTTCAAGTACTAAATCGGAAAAAACATATGCAAAGAAAAGCGCCATAATTAATACTACTCTTACAGCTAGTAAATGGACTGGTTCCTCTGCCCCGTATACATATGTATTACCTGTATCTGGTGCAACTACTTCAAATATAGTAGAAATTAATTATGCTTCTAATGCATCATCTCAAGCAATAGAGGCATATCAGAACGCTATGTTAGCAGATGGAGGACAGACTACAAATCAGATTACTATAAAAGCAACCGAGAAACCAACTGTAGATATTCCTATTACTATTGTTATAAGAAATGATTTATAAAAAGGAGGCGATAACATGGCAATTTACAAAGGTGAACAATGTCTTGCCGGAGTTGGTAAGAATGCAACTATTAAAATCGGTACTGCTAAAACAGGTGCTTCGGCGGCAGTAACCAATTCTGGTACAGATACAGATGCAATATTAAATTTTACACTGCCCAAAGGTGATCAGGGAATTGGAATTTCAAGTGTTATCCCTCATTATCTTGCAAGTCCTAAATCGCAAGGAGTAACCAGATCAACTACTGGATGGGCGACTTCTGCTCAGGTTATGACATCTACAAATAAATATTTGTGGTGTTATCATGAATTTGTTTTATCAAATAATAATCATCTGTATACAGATGCAACCGTTATAGGTGTTTATGGAGATAAAGGTGATCCGGGTACAACTGATTACAATGGATTGAAGAATAAACCGGTCGTTAATGGAGCTGTAACTGCTTATCAGTCAGATATTATGAAATCTCAGTTGAGGAATGTGACATTCTCTACTGAAGAACCTAAGACAACTGATGGTAAGCCCGGTGATATGTGGGTGGTGTATGTCGATGAGTAATATTAAAACTGGAGATATATTGAACTTTGATTATACTGGTGCTGTTCAGAGTGTAACATTGCCTAAAGGAACATATAAATTGGAGTGCTGGGGCGCTCAGGGTGGAAATAGCAATCAATCAAACGGAACTTATGGTAATGGTGGAAAAGGTGGATATTCTACTGGTATTTTAAATGTTTCAACTAATACCACTATATATATAACAGTAGGAGGGCAAGGTCAAAATGGTGCCCTTAATACTAGAACTGCTGGTGGTTTTAACGGTGGTGGTGATGGTTATGGTACTAACAACTCTGGCGTAGGTGGCGGAGGTGGTGGAGCTTCTGATATTTCTTTAATGCATCCTGTATTTTCACAGTCATCTTATTTTATAAATAAAATTCGAGATACAAACTCACTATTAAGTAGAATTATCGTAGCAGGTGGCGGAGGATCTGCAGGATATGATGTTAGTAATAATGCAGCTAATGGTGGTGCTGGCGGAGGTACTACAGGACAAGATGGATTATCAAACCGCGTTTATCATGGCACTGGCGGAAAACAAACTACTTTTGGTACAGGAGGATCATCAGAGGAATCTAATAGGTATTCCGTCCAAGCTAAATTCGGATGTGGAGCATCAGCCAGTAATTCTACAGATGTAGCGCCTGGTGGAGGCGGTGGCTGGTATGGAGGTGGATTACATTGTGATTCTGCTGGTGGCGGTTCTGGTTATGTCTACACCTCTTCTACAGCCTCTAATTACCCATCAGGTTGTTTATTAAACTCTTCTTATTACTTAACCGATGCCAAAACCATAGCAGGCAATAATTCTTTTGTTTCTCCCACAGGTTCATCTGAAACCGGACACTCAGGCAATGGATATTGTCGAATTACTGTTATTAAATGTAAGAGTACTGCGCTATATACCAGAATAAATAATTCAATGAAAAAGGCTATTGCTTTTTATTTTAAATTAAATAATAACAAAATGTACGGTGTTGGTTCTGCTAATTTTAATGGTACTGTTATGAATTTTGATTATACTGGTTCAGTTCAAACTGCTACATTGGCTCCTGGAACATATAAGTTAGAATGCTGGGGTGCTCAAGGCGGGAATTGCTATTGGAGTAGCGTGGAACGCCCTGGAAGTTTAGGCGGGTATAGTTCGGGCATTTTAAAAATCACTTCTAAAACAAATTTATTTTGTTACGTTGGTGGCGCCGGTGAAAGACGGACAATTGTTTCGATGGGTGGTGGTGGCTTCAATGGTGGAGGTCATGCATATAGTTATACATCTTCTAATCCGTCAGGAGCTGGTGGAGGAGGTTCAGATATAAGGATTGGAACCGATTCTCTATATTCAAGAGTTATCGTAGCAGGTGGAGGAGGCGGAGCAGGATATGATAATTCTGGAAATTATGGGTATGGTGGAGGAACAGTTGGGGGCACTCAAACTGTTAACAGTAATTCCGAACGACAGGCAAATGGTGGTTCTCAAACTAACGGTGGTATAAATAAATCTGGATATACTACTTCAGGAGCTTTTGGTGTCGGAGGAAATGGAACTCAACAATGGACTTCCGGCGGCGGAGGCGGCTGGTATGGAGGAGCTGGTTGTTACTGTGATTATGCTGGCGGAGGTTCAGGTTATGTATATACTTCATCTACAGCTAAAAACTATCCATCTGGATGTTTGTTAAACTCTTCTTACTATCTCACTAATGCTTCTACTATTGCTGGCAACAAATCATTCCCTTCTCCTACAGGTTCTACAGAAACAGGACACTCAGGTAACGGCTATGTAAGAATCACTAAATTAACAGATGTAATATATCTCACTCATGCTAATAACGACATAATGAATTTTGATTACACAGGTTCCACACAATCTAAAACTCTAAAACCAGGTACATATACAATAGAATGCTGGGGTGGCCAAGGAGGAAGTTATAGTAGTTACATAGGCGGATACGGTGGTTATTCCAAAGGCACAATTACTCTTACTAAGGTGACTACTGTTTATGTGTCTGTTGGCGGAGCTGGATCTTCCTCTTCTACTACTGCAGGATTCAATGGTGGAGGAGCTGGTATTTCTTCTGGTAGAGGTGGCGGCGGCGCCACAGATGTTCGTATAGGTCAAAATTCTCTATATTCAAGAGTTATCGTGGCTGGGGGCGGAGGAGGCGCTGGAGTTACAGGTGCTAATGTTAATCCTTGTGGTTGTGGCGGTGGAGAATATGGTGGAGATGGCTATAATAATAATACCACTGGTTCCTATACTACTGGTCAAAACAGATCTGGTGGTAGCGCTTCTCAAACTGCAGGTGGAATAACTTGGAATACAGGCGCTCAGGCTACTTTTGGTCAAGGCGGAAATGCTTCTGGCTACTCTTGTGGAGGAGGTGGTGGCGGCTGGTACGGTGGAGGCGGTGCATATGATAGTGACTCTGACTCTGATGGACGTTGGGGTGGAGGTGGATCTGGATATGTTTATACCTCTTCTACAGCTAAAAATTATCCTAACGGATGCCTACTCAATTCCACTTATTATTTAACGAATGCTCAAACAATAGCCGGAAACACTTCTTTCACTTCTCCTACAGGATCAGCAGAAACTGGACATACAGGTAACGGATTCTGCAGAATTACAAATTTGAACCCAACACAATATGGATTATACGTAAAAACTAACTCAGGTTGGAAACACATAGATTTATAAAAGGAGGGCTTAACTATGCCAATTATATTTCATGGAACAGGTAGTGGCGGCTCTGCTAAAAAACTAAAAACCGCACGAACTATTAATGGTACAAATTTTGATGGTACAACTAATATTACTACAGCTAATTGGGGAACAACAAGAACTGTTACTGTAGGAAATACAAGTAAATCTGTAAATGGTTCTGGAAATGTAAGCTGGTCGTTAGCTGAAATAGGTATTCATGTGTCTAGTACTGAACCTACTGCTTCTCAGGGAAAGAATGGTGATATTTGGATTGTTTATGATAGTTAAAAATAAATATAGAAGGGACGGTGAGAGTTATGGCTTGTAGTTCTGGATGCGGAACAAGTTGCTCTACAAATTGTTCTACTACTTCGTCTGGAAATTGCGGTGGATGTGGTACTGCGTGTTCTACAAGTTGCCAAACCACTGCTAGTGGTCAAAGTTGTAGTGGATGTGGAACATTGTGCTCAAGTAGTTGTGGTGATAGTTGTCATGGCACTTGTTCTGGTACTTGTTCAGGTACCTGTGATTCGGATTGTACTGGTAGTTGTCAAACACAATGTGCAGCAGGATGTTCTGAGAATTGTCATGGTAGTTGTGTGCAAGGATGTGCTTATGATTGTTCCAGTACTTGTTCTGGTACTTGTGACAGTACTTGTTCAGGTGACTGTCAAGGTTGTACTGCTTCATGTCAAAATGATTGTTCTGGGTGTTCTGGTTGCGGAGGATCTTGTTCACACAACTGTTCAGGCGATTGCGAAGGCGGCTGTTACGGATCATGCAATACTACTTGTACCGCTGATTGTCAAAATGACTGTAGCTCTGGATGTAATGATGGATGTAAAGATTCTTGCAAAAACACTTGTAAAGATACATGTACCGGTACATGCGTAGGCGGATGCGGTGCTTCTTGTGATAATACCTGTAACACTGGATGTGAAAACTCTTGTAGCTCTAATTGCACATCATTATGTAGCATAGCTGGTACTTATGGTGAATCAGAAACCAATATATTAAACTTTGATTATACTGGTGCTGTTCAGAGTGTAACATTGAAACCCGGGAGATATGTGCTTGAATGTTGGGGTGCTCAAGGTGGTAATGGATGTACGGGAAATTCATATAAAGGCGGTGCCGGAGGATATTCCAAAGGTACTCTCACACTAGCCAAAACAGAAACTTTATACATATATGTTGGTGGACAAGGAGTCAGCGCTGCAGCTTCTGGCAATGGAAATATTCGAGAAGGTGGATTCAATGGTGGTGGATCTGGACGTGATTGGGGTAGTACTGGTCATGGCGGTGGCGGAGGTGGAGGTGCCTCTGACATTCGAACTACGAATGATAGCTTTTATAGTCGTATTATTGTTGCTGGCGGAGGTGGAGGTGCCTCTGATAATGGCAATGGCGGCGCAGGTGGCGGTACTTCTGGAATTTCATCATCCTCTTCCGCTGGAACAGCAACTGGAGGCAGCGGTTTTGGTCAAGCGGCGGCATCAAGTTGCACTTCCTATGAATGTGGTGGCGGTGGCGGTGGCTGGTATGGAGGTTATGGCGGATCCTCAGAAAATTATTCTGGCGGTGGTGGATCAGGTTACGTATATACATCTTCTTCTGCTTCTAACTACCCTTCTGGGTGTCTCTTAAATTCTTCATATTATCTCACCGATGCTCAAACCATTGCAGGAAATCAAACTTTTAAATCGCCTACTAATACAAATGAAACAGGTCATTCTGGTAATGGCTATTGTCGAATTACATGTTATGTTCCTAAGAAAACTTACTTCTGCAAAGTGGGTAATACTATAAAACAATCTCCTGTTGTAATTACAAAAGCAAATAATAAGTTATTCGACACAGGAGCAGCAGTAATGAATCTTAACTATACAGGAACTTCTCAAAATGTAGTCCTTCCAGCAGGTACGTATAAATTTGAATGCTGGGGAGCACAGGGAGGTTATAGATCGTCTTCTACTTACGGTGGTAAAGGCGGTTACTCTGTCGGAACTATTACGCTTACACAAACAACTAATCTATTTGTATATGTTGGAGGTTCAGGTAACTCTGCTACTGCTTATACTAATAATATATATGCTGGTGGATTTAACGGCGGTGGTTATAGATATGGATATAAAGGTGGCGGTGGTGCTACTGATATTCGTATTGGTAAAGATGATCTTTATGCAAGAATAATTGTTGCAGGCGGTGGAGGTTCTGATGGTGCTAGTAATAAAACAGGTATGTATGGTGGAGGTCTTGAAGGTGGAACTACTACTGAAAGTTGTGGTTCTGGTGGATATGGAGGAACACAAACAGGAAATACGTGGCTAACTACTACTCGAACCACTTCTGCTACATCTACTTCTAACTGTTATGCTGGATTTGGATTCGGCGGAAATGGATGTTATAGTTCTTCTGGCTATGCAGGTGCTGGCGGTGGAGGCTGGTATGGAGGTTCCGGTTCATATCCAGATGGCTCTGGCGATGATGACAGAGGAGGAGGCGGCGGCTCAGGTTATGTTTACACTGCAAAAACTGCTGCAAATTATCCTTCTGGAAATTACGTCAACTCTTCTTATTATCTCACCGATGCTTCCACTGTCGCAGGAAATCAATCATTTACTGCTCCAGATGGATCAACTGAAACTGGCCATTCCGGTGATGGATTTTGTCGCATCACTAGAATTAAAAATGCGACAGTATATGTAAAACAAAATAATGTATGGATTAAGAGCTAAGGAAACTTAGCTCTTATTTAAATTAAGGAGGATTTTTCTATGAAACTTATTTTAAAAGACAATACTGAAATTACAGTAACTCGTATGAATAATACTTATGCATACGAAAATTTTGTAGATGGTATGGGTTATGACATGAATAAAAATGTTTCTGCAAGTTTTACTATTTTCGACTCCGATAAAAGCTTTGAAGAATTAAAAACTATTTTATCAGGAGAGAATAGAGAAGGATTTAGACTTGCTTATGGCGTAACAGAAAAAGATTTCCCAGGAATGAAAATCGAATCTATTTCTGAGGATATTGCCAATGATAGAAGTATTATCACAATTTCTATGAATGGAACTAAAGTAGAAGAAAAAACAGAGAACTCAGCTACAGATGCTGAAAAAGATACAAATAAAGAAGTTTAATTAGTCAACAAAGGATAGAAAGGAATAAACAGATATGAGAAGAATTATTGTAAAAATTGATCGTAACAAAGCAGTTGAACTTGAAAGAGTTAACTTTGAATTAAGTTTTACAAAGGATGTTATACAAAGACTTATTGAGTCCCATCCGAATGATACAGAGCTTATTAATGGAGAAGTATTCCAGAAATATAATCGTCAGGGTGCAGAACTTCAGGCTAAATACTCTCTTCTTGCTGCTGAAATTGAAAGAGAATATATCCCTGAGAAATTAAAAGGTCATAAGTATACATGGAATATTCCTAATGGTACAAATGACTTTATAATTGATATTCAGTGTAATTGTGAAATCGAGGGAATTGAATGAGAAAACATGAACAATATTCTGATCAGATAGCTAGGTTGTATCCGCCAGAGAAGCCTGAGACCGATGACGGACAACGAATTTTAACTCAAAGCGTCACTTTTCAAGTAACTGATGATTGTAATCTCGCATGCAAATATTGTTATCAAACCTGCAGAAATAAGCGTTCGATGTCATTTGAAACTGCAAAGAAATTTGCTGATTTAATTATTTCAGGAGATAAAGGCTTTTCTAAGTATATCAATCCAGAGAAATCTCCAGGATTAATTGTGGATTTTATCGGAGGAGAACCTTTTCTTGAAATAGAATTGATTGACCAGATTTGCACATATATCATGGATCGATTGATAGAACTTGATCATCCATGGGCCATGAAAACTAAATTTTCTATATGTTCTAATGGTACTCTTTATAGAGAACCTAAAGTGCAGGATTTCTTACGTAAATGGGCCAATAGATTATCTTTCTCAGTCACTATAGATGGCAACAAGGAATTACATGATTCTTGTAGAGTATATCCTGATGGAAGTCCAAGTTATGATCTTGCAGTTGATGCAGCTACAGACTGGATGAAAAAAGGTTATTACATGGGAAGTAAGATTACTATAGCTCCTGGCAATATAAGTTATCTTTATGATGCAATAGTTCATATGACAGAACTTGGCTATAATGAAATTAATGCTAACTGTGTATTTGAAGAGGGATGGACTACTATGCATGCTACTGTTCTTTATGATCAAATGAAACGTATATCTGATTATTTCTTAGAAAAAGATTATGATTTCGAACATGACTTTTTCTGCTCTTTATATAATGATGATTTCTTTAAACCAAAAGATGTGGCAGAGATTCAAAATTGGTGCGGTGGGACAGGTTCCGCTATGATTTCATGTGATCCTGATGGACGTATTTTTCCTTGCATCAGATATATGGAATCTTCTCTTAATGGACAACAAGAACCTTATTCTATTGGAGATATAGATAATGGGATAGGCTACTGTGATTGTTATAAATGCAGACTTAATTGCCTTAATTCTATTGATCGTAGAACTCAGAGTACAGATGAGTGCTTCTACTGCCCTATTGCAGAAGGCTGTGCATGGTGTTCAGCTTACAACTATCAAGTATTTGGAACTCCGGATAAAAGAGCGACATTTATCTGTGTTATGCACAAAGCTCGTGCTTTAGGTAATTATTACTTCTGGAATAAATATTATAGAAAACATGATCTGAAAAAACGTATGGAGATTTTTGTGCCTGATGAATGGGCACTTGAGATTATCTCTGAATCAGAACTTAATATGTTGAAAGAATTGGAAAGAGAGGACGATTAGTCCTCTCTCTTTTTAATATCCATAGTCTATATTTACATTTCTATTTTAAGAACAATTAGTTCTTATCTTTAATTCACATCTACGAAGGAGGCTTGATATTATGACAGAAATCAAAGGTATTGATGTTTCCCGTTGGAACGGAACAATCGATTGGAAAACTGTCGCTAATTATGGTATGGGCTTCGCTATCTTAAGGATTACCGAAAAAGGAAATATTGTTGATAGCACATTCGAACCAAACTACAAAGGCTGCATTGAGAATAAGATTCCTGTTGGAGTCTATAAATACAGCTATGCTACTACTATTGCTCAGATTGAAGATGAAGCAAATGTAGTTATTAAAACATTGAATAAAAGAAAACTGGATTATCCAGTGTTTCTTGATATAGAGGATAAATGTCAGGAGAATTTATCTGACAGTTTAATGATGAAAATGATTGAAACGTTTAGAGCTATTATTGTCAAAGCTGGATATAAATTTGGTATTTATTGCGGTTATTCTTGGTATCAGAACCAGTTACCAGAGGGTGCGAAAAAGTACGATTGCTGGGTTGCTCGATATCCTAATAATGATACCGGTGATTTACAAGAAAGATTAAGAGTTCCAGCTTCTACTGGTGTTATTGGCTGGCAATATTCAAGTAAGGCTACTATTCCAGGTATACCAACAAAAACCGATCGAAGTGTATTCTATAAAGACTATTCTAAATCTTCTACTACTTCTACAAACTCTCCCAAACCAACAACTACACAAGGAAGTGATGCTATGAACAAAGAAAAGGCTATTGATGCTCTTATTGCTTGCGCTGAAAATGAGGTTGGATATTTAGAAAAGAAATCTAATTCTCAACTTGATGATAAAACTGCAAATGCAGGTTACAATAACTACACTAAATACTGGAGAGACGTATATCCACAGTACCAGGCACAGGCTTGGTGCGCTGCATTTGTGAGCTGGTGTATGATGAAAACATTCGGTCTTGAGACAGCTAAAAAGCTCCTTAAACATTGGCCTTATGTATATTGTCCTACTCTCGGATCACTCTTCACTAAGTATGCAAATCCTCAGAGAGGAGACATTGTAATCTTCTATCGTAACGGTACTTTTGCACACACAGGACTTGTTACTAAAGTTGAAGGAGATAAATTTTATACTATTGAAGGAAATACTTCAGCTGGCTCTACTGTTGTTCCAAATGGCGGTGGAGTCTTTGCTAAATCTTATTACAATTCTAATCTTCCAGGCACTAAATTCTGTCGTCCAGACTATTCTATTGTCAAATCTATCCTGACATCTAATGCCTCTTCTACACCATCTCCTGCACCCGTACAGCCATCTTATACAGCATGGGTAGGTTCTTGTACAACTAATGGAACAGACGTGTTCTCAGACGCTACAGGAGCATCTAAACTAAATATATATCCCAAACTTAATGCAGGTAATCTTGTAGACATCATCGGTGAATCTGGCACAAGATATCAGGTTCGTATTGCTGCAAAATATGTTGGTTATGTAGAGAAATCTAACATTAAAAATCCTGCTGCAACAACTACAAAGAAATATCCATTTGTAGGAAAAGTAACGGCAAATAAATTGAATGTTCGTAAGAAAGCTGGTACTGAACATCCATTACTTCCAGAGTATCCGCAGCTAAATAAAGACAATCTTATTAATGTCCTTGGAGTTACAAAAGATACTAAAGGTGACAGATGGTATAAAGTATCAATCACAAAAAAAGAATACATCGGCTATGTGTCAGCCAAGTATATTACTAAAGCATAAGGAGGTATATCATGGGCATTGAACAGATACAGAAAATCCATGAATTTGGTGAGATCAATGTAATCATAGTTGTACTTCTTGTTGCTGCTTTAGTTATTGCTCTGCGAGCTGGTTGGGAAAAACTTCTTGATGCGCTTGGACTTGAAACTAAGGCTTCTTTAAGACAGAAAGCATTAGATCAGAAACTTTCTGATATGGAACAGAAGATTTCTGATTTTGAGGACTCTCAGCATGCATATCATGATCAATCTATTAGTATTAGAGATGATTTAAAGACGAATCAGAACACTCTTTGTACACAGCTTACTGATTTAACTAATTTAATGCAGAACTTTATAACTAATCAGGATGAATGCACTGTAGCTGCATTTAGAAGCTCTCTATGGAGAATGCATAGAGACTTTATGACACAAGGATATATTACACCGGATGGATTAAAAACATTCCTTGAAATGGGGAAACTTTATGAAAAAGCTGGCGGAAATGATATTTATCATGAGAAATTACTTCCAGATATTGAATCTTTGGAAGTCAGATATACAAAAGACAGCGTACTATAATTTATGGGTAGTCAGGCATTATGCTTGGCTACCCATTTTTTTACTTTTATGTTATACTTTTTCAGAGAGGTGAACACAATGATAAGATATGAATATGAACCGGGATTTTGCAGGCAACTACATTACAATGGTCTCTGGAAAGTTGAATACGAAGGAGTTCCTGGGCACTTTAAAAAGGTCAAGATGGCATGCGATTGTATTAAAGATGGATGCGACCAGGACTGCGAAGTGTTTGGAACTGTAGCTGATGTGAAAAATCCAAACATGGAATGGCATATGCGAGATGAAAATGGAAATATGGTTGGATGAAAAATGGACAGTTGAGTGTAATACTCTTCTGTCCATTTAAATTATACTGTTTTAATCTCTTTATCAAGTATATTCCGGACTTCTTCCACAGTTAGTCCTTTTTCTCGAAGTAATTTTGCCAAATCTTTCATAGACTGTTCTTCTTTAAATTTTGCTTCATTCTTTTCTGCTACTGCAAGGTCTTTTATAAGACTCTTTTTCTGTAATCTCAAGCCTTTAATATCTTCTGTAAGTTTTGCAATTTGTTCTTCTATAGATGTAATTTGTGATTTAATTTCATTCGTTGTCGATTCTGCTACTCGTCTTTTACCCCTCATTTGAAGCACCTCCTAATATAATTATAAATAATCATATCATAAAATTATAAGAGGTGCAAGATATTACCGGAGTGTTAACATTGTTTCATCTACCTCCTCTGGTAGTTATTTTAGAAAAATTGTCTCATTGTACTGCTCGGTTTTGACACCATTTGTACACCATTTGTGTGTTAAGTTACGTGAGGATATAATATAATACGTGAATGTTAATCCTTTAAATCTGCAAGATAGGGTTGAAAAATGGCTCTATCATTACATCTTTATGATCGTATTGTTATTAATAAAAAATGTCAATACAATTTATATATATCCTTATATTTACTTACAATTTCATTTTAAATTTTAAAATTACACCATTTTTACACCATTTAAGTCTTACCCTATCTTTTTCATTACTTCTTCTAATAATTCCATATCTTTAAATTTCTGATCTTCTAATACGACTGTATATGTATCCATTGTTGTTTGCAAGCAAGAATGTCCAAGATATGTCTGAACTGTTTTGGCGGGGATTCCTGCCTCAAAGCAACGTGTGGCAAATGTGTGTCTGAAAGTATGGGAGCTAAAAAATGGTATTAATTCTTGATTGTTTTTTAATCTTGTTTTATTAGCTCGATTTACTACAGTCCTCATACTTCTGCGCCATATCTCGTTGCTCATAGGAGTGTTAGTTCTAGTTACAAATATCAATGTTCCAAATACATCTGTATCATAGTTAGGTCGTGGTAAAGTATTCAACATTTCTATTTGATTTTTTAAAGCTGTTTTACAAACTGAATTTATTGGCACTTTTCTGATGCTTGACTTAGTTTTAGGTGTACTCAAAGTAAATATATGTGTTCCATCTTTATTATAATAATTTAATGTTTTATGAACGTATATAATATTATTCTCTAAGTCAATATCATCTATATTGAGTGCTCTCAATTCTCCAGATCGAAGACCTGTATTTATAGCTACTACATATGCATTATAATGGAAACTTTTTTGAGCAGCTTTAAAAAAATCACATTGATCAGCAATTGATAATGTCACAATCTTTTTTGATTCTATACCATTGATTTTTATATTATGTATAGGATTTTTTTGACACATGTTATTTTCAATGGCACATTCGAACATATCATGTAGTATACTTCTATAGTTATTAATTGTGTATGTCGTATGCTTTTGCATTAAATCATTAAAAAAATCTACTACTACTAATTTAGTTATTGAATTAATTGACATGTTTCCTAAAGCAGGCTTTATAATGCTTTCATACGTTTGTTTATAATGGTGTAAAGTTGTCGGTTTCAAAACAGGTTCCTTATACACTCTCATCCATTTTTTATACCATTGATCCAGAGTCATATTGGGGTCTGCCACATTGTTTTTGTTATAATCTTCTACAACCTCACTCATTAGTGCATTTTTAACCTCTTTCAGGGTCACACCATACACACATTTGCGTTTCCCGAATCTATCCGTAAATCGGGCTTGATATCTACCGTCCTTTCTTTGTGTGATACCTTTTCCGAGTTCTTTGCCTTTTAAATCTTTTCCCATTATACATCATCCTTTCAAAAAGTCCGTATGTACAATGAGACAATTTTCTACATAAATCATACCATACATACGGACTTCTTTCAATTATAAATAGACAATGCTATCTAAATATTTTTCAAATTTTTGCCTTTTTATCAGGCATCTATTGCCAGAATACATTACAAAGTTACATCCTGGTTCTTTTGTAAGTTCTCTAAGTTTATTCTTACCTATATTAAAGTACTGAGCAGCCTCGTCTATGGTTAAAGCATATTTCTCAGAGAAAAGCATTGTAGTATCCTTTTTCGTGAGCTAAGCTGAGTACATTTTGAGACATTGTCATGGTACCTTTTTCATATCCCGGATTATTAATCACATAATCAACTTCATCCTCAATCCCATCAAACTGCCCTACATCAGACAGATTTCTCCTATAGGCTTCTTCTATGTCGTCACCACGTTTAAGAATTTTAATAAGCCTGTCTCTTCTTGGAACTTTTATATAGAAAGAGATAATCTTTAGATCAATATTCTTTTTTAACTGTCTAAGACCATGAGGAGTTAAAACAACCACTTTATCATCTGTGCAGTCTTCTTTAGCTGTTCCGTACTGCCAACCATTATAAGAAGCATGTTCAGCGAAAAGATTTTTTTCTACCATATCATTAAACTGCTCTTCTGTAATAAAATGATATGTCTCTCCATCTACATCTTCTTTTCTCATAGGCCTAGTGGTATATGTAACTATTTTATTAAAACCTAAAGCAACAAGCTCTCTTTCAATAGAACTTTTACCTGATGCTGATTCTCCTACAAGTACTATCATTCCTTATTCTCCTTTTTCTTTTTATCCATCTCTTTTATAAACTCTCTATATCTATGTGTATATTCATATGAATCTCCAAAAATATGATGTGCAGCCTTATAAAGATTAGGCTCATATTCTTGAATTATAGCTAAATCCTCATCTACTTCTTTGTTATACGGACATCCAGCACATCCAGTCCTTTTGAACCCATACTCTGTATAGCATTCACTATGTGTTACTTCATAATTAGTTTCATAATCTATTTTGTCAGCTTCTTTATACCAAAATAGAGGTCGGTAAAAATCACATTTTTCATCATTTTCTGTAAAGCAACTCTTATATTTGGCAGCTCTAGCGCCACCTTCAGCTTTACGAACACCGGTAATCATAAGATCATATCCCATTTCTTTTATTACGGCTTTATTTAGATCTTTCTTCGCATATTTACAGCATTGACTTGATATCTTAAATGAGGGGGGATTATTAATTAAGAATTGCTTCAGATATTTGTTTCTATTTATGTTATAAGATGAAATTGATGGTTGGTATTTGTTACACCACCATTTTGCTAAATACATAGGAACACTAGAATCTAACAGCTCTTCATATGACTTATCTTCCCATGTAAAATTATGTTTTTGCATTCTATATATATTTTCACTGACCTGTTTACTTATAAAAGGTTGGCCATACATTTTACAAGAAACAGGAATAGGTTTAATAGCTTTGAATGTCTTAATTTGAATATTATATTTTTCTTCTAAATATTTTAAATGTTTTTTTGTGGCTTGATACTCAAGACCAGTATCAAACCACACATATTCAACTTTATTATCTTTATCACATCTCCAGATAATATCTAACATGACATCACTATCAGAACCACCTGAGATGCTACAGCATATCTTTTGATATTTGTCTTTGTTTATAATTGACCATGCTCTAACTAAATTATCACCAATGACTTGGTTTTTAGGGCATGTTTTTAATAGTTCTTCTACAGTATTTGCTTTTAATAGTTTTACTTCTGCCATTCAAGTATTTACAGAAGTTGCGCAACTATATTACCTAGGATTACTGTTTTTATCCTTTCTTATTATTTTGTATAAGTAATCAAATCCTTAGCATAAGGAAGAGTTAAAATCCAGTCACAGAACTGATGCCATTCAGTTAATTTATGAGACTCCCTCTGAAAATACATAGAGCGGAGATTCTCATAGTTTAAACTAAGAGTTCTTGTCTGAAGCCATCCATTAGGCAACCAGCGTACTAAGGCTTTCCAATAGCGTTTATCTTTAGTCTCAAGATATTTCTGTCTATAGTACTCACATTTGTTAATAATCTCTTCTGGATCTTCAATCTCAGGGTCAAAATCATCTGTTTCAAAACATTCCAAAGTAATAGGTGTACTAGCAAGTTTGTGCATTGTACTGGAGCTATTAGCTACTGTTCCTACTTTGTATGTATCGTACTCTTTCCACCAATAAAGCGGTGCGGTAATAGTAACAGCTACAGAAATCTGTCTTAAAAATTTTCTATGCTCTGGTCCGGCACTGATAAGTCTCTGACATAAATCCATATCGTTTGGACCAATAATATAATCCGTCATTCCACACTGGTCGTAAGGCCCGTCATCAAATGGACATTCACCACATTCGGCAAGCACACAAGAAACACTATCACTCTTACTATGAGACATTAACGGCAGTCTCATTCCATAAAGTGCTTCTTCAAAGTTATATACATGTGTTCTTTCAAATCTCATAGTTAAACCCTCCACTTTTTAATAGCTTTATTAAAAATTTCTATATCTATTTCTGAACCCATAATATTTATGTCAATATCTTTTGGTAATCCAAAAGATAAGACTCCCAGAATAGACTTTAAATCAATAACATATCTTCCGAACTGTGCATCAATATCACAATTTTTAAATCTATTGGCAATACTGACAATTTCTGTAGCATCTGTTGAATCATTTAGTCGAATTTTCATCTTTATCCTTTCTTTTTGTTAAATAGTATGATATAGTGTAAATGGTTGTTTTATACACTTCACTTGTACACAACCAACACACATTTTTCTTTAGAGGCACTCTATTCAGTGCCTCTATTTTTTTTATTTATCTGTACTTCCAAATCCACCATTACGAGTACCCTCAGTTTTATCATCTTCTGTAATTCCATAAGGTAGGAAAATCCCCTGACAGAAGCCATCACCTTTAGCTACTTTCATAGTCTTAACTCCTTCATTGGTTAATTTGACCATGATATGCCCTTCGTTATCTGAATAGAAATAATCACTGTCAATAATACCAACCGTATTTTCTAATCTTAGTCTATACTTAAATCCAAGGCCACTTCTCGGAAATAACATCAGAACCCAGTCATCATTCATTCCGCAACGGACACCAGTTGGAATCTTAATTGTCTCTCCAGGTTCTAACACAAATGACAATGGAGAATAGAAATCATAACCAGCGCTGCCTTTAGTCGCTCTCTGAGGAAGTTCAATAGGATAATACGCATCTTTAATTGCTTTATCAGTAATCATTGACGGTTTACCAAATGAATCTTTCCATGCTGCTTCAAACTGTTCATAAGATACTTTTTCAAATTTAGCTACTCTTTTCATTTACAAATCTCCTTTTTTAAATATTCAATATATTTGTCCCATTCACCTAATGAATGGATATATTCTTTAGTTTTTAAACATTTCTTCTTCATGTCTTTTTTCAAATCAATTGACTTATACTGCTTACTTTTTTGAAGTTTATTGGTCAAAAAAGCGTCAGTTACCCTAGAGACCAACAAGTAATCCTTGTTGTCCATAGAATCCAAAATAGCGTTGTATTCTGCTAAATCTTCCTCAGGAATAGGGTAATTACATTTGGGTAAGTTCTTAGTCGAGAAAGGACTAATATCTGATCCTGCAGTTGCAGGTTTAAGAAAAGATGCTATGTATTCTAACTTACGAGCATGAAACTTAAATTCTATTTCTTTATCGTTTTCCATGATACTTCGTACAATTCCTTCATCTTCAAGTGCTTCGTATAGTTCTGTATAGGTCTTATATTCCGGTAATCCAATATCATTAGCTATAGCTTTTAAAATATTATGTCCTCTTCCTATAGATGGGATATAAGCTACAAGAGTAGAGAAACCATAATGATATATCTGAGCACCTCCATAGCATTTAATATAAATATCATCAAAACTTGGATCTATTCCTCCAGAATCATCTCTGGGATAATCATTGGTACTTTGATCTATTGCAGCTTTTAGTCTATAAGTACCTTTATATTTCATTAGATATTTTGCCATTTAAAAACCTCTTTAGAATCAGTTCCTTTCTTAAATCCAAAAAACGGAACATCTTCTTTAAAAGTATAATCATCATTAATATAGTAACAAGGATGTTCTTTTGTTTTAATATAGAAACATTCTTCTTGTGTCAACTCACAATAGTTGAGCATATGGTTCTCTCTGTAATAGTCACAATTGAAACAATTCATTAAATCACTGTCCTATCATTTCTTTAGTAATTTCTTTATATATTGGTCTACAACACAATTCATATTTACTTGACTGTAAGATTGCTAAAACCGAATCTTCTTTATCTTTATCAACTCCCACTATAAATTTCGGACATATTAGACCAAAATCATTCGAGTCTTTATTAAAATCGTAAGGATTGTGAATCTTCACTGTTTTAATTGATTTTAACTGCCTAATGCAATCATGGTATGAATACCATGGAGCTGCTAAATAATATTTTCTATTTCTCCAATCCATTAAATCCTTGCCTCCATATTTATAAAATCTATAATTTCACCATTGTCTTTTTTCTCTTCCATATCCTTTATAGCATCTTCAATTGAATCAAACCTACACGGACAAATGTGTCCTTTTGTTAAATTTACAAAAGAATACGTGCCATCTAATTTATTTCTCATAACTGAAACCAATACATTATCTTTCTGTCTTGTTACTAGATACACATTATTCATTTTCTAACTCCTTCAATCTATTTTCGGCTTCTTCACGAGTTAAAAATACAGTTTTATTTATAAAGTTAATCATTGGAACACTGAATTTTTCAGTATGAAGATAGTGTCTTACTTTTTGTTTTTCACAAAACTCTCCATTCATACATTTATATTCTATATCTTCCATACAGTCATCGTCATAATAACACCATTGTTTTGTATATATTGTATAAACAGTAGTGTTTAATGGTATTGGAAGTTTTAATAACAAGTTCTGTTCTTCTAAATCTTCATATTCGGCAAGCTTTTCAATTGCAGGATATAAATATTCTCCGCTTAATATTTTAACAAGAGGTATTTTATTCTCAGATTCAAATACCTTTATCCCTGCAATCCCTTTCTTTTCATCATTTGGAATATATCTTTCTGTTAATCTCTCCATCTATTTTCACCTCTTAAATTCGCTTGCAAGGATTTCAAATTCCATATATTAATTCTCCTTTAATACCATAATAACTGCATTACACATACCAATAATCCTTTGAAATTTTTCATCTTTCGAATGAACATTTGAGCTAGATAAGGCATATCCATTTTCTGCAATTTCTTTTATTGCTGACATCCATTCTACAACAATATTACTGCCAGATTTTTCTTTAAGCTGATTTTCAGCATACATTCTTTCTTTATAAATAACTTCTTTATCAATCATTGTTAATATTCCTCATAGTCAGTCTCATCACTGATATTTAATTTATGTTTCTCAGCTTCATGTACTTTATTCAATGCGACTTTTCTATTATCAAATACAACTTCTCCTACAGTACCATACCCTAAAAGATATGCATGTTTATCTCTTTTATCTATACCTACAAAGTAGGTGTCTGCGACTGTACGAACAGTCAAGTCACAGACATCATAAACTCCTACTGTAGGGAAAATCTTTGTATAATAGAGCTTGTCACCTTTCTCTATTACTTTCATTAATCACATTTACTCCATCCACAATTCTTGCAAGTATTACAGCCACCTTCAAAGACTAATTCTCCTCCGCACTGGGGGCATTTAGCCTTAGAAACAGGCATAATCTTAGGTGTAGTAACTTCTAATTCTTTCTCTTCAACATCTGAGAATCCTACTTCATCCATCATTTCTTCATACATTTCAAGAAGAGCATTTCCAATAGCTACAGGACAACTACTGCCTTTAGATGTATCGTGTTTAGTAGCTGTTCTAACTGCATATGATGGACAGGTACCAGAAGATTTTAACTGATCTACTATGGAATAAACATCAATTCCGCCTCTAGCTGCCAAAGAAATCATTCTTGAAAGTCCAATCATAAAATTATTACACCCACCGGAAGACCCTTTACTGAAATAAGTTTCAAGCAACTGGCCATTGTCTGGATCAAAGAAAGCTTCACAATGGAGTGTTCCACAACCTGTCCTAAGAGTTCTCTTTTTGCCAATGCAGTTATCATCTGCTTTAATAATCATACCTCTTTCTAAATTATGAGGTTTTTCTACAGTATCTTCTGCATTCTCTTTAATAGTAAGAATACCTGCACGTTTACATCCATCCCTAAAAATAGTCACACCTTTTAATCCAGCTTCCCATGCAGTCATATATAAATCTTCAACCTGTTCAACTGTAAAATTATTTGGAACATTAACAGTAGAACTGATAGATGCATCAATATGTGACTGCCAAATACTCTGCATATAAATTCTATTCTTATAATCAAGTGTTTGAGCAGTTACGAAGTAATCTGGTAATTCAGAATCGTCTTTTAATCCATGTTTGTCCATATATTCTTTTACAATTGGAGTGTAGACTTTATAATATTCATCATGACCCTTAAGAGACTCTGTTTTTCTTGTATAGTAGTTTGCAAAAATAGGTTCAATGCCACCAGACACACCAAGCATAGTTGAAAGAGATCCAGTTGGTGCAATTGTAAGTAACTGAGAGTTTCTAAGCCCAAATGATTCTACTAATTCTTTTGTTTCGCCTAATGCATTTTTACTATAAAACGCTGATTGTTCTACCGCTTCTGGTTTATATTTAGGATATACACCATATTCTTTTGCTAACACAGCAGATGTTTTAATTGCCATATCTGCCATAGTATGTCCAATCATGTCACATAAATCAATGGCTTCTGGACTACCATATTTAATTCCCAGTTTAATAAGCAAATCGGCAAGACCAAAGATTCCAAGTCCAATCTGTCTCCAATCATACACAGACTCTCTCTGTTCTTTTAACGGATGTAATGTAAGTCCTTCATCTAATACTTCATTTAATGCAATAACAGACGATTTGACACAATGCTTGAAACTCTCAAAATCAAATCCTGTATCACATGCAAATTCAGCTAGGTTAATGCTACCAAGAAGGCATGAGCCTCCCGCTGGCAAAGGTTCTTCTGCACATGGGTTTGTTCCTGCATATTCAAACTCATCATCACAACTAAGTAGATTCCAATTATTGATTCTGTCCCAGAAAAGCATTCCAGGTTCAGCATAATCCCAGTTCATTTCACACATTTTATGAAACATTTCATATGCATCAATTTCCTTAGTGATGGTTTCTCCTGTTTCTAACCTAGTAAATGATAGAGTAAATGGAGTTCTATTTTTTACAGCAGCCATAAACTTGTCTGTGATTCTAATAGAGATATTTGCTTTTGTGACTCTATCAAGATCTGATTTAATGCCAATAAATTCTTCTAAGTCTGGATGTTCACAAGATAAACTGAGCATTAAAGCTCCTCTACGTCCTGCTTGCCCGATTAATCCAGTAACCATAGAATATAAGTCCATAAATGATACAGAACCCGTTGTTTCTTTAGCGGCATTATTGACTTTTGCACCTCTTGGAGATAATTTACTAATATCAACTCCACAACCACCACCATAACTATATGTACGAGCAAGTTTCTTGGCACAATCAAAGATACTCTCAATATTATCTTCTGGTGGTTCAATTACATAACAATTGCTAAGACTAATCTTACGTCCCTTATTTTCAAGACCTCTATTGGCAAGAATACGACCACCGAATAAAAACTTTTTCTCTTTAATTAAATTAGCAATTTCTGAATTTCCACCAGATACACGATTAATCCACTCATCAAAAGTTTCATTTTCAAATCTGTATTTTCTTTCCCAAATGTCTTGTCCTAATTGATTCTCTGTTCCTAACCATTCCTGTACTGTCATACACATTCTCCTTAATCGTAATAATTAATAATATAATCAACAGCTTCTTCAAGAGTATTAAACACTACATCACAATCTTCAGGAAGCCATTCATATACATTCTGTTTCCCAAATCCAATAACAGGTATCCCTTTATCAACTGCATATTGTAATTCCTGTCCAGTCCCCACAGAATTTTCAGTATTATTAAGGTTTACTAAAATCAAATCACTATTGGCGATGAGATACTTTATATAGAAATTTTTTGTCTGCTTGGCTGTAATAGATTTAGAGCCATCTCTAGGAAAATACTCTGTTGGATCATATAAGTGATATGCAACAAGATCTAAATACTTTTGTGCTAAAATAAATCTCTCAAAAGCTTCATTCCTCCAAGATGTCCCTCCATCAACTAATCCTTTGCAAGCACCAGCTAAATAAATATTTAATCTTTTCATTTTATTCCTCCATCATATATTTAATAAACAAAGCTGCATCATCAGGATTCTCACAATGCAATTCAAGAGTATCTAATAAAGTGTCCCCTGACTGTACCAAAGCAGTTAAAACAAACCTACACAACTGACTGTTAAGAACAATATTGTCACCTTCCGGTGAAACCACATCTACTCTTCCTTTGCATTGATCTACTACTTTAAAAAATGAATCAAAATCTTTAATTTTATTAATCTTCAAGCTTGTCCTCCTTATCTCTTAGATTATCTTTCAATTTTTACTAAACATACGGCATAGTCAACTTTTCGTGAAATTTCATTGAATATTAATTCCTTAGATATTTTATTAACATACCAAAAGTAAGGACTAATACCTTTATTCATTTTTTCTGCTAATTTATCCCTTTTCATCTGATGTTCATACGCCATATCTCCATATTTAAGTTTTTCTGAATCCCATCTAGCATTTGCTGTTTTTATTCTGAATGCCAAATGCAATTCATCTTCTTCTATATATTCTCTAACTACTGAAAGCATTTTAGGAATGTTTTCTTCCAACACTGGATCACCAATAAAATCTACTGGATACACGACAATAATGCTGATATATGGTGGTTCCATACTAACAACTTCTTCTACACAAAAGTTTTTGTCATCTAAAACTGTTATTTTAATTACCTCTCTTCTACTAATTCAAATTCTTCTTTAAATTCTTCGTCTGTATAGCAACTCCATGTATAATCTTCTACTCCTAAAACATACCACCGATTATAGAAGTAATATGATCTATACCAACCGAGATGTTCAACAATACAATGCCTGTCATTATCTTCTTTGATAAATATATATTCGCCATCAATATTAGGCTCAAATATTTTCAAAACTTCTTCTCGATTTTGTCTTGTTAAATATATACACTCATATTGTTCTTTCCTCACACATTTCATTGTCATCTCCTATGAATAATTGAAAATCATTAGCTTCACAACAAGCTGCTTTATATAGAGTAGCCATAGAAAATACTTCTCCTGGCTGGAATCTATCTACTTCTTTGTATCTATAACAGGATTCTTTTTTAGGACAATCCACTAACTCTCCTGCACAGAAAGTAATATCGTGACTAAACGCCATAATACCCGCCTCCCATCGGTTCATTAATAAATTCATCTATTGATCTATAGTCTTTAAGCATAGCAATTGCTCTACATAAGATGCCTTCTATTTCACAATATTGAGCGCTATCAGCAATATCTGATAATCTATCAATCACCTGTGTAACTGTCATATTCTTATATGATGGCTCTTTGTATTCATCCATATTTATACCTCCTAAAAATCAAATTTCTTGTTACATAATTCATCTAAATCATCCATAAGATAAGTTTGTCTATGGATAATCTGTTCTTTAGTAATTGCGTATTGCAGAGCCTTAGTCTGAGCACATAGTATAAATTTTTTACTGGCTCTAGTAATCATGGTGTATAAGAGTTCTTTATTAAGCATAATAAACATCGAAAAGTCTATCCCTCCAATAACTGTATCAAACTGACTTCCTTGGGCTGAATGACAAGTTATTGCATATCCAAGCTCTATATAAGGAGCATGTGATTTAGGTACTTCTACATAGCCAATTCCTTGAAAATCTATCAGGATATAATCATCTTTTATATCTTTTATGATGCCTAAGTTTCCATTAAAGATATCTACAACTGAACCATCAGAATTAATTATCTGGTACTTATTCAGTTTGTTTATAACTTTATCTCCTACTTTTAATACCCATTGAACTACTCCACTTTTCATAATTTTGTATTGCTTTTTTGATTTGGGGTTGTATATCTGTTGAGCTATATGATTTAAAGAAGCTACTGAAGACACTCCTTGTTTACAAGGAACAATGATTTGCACATCCAGAATAGATTTAGCATGTTTGATTTCTTCTTTAAAATACTGCACTATATTATGATATGTATTAGATTTATCAGTATAGCAGTTGAGAATCATGTCCTGAAGTTCACCTCTTGTTTCTTCTCCAGTCCATCCATCAGAAGTTAATTGTTTTCCTTGCCTTACTCGAATACTTTCGGTAATAATGGCTGATTTCTGAGCTTGCCTATGAATTTTGTCAAGGAAAATTGAAGATATATATTTAGATTCAAGCATATCAGCAGCTACTGCACAGGAGCCTATAGATTCTAGCTGTCCCACATCTCCAATAAAGATTACTTTTGTTCCTGTTGCACACGCTTTCAGTAATTGCTTAAAAAGATAACCATCAATCATAGACATTTCATCCACTACAATAATGTCATAATCTAAAGGGTCATACTCATAATCAAATGAGGTCCTTGGATCTCCATATTTAAGTTTAAGCAACTTATGAATTGTTTGACTTTCTTTACCGGAAGCTTCACTAATTCTCGCCGCTGCTCTCCCGGCTAAAGCTACTGTTACACTTTTATAATCTTGCAGGATAGTAAGAATACCATCAATAATACTTGTCTTACCTGTTCCACCGTAACCGGAGATACAGCATAACTGATTATCGAGAACCATTTTAATACCCTCAAGCTGTTGCTCTGTATAATCCCATCCTTGAGCTTTTTCTTTCTTTTTAATTATCTCTAACCAGTTATCATATTTAAACTTATTTGGAGCATTTTTTAATCTTATCAGATGTTCAGCTATTGAATATTCTAGGTCATAATACCATTTTAATCCTATTTTAGTTTTTTCTTTATTCCATACAATCATTTGAGAATCTTGTAGATCATGTATCGCTTCAGCGATATTCAAATCAGGTACCTCTTCTCCTATTTTGTCTATTAACTCTTGCATGATTTCTTCTGAATAACTAAATGATTTTCCATTTTCTCCTTGATTCCTTAGAAACATTTTAATGCAGGTTTCAATTCGATCTACTCCATAAGGGTCAGCTCCATTTTGTAATGCTATATCATCGGCTGTTTTCCAACCTATTCCTCTTATGATTGTCAAATCATACGGATGATTCTTTACTACATCAACAGCTTTATCTACGTCTTCATGATAGTATTTAATAATCTTTTCTATCAATTTATCAGTAATAGAATACCTGGCTAAATCAATATAAGCTTTGTGTTTATCATAGGTATCATTAAATTTCTCAATCCACTTAGTAGCTACACTGGGACCGCATCCCTTAATTTTTGTAAGTTCTTCTACGTTCCCTTCTTTTAAAGCTAAGTAAGGATTATCTAAGGCTTCATACATTCTTTGTACATACTTAGGGAATAGTTTACAGAGAATATATTTTTGACCTCTAATATCAGTCTCAGCTAAATCATTGTTCATAACACTTTCAAGAATATTAATTTGCTCTCCCCAGGTGGAGCTATAATCCATTTCACCTTTTATGTCGTAAACTTTTCCTATAATAGGTGTATGAATATTTCCTTTAATACAATATCTCATGCCTTTCGTAAGATTTCCTACAGTTATTTCTCTCACTGTTGCATAAAATATGCCCCAGTGAGTAGAATCATTATAGTATTTTTGCTCTTCTAAAAGACCTTTGAATTGTACCTGTTCAACTACAGTTTCTATTATTCTTCACCAACTTTCTTTCTATCTGTTTGAGCCAATATTGTTCCATCATTATAAATTTCTTCAATTCTATTAGTTGTATGAGTATAAACAGTGTCTGCATATTTCGTGACAACAAATTGATCTTCACGCCTATAACCACAAACAATAATTTTAGAACCTCTTTTAAACCAAGACTCTTCCAGGACTTTTTTCTTGCCTGCAGGTGTCTGTTCAGAAATTCTTTTATTATAATAGCTATACTGACCTTTGTTATATTTACAGGTCACCACACCATGATTAGTGAGTAAAGTTACCAAATGTTTGTTATTATCAGAATCTAAAACAGTTCCAGCTAATCGAACAATCTGGAATTTAGGAGTATGCTTAATTTCTCCTCGTATTCTTCTCGTAATATATTGATATACTTGAGGAGTTTCAGAGAGTAAATTATAATCAACCACTCCATACTTTGGCTCATTCAAATTCCACAACTCATGCCGATCCGGGTAATAACTTAATGATTCCATATCCCATTGTTCTAATGATCCAGATGCATAAGATTCCATTGTTGAATCAAGTTTTTTCTGATTATATAATTGAAGCGTCTCAGGTAAAGCCATATAATCTTTCAATGGTTGGATAAGAGCATCCCATTCTTTATTAAAGAGCTTCTCTGAAATAATTACTCCATCCTCCTTTGTACCCACAATACATGTATTAAAGTACTCCATCAAAAATTCTGTACCTCTTTCATCAAGAGCAAAATATCTGTCATGATATCCTTTTTTAGGTACCTTTTTTCCTTCATCTATTATATTTTTTAAGAAGAAACTTTCATGTAAAGCATACGCTTTGAAATTCTTGATTCTAATCATTGTTTCCATCTCTTTTGGGAAGATGTCATATTCTAATGCTGAATTAAACTGCTGCATAGTCAGTTTATCTGTAGGTGTGAATACATTACGAGAAAGAAATTTTTTCATTGTTTCCATACGATCTGGGGAATCAAGTTCATTGAAACAACCAGCTTTAATTAGAATAATCATTTTAGCAGTACCAATAATCTTAGTGTCTATCATACGTTTACAAAAATCTTCAAATGAACTATAGGGTTGATGCTCTACAATGGCGCGAGCTATATCATCACCTATCCCACAAAGTCCTTTAAAAGAGAAAATAATACGATTGTTCTTTTCATCTGGGACAAAGGAAAACTTTGCTTCATTAATAAGAGGTCTGTCTACTGTGATTGAACGCTGCTTAAAATTGGCTATTGCTGAAGCTATCTTTCCATACTTAGTCGATTTATTATCTTCTATCTCTTCATTAGCACCAGCATCAACAATAAGGTTAGCTGCATTCCAATAAATCAATGGATAATGATAAGCTAAATTCATTTCTTGTACTGCAATAGTTGAATAAGCAACGATATGAGGGAGACTAAAACTATATCCAAGCTGTTTTCTTATAACTTCGTTCCATACATAATCAAGCATATTAATTCGTGTACCTATCTCTAATCCATGCTTATAAAATTTATCATGTGCTTCTTTCTGTAGTTTTTTCTTTTTCTTTGCGATACTTTTACGTAAGTAGTTAGCTTCAGTCATAGTAAAATCTGATATATGGTTGTCCATAGATAGTTGCATTACTTCTTCCTGCATTGTTGCCATACCATGAACAGATTTCAAATATTTTTCTATAATTCCTATTTCACTATCATTTAACTGATATTTTTGCTTCATACATTTGTACCATTCATTGATATTGTTTTTATATCTAACAAAGGTATCAATTGGCTGTTCTTCATCTTCTCCCTGTACCATAAGACGCATAGCAGCATTAGCAGTACCCAGTTCAGTTAAAGATCTAGGTTTAATTGTTTGAATAGCTTTAGCTCCTACCTGAGTCTGAAACTGGAATAAGTTTACAATTTCAAGATTCTCTGCCATCTTCCACATCTCTTCTGAATTATAATCTAATACATCAGGATGAAGATATTTATTATAGGTATCTCTTAAAGTACCTTGCCATTCTATATATCCATATTTGACTAAAAAATCTAAACATAAATGCATGGCATCTAAGTTTTGAATAGTTAAGTAATCAAATTTAAGTCCACCACAATAAGATGAATTATCCATATCCCATTGTGTAACAGGCTGCCCATTTGGGGCCTTCATCATTGCATTGTGTTCTAAGTAAGGAGCATCAAATATGATTACTCCACTGGCATGTATTGATCTGCCACAAACTAGGCCCTCTATTGCCATAGCAGTATCCAATAAGCCAGGATATTTCTTACATTCATTTAAAAATTCTGTTGCAGGTTTTACATTATCTTCTTCGTTACCATATTTCATTTCAGTCAAAGAAGCTGTTTTTCCTCTGGTAACCGGAATCATTCCAGCTAAATATTGTGCTATGTCATTATCTATCCTCATTCCTCTAGCAGTAGTAAGAATTGCCGATTTACTTCCTTCTGTCTTAAATGTACAAATGTTAAGTACTTTATTATATCCATATCTTTTTCTTGTTGCTTCTATAATCCTTTGCCTTTTTGAGGCTTCTGTATCAATATCTACATCTGGCATCTCTGGTCTACTGGCATGTAAATGCCTCCACCAAGGGATGTTATATTTTAAAGGATTAATTTGTTGCAAATTTATAAGATATGATATATAAAAAGAAGCAATAGATCCTCGTGATGGACCAACTAAAGATCCCCCACCATCTTCTGAGTCATCCCACATCATATTGATAATATCTAATGCTGTAATATAATAAGAAGAAACTCTATCATTTAATTTTTCACTGGTTTCCCAAATGGCTCCCAACTCATCATTAATTCTTAGCATCATTGATTTTATTTCTTCTTTTGTAAGTGACTCCGAATATTGCTTTGTCCACCATCCATCTTCAATAAGATATAATAAATATCTGTCACTCTTTTCCTTTGAGTAGGCAAAATTCTTAATATAGGGACAAAAGTCATAGGCTGTTTCAAAAGAATGACTCATTGTAAATTCTGGTATTTTAGCTTTAGGTACGATTTGTGTATGATACAAGTCATATTCTTCAACCTTCTCACCAATCTCCAGAGAACACTTCAATGCATCTTCCACTTCTTTATAGCCAATCTGATCATCCATCCTTTGATGGATCTGTTCGTTAGTCATCATCCAAGTTGATTCATAAAAGTCACCTAACTCTCTTTCTTCATCATCACGACTGTTAAGGTAAGCAGCATGAATTTCTCTATCTTCTTGTTTCAAATAGTGAACATCACAAGCAACAGTAGCTTTTATTCCTAACTGATGTTTCAGCTTTATGATTTCTTGATTCAGCTTTATCTGTTCTTCTGACAGTCCCGGTTGCATTTCCAAGTAAAAATCTTTACCAAATAACTGCTGGTTCCAGAGAAGAAAATCCATATAATTTTCTCCTGCTAATAGAGACTTGCCTAATTCTCCTCCTAAACATGCTGTCGTTGAAATCAGATGTCCAGGATTAGATTTAACCACATGTTCCAGGTCACTTTTCAATGTAGGAACACGTTCCATCCTTCCTGTATAAAAACTGTTATCCCATGCTAATGAACTAAGTTCTCTTAACTGCTTATGCCCTATTTCATCTTTAGCCAGAAGAATATAATGATAAAATGGAGAATCGCAGGATTTTTTCCCATCTTCTGATATATTCAATTTGTCAACTAAATATATTTCATTACCAAGTATTCCTTTGAAATCTTCCGGCAGTTCACCGGAAGACTTCATGGATTTAATTGTTTGAATAAATCTCACATGACCAGATACAGACTCATGATCAGTGATAGCAACTCCTGAAAGTCCAAGAGATGCAGCTTGTTTTATTAATTGAGGTACTTTTACGATGCAGTCTAACATACGAAGCTGACTAAATTCTGTATGCGCATGTGTCTCTATTCTCACTAGAACACCAACTTTCTCTTAGTTTCTTTCTTTATTTCTTGTCCATAAGGATTAAGTACTGCGAATGATTTCTTCTCAGGTGTCCACAAACTATGGTATTGGCACAATCCAGAGAACTTAGGATCAGCATTTGGGGAAGTGCTGTGGAAAGGACACCAATAGCATAGCGGTGTCGGCTTAGGTGGATATTCACCTTTACTTTCCATTTCATCCATTTCATTTAAAACTTTATCCAGCTTCTTAATCCCTCTGTTAAGATAGCCTTTGGTACATACACCTTCGTCAGCTCCTTGAATAGCATCTATAAGAATAAAATCATACACATGGTCTGTTGCAGGCTGTCCATATAAATGAATACATGCCAAATCATAAATTACATGTTGCATAGGTGTTTTTATATCAGCATCTCTAAATATAGCTTTTGAGGATTTATAATCAGTAATTCTTAACTGGTCTTTTTCATTTTTATCAACCCTATCAATAAATCCATGTATAATAACTCTATCGTCATACACAAATTCAAATCTCTGTTCTACTGCCACAGGAGTCCACTCTTTACTATCAATCCTAGATGGCAATACTTTGTTATAAAAGATATCCATCTTTTCTGAATAGTTCATACCTGACTTACTATCAGCAGTAAAAAACTCATCAAAATATTTCTTTTTGAGGTCTTTTATACCGAGAATGTGATTATCCGACTTCTCATCAGTCTCTAAATAGCCCTCTTCAGTAATATTCTTAAGATAGTCATAGTCCACTGTCTTACCTTCCATTATCATTCTTCCTTTGAGTTCTAATGCTTTATGTAAAATAGAACCAATTTCCATAGGGAGAGAAGATTTCTTTGAAAAGTTTTTGTCTACATATTTTAATTTATGACTTAACGGGCAGTGGTCAAAATTACTTTCTTTGCTGTAGGAGAGATAAGGTAACCCCTTATCTTCCTCAGCTACTTGTCGGATTTTCTGACTAATATCAGTCAATTAATTCCTTTCTATACATAAGTTCCTTCCTCCAATGTAATATCTTCCATAGTTATTTCCACTTTATCATCAAGTAGTTTTAATAACGTTTCTTTACCTTTGTCTGTAGGTGCATCTTTATAATCTAGCAGTCCATCTCTATCCCATATAATTGACACTTTGCAATAAGGGATAATTGGACGAATCTTTTTAAATAGCTTATTCTTATACAGTTCACCGTCCCAACCATATGGGTCTTTATACTCTTTATCAAAACCTAATATCAGCTCTTCTATTTTTAAATAATCTAATAGCAGCTTAATCTGTTCTCCTGAAATTTCACTTCCACATACAGCTAATGAGAAGTCATCATCTCCAAAGTATGAATGGTTTTGCATAACTCCTTTTTCCGATTCAAGAAGTAAACATTTCCTGCAGGTTTTGATCTTGTTTTGATTGATATGAATACCGTAAAGATTGTGCGACAGTTTATGACTTAAAAATTTTCCTTCTATATTAAGAGGTACATACTTACCTATATTTTTTACATCTTCTTCATCAAGATATCTTCCTCTTATACCAATAAGATTCTGATGTCTATCTCTGTGAGGAATAATTATTTGGTTTGTATTCCCCCAATAAGATATTTCAAATGTAGATAAAGTCTCTCTTGAAATATGGTCGTTTAGAAATGCTTCATGGGGAGTATATTCAAACATTTCTAATACATGCTCATCTATTGGCTTACAATCTATAATGTCTGAAGCTTTGTCTTTACTGAACTTCTTGAGCCATGTCATATCACATATATGTTTTGGTTTTTCAATATGTTCTACTGCTTTCATATCTATTTGATTAGCAATATAAGATACCGCCTGATACCATGTATAAGTAATCCCTTGTACTCTTTTAGCTCTGATTACTAATTCAAAAATAGAGAATGATTCGCTACATGAGGTATAGCAATGAAATGTTCTTCCAGAATACTGATCTGTAGGTTCATGATAGTAATAAAGCTTATAACTATCGCCACCATGACAGATTGTTTGAAAGATAAGATTCCCAGATGAGTCTGTTCTATATCCTTTTGATCCTAAATCGGTAACTATCTTGATTACCTGTTCCTTCGTAAGAGCCTTTAATATTGCATTTTTATCATAATAAGGCATCAGTACACCTAAAAATCAAAAGGCATTGATCCTAATAAAGTACTTGTAGCCTCCTGCTGCTCATCATCAGTAATCTGGATATCATCAAGGCTCTCAGAATGTTCCTCAATTACTTTTTCAATTTGAGCTACAGCTACTTCTGTTTCGATCAAATTATAATAGTTGTCTGTAATAAATAAATCTTTAGTTCTGCCAGTAGAGAGATCAGCATATTGCCATAAACGGATTTTTGTCAGCTTTCCTCTTCGAACCTTATATATGTGTCTTACAAGATTGGGTATTGGCACTCCATACATATTATGCATAAGTTTCTTTACACACTCTAACTCTGCACTTGTTGGTCTCAGTGAAATTTCACCTAAGTCAATTCTATCTGCTAGAGATTTTGCACCTCTTAACATTGTTTCATCTTTAATCTGGCTATCTTTGTATGTACCATTTAACTGAGTCATTGTTAGAATAAAGATATCCAATTTCATAGCCAAATTCTTAAGAGTGTCCATGAATAAGAATAATGTCTGGTCTTCTCTCAGTTTCATTCCTTTACTCATAGAAGCAACTTCAGCAATTAACTTAGCTGACATATGTATATAATCAAATACAAAATAATGACATCCTTTTTCTCTCTTATAAGTCTTAATGATATTTGATATATCTTCTATACCAAAATCGTTTATAATTTCTATATATAAAGGATAAGTAGCAATATATTCAATAGCCTTATCTACTCGTTCTTCCTCATCTCCTTCATAGTCTCCATCAAGAATCTTGTTCTCTGGTACTCCGGAAACGTATGCCATAATGATAGTCTGTACTTCGTCTTCCTCTAGCTCAGTAGAGATGAATAGTGATGGTTCCTCACACCCAGTGTAAATCCATTCTTTTTTATCTGTATCATAGAAATAAGGGATTGAAATATTACAGATATCTGCCAATGCAGTCCTTGTCTTTCCTCCACCAGAATCGGCAGAACGAAGATATACCTTTTTAAGTCTTGCCCCTCTAGCAATAGTAGTCATCATAGGGCTCTGTAAAGGTATTCCAAACTCTGGCTCTTCTTTCAATCTTTCTTTCAGTTCTTTCATTCCCTTACCGGCAAGCTGACCTCTTCTCGAAGAATCCATTCCATAGAGCATTTTTGCTTTCGTAATGAGCAAATCCTCTTCTTCCAGAATCATATCATTTATTGAAGTTGCATCTAGTTTAGCTGCTTGCTGTTCTTGTCTGCTAGGATCAATGATTGTTTGATCATAGATATTTCTTATGTCTACTCCACATGAATCCCAATATCTTAAAAGACTGAATTTTTTCAAGCGTTCCAGGTAGTAACTAAAATTTTCCAATTCAGCCAAACGAATGGCATCGTCACAATAATCAATTCCTTGATTATCGTTGAAAATTTTATATTGTTTCTCATATCTTGAAAGAAAACTATCTATAGCAAATGTATCTATAATCTCTACCCCTTGGTTGTAGAGATTGTACACACATGAAAATAATATTGCGTAAAATTGTTCTTCTTCAAAGTCATACTGTGTAAGTGTGTATTCTTCCAAAAGGGAAGGTTTCTTCATAATACATCCTAAACATTGAAGAGTGGCGTGTTTGTCAATTAACATATTCACTCCCCTATTTTACTTATATCAATCAAATCTATATTTTTCTTTTTAGGTGATACTTTTATATGTTTCTTTTTATAAATGTTATCCAAATCTACTTTTGAAGGTTCTATACTGTCTAGCTGTGCATAAAATGCCTGAGCTTGATCGTAATACCAAGGAATTAATCCAACAATGTCACTATCTTCATCTTTTCTGGCTTCTAATCCAACTATAGAAAAACAATATTCTAAAGTCTGTTCCATTCCTTCCCAAGTAAATCCTTCATACATTTTTTTGTATTTATAAGCCATTGCTGAACTTTTTGCTGTACATTTACCCTGTATTTGCTCCACTTTACTAAAAAATTTTTCTGCTGCCTGGGCTTCACTTTCTGGAACTGCTTCAGGGATTTCAGGGAGAGCACTTTGTTTCAGTGCTCTCTCATACTGTTCCCTTTGCTTTTTCGTCAGCTTATCATTGTCGATCTTTTCTTTTTCTTTCTTGATTTTTTTATCAAGACAAGCTTTATGATAGTATCTGGTTTTTATATGAATAGCTTTCGAAGCAAGTACATTTTTATGGCACACAGGGCAAATGTACATTGCCCTTGGCATTACGCCACTCCTAATTCAGCACAAGCATCCTTAATGTCTTCGAGAATAATACTCATAGCCTCAGTCTGCTTTTTAGTACACTGAGATACTTTCTTCCCGACACCAAGAGTCTGCTCTACAATGTCTGTCAATGTTTCCATATGATCTGAGGAAGCCAATTTACCACCCCAAAGAGCAATCTCTTCCTGGAGCTGTTCAAAGGACATCGTTTCTTTCTCTTCATACATAGACTGCTGTTCATCATAAGATACTGATTTAATACCATCAGCCTCTTCCTGTTTAGTAATTGCATCAGAGATTGCTTTCTCTAAATTGTCTGCTGTAAATTCTTCAATTTTAGTTACCATAAAATCATATCTTGAGCGAGCGAAGAACTTATCTGTCTGTGCAAAGTAAGCGGAAGATTTAATTACATGCCCATCTTCATCTACACCATTTGGTTCAAGGTAAGCCACTACGTCACAGTTATCTACAATGGGTTTAATACAGCGTTTATCTCCCTTAGGCTGAATAAAACCATCTTTTTCGTCTGCATGAGCAACGAATACTACTGTATATCCGGAAGTTACTAATTTCTGAATCTGTTCCCAATAAATACGTTCATAAATCTGATAAAGATTTACTTTGCTGTTTTCATTGGCACCGAGAGAAATGCATCCTCCACCGTATGTATCACATACGAATTTCTGACAAAACAAAGATGAGGCATATACTTCGTCAATAACAATAGTAGAATAAATCTCTTTAGCTCTTTCTACTGTTTTAGGATCAGTGAGTTCTTTAATATACTTAGTGAACATTCTCCAGTTGTTGATCATTTTATGTTTAACTCCTGCCTGAGCGCCTAAACCATTCTCACACATAAAGAACAAGGCCTTCTTCATCTTCGCGCAGTTATAAGTTTTTCCTGTATTGTTTGTGCCATAGAGCATAATTACTTTTCCTTCAAGGCCGTGTGCTACAACGCTTACTTCTGGTTCAAAAATACTATCTGTCATATATAATCTCCTTAAATTTCAATATTTCGTTTTATAAACTTGTTTATAGGATTAAAAATTAGGAAGCTTCGGTCTAGCTTTAGTTGTCGCAGCAGAAGTTGCTGTCTCTGGCTGTTTAGCTTTTGCTTTCTCTTCCTCTAAACGAACTTCTCTATCAGTAATTGCCTGAGAAATTGCACCAATGTCATATGGTTCTGGGGTTGGTGTTTCACTGTCCTCACCGTAAGCATCAGAAGCATTTGTAATAATCATTTCATTTTTATAGATAGTTTTCTTTTCAAATCTTGGTTTACCAATTTTCACAGGAATTTCTTTTGTGATTTCTGCACGACTATTTACAATATCACCATAGAACTTAACAGTCTGATTTGGTGCATAGTCATCTAAAATTGCTTCTGCAATTCCATCTTCTGCTGGAGCAACTAAAGTCATTGGTTCAATTCCTGAATAAGTAGGAACCCATCCTTTTACGATAGCACGACCTGTCTCTTCACCTTTATTCTCACCAGATGTATAAAGTTCCGGTGTAATAGAAGCAATTGCCATTTCTACTTCAAACCAAGCACGAGGCTCAAATTTCTCTGGATCTCCATCATAACGATTAAAAAACATTGTCTGGTAAGAGACACCTACATGCACCTGTTTGTCTTTTCCAACATAAGAACGAGGTCTAATCTGGCCATTTGTAACAGTTACTCTTGTAGCTGCATCTTTACCAACTTTAGCAATAGACTGATATTCTCTCATTACAGTTTCAATGCCTGCATAACAGCTATTATCTGTGCCGTCATTCTTTTTCTCATTGACATATACTCTAAATGTTACGAAATTAATGTCTCCTGTCTGCACTGTAATGTCACCACTAATGACTTTTTTACCATCTCTTACTGATTCTTCCAGTGTGTTTTCGCTTACAATACCAACTACTTCTACTTTTGTGTCTGCCTGTCTTAAATTTGTTTTTTCACTCATAAATAATGTCTCCTCTTATAAATAATATTGTTTGGTATATTGATAAGCGTTCATGATTGAACGACTTATTCACTAAATCTCATGCTAACTCTATCTAAATATTCTTCATCTGACGGATTAGCGAATCTAATAACTGTATATATGCCTTTGCATTCTGGGCATCTATTATTTTTTCTTTCATTCCATTCAAATACTGAAGCACAACGAGTGCACTGGCATAATGTTGTTCGTGTTTCCATCTCATGCCTCCTCTTCAAAGATGCTTCCGCTAATACCTAAGGCTTCAGCAAGTAGTGTTTTCAGAGGTTCTGATGGATTCTGATCATTCAACCATCCTAAATAACTATCTGGAATTTCAGAGAGTGGCTCTCCTTTATATTTGCCGAATGGCATAAGATATGTTTCTGGCGTAGGTTTGAATTCTTTCATCAGTTCATCTACTTCAGTTTCATTAAAAGATACTGTTAAATCTTTTCTTGATGCTAAATAATCTGCTAAGTGAACTATCATCTGACCTTTTGTTTCTGGTAATGGCAGCTCATCTTTACTTCTTTTATCTGTGTTCCATTCACCCATATGTGAGGCGCAACAATCTGCAATATAATCCAATTCTTCATCTGGCAACCATTCGAATCCTTTATAAGATTTTATTCTCTCGGCTATAAGTAACGGGTGTTTAAAAAGAGTATATTGACTGCCATTACGACCAAGTTTTTCATCATCATGGTTCATAATAGCTGTTCGTAGCATATCTCTTTCTCTTGATGTAAACTGACTCTTGATACAATCAATTGACAGCATATGATTTAAGAATCTAGTTGCCCCTTTTACATGTTTAGCAAGTCCCATAAATCCAACTGTATAATCAGGGTGATACTTGTTAGTGCTTGAAGCGGATACTTGCCAGAAATATGTAGGCGCAGTATCTAGTAATTCAATACAAAATTCCTGAATATCATCATTTTCAAATACTTCTAACTCTTCCTTAAAAAATCTCTCTGCTAATGTCATACAGCTTCCTCCTCAATAATTTCTTGTGCCTCTTCCATATCCGGTGTATCAGAGGAATCTTTTATCAATCCTTCAAGGACCTTGAAAGTGAAATTCTTGTGTTTATAAGCCTTAAAGCTGCTTCTATTATCAATTCTTACAACTACACCTTCTCTAACGTGTGTCTGTCCAATAGGATCAGGGCCGTCATAGTATTTCTCTACTCTTTCCATTAGATCTTCTTTTGTAGTAAATAAAAATTTATCAAATTCAGGTACATGTTTAACTCCTAAACGATCACACCAATTCTTTACTTCTTCCCATGGAATCTCTGTGACAATCCCATCTTCATTGGTCATAGTCATTCTATAAACATAAATATCAGAAGTACCAGGAGTACATCCATAAGAGAACACTGTTGCATCACCGTAAAGCTTCTTAACTTCTTTATCTTTAATTTTAGTGTTGGAACAGGTTCCCATAATGGTCTGTTCTGTACCATCAACCCACCCTACGATTTCATAAAACACTTCCATTCCTTTTGGCAGTCTGTCAATAAAGTAGTCGTGATATTTCTGTCTAAATTTATCATTTCCATAGTAACCGCCTTCAAATGTATTAAGCACGACTCTTCTAGTGCCAGAAACAGCTTTCCAGCTTTTAATAACAGGTGCTGGTTTATGGAATAGCTTCTGCAGTAGAGTTCTCTTACCTTCTTCTATTTCAATAGAATTTCCGGTACGAGCTGATGTACCATGCATTTTCAAAGTAATGTAACAAGTGTCTCCTGGCTTAAATGCATTTAAGTTATATGCCAGCTGCTCAGTATCTACATGCTCTTTAAAATAAGGAAATTTGTTTTTCAGATTTGGAGTTTTTACTTTCGGACCATTATTAGATTTTTTATGATTTGACCTTGGAATATATTTTTTACAGATAACTGTCCCATCAAGTACAGTAATTTGATCTCCTAAAGATAACTTATTTATATCAGTCCATTTGCTAAGAGATTCTACTGGTAAAACCAGTCCTTCTGATTTTTCACCTCGTAATCTCATAGCTTTAATATTTCGTTTTACAGGATCAAGATAACCACCTGTAGTTGTTCCATCTTCATTTTTAATACGCAGTAAGTTGTTCTCTTTTGCAAATTCTTCTCCTAACTGTCCATCAACCGGGAAGAATACAACTTTCTGCCCTTCGTAATAACTTAAATCAACAATAACCGTATTTCCAAAAACGGTACCAAGCTGGAGCCTATCAGCATTGTTGTGTTTACGAAGTTGCTTAAGCTCAGTAATGTAAGCACAATACATTAAGTATTGAATACCTCTTTCTCATTCATAATTCTTTTGCACAGATCAATTACATCTGTGTTGCCTCCTTTTACTTCGTTGTATATTTGAGTAACTCCATAAAGCTTTCCTATATGAAACCCTTTATTATATGTATCAGTAATTTTCTTTTTCATTCTCTTTCTAGTTATAAACACCGATTCCTCCACTAAATAGCATTGTAAGTTCCATAGCTACAACAATTAATATTACTGTTATCGCTTGTCGTTCTGACACTTTAATCTTAGCTAGATATACCCCTAAGACACACCATAAAATCAAATTTATTATTGAAGCCACAATTTCTATATCAATCACCCTTTCCGTAATCCTCATAGATATAATCAGCAGTTGTTTCTATATCTTCATGTAATGTCTCTTCTGGGAAAAGAGCTATTGAACTTATCACATAAGAAGACAAAATCATATTTGCTGCTGTATCTCCTGGAACATTATATTTAGTTTCCAATGCATCTTTTAAAGCTAATAAATATTCACCAATATATTCGTACATCATATCAGCCTCACAATCTGTTCATACATACATATATCTTTTGCAGTCACGTTTTGATTTACATGATAGTGTCCAAACAGCCAGTAGTCATACTCTGTTTTACACTTGACATCTTCCAAATAATCTGTCAGTGTGTCAGACTTATAAAACCCTTGACTCATTACAGCTTGAGTAGAAGACGCAGTACAATGTGTCAATACAAAATCTACTTTGTTACCACATTCTTCCAAATTCTTAATACCTTCTAGCATTTCCTCTTCTGAAGGTAGTTCTCTTTCCCACCAAGAGAAATGGTTAACTCTAAACATTTTTCCGGTTCTTCTCCAGTCTTTAATCCTAGGATCATCAAATTCTAAGATGCCATCAGATATATCATGGCTATTTGCTCCGCCGAATGTAAAGAATGTTTTACCTTGTAGAGTAAACACCTGCCCTCTCATAAGATGAAATATGCTAGGTCTAATTTCATGAACTAATCCACCATTCCATTCTTTCACTGGATAAGCATATAACCTATCGTAATTCTCGTGATTGCCATCAATGAATAAAGTAGTAAACGGCTTATCTTCTAACCAGTTTAGCCAATATAATTCTGTTTTTCCAGATGTCTGGTAATCCCAGATACCGCCAAAATCACCTAAGACAATTACGTAATCATCTTTTGTCATTTCTTTTTGTTCTGGAAAATTCTTAGTAGATAATCTTTCAAAACAAGCATGTGTATCTCCTGTAACCCAAATCATTTCCACCACCTCCAACAATATGTAGCAATTGAAAATCCTATAAGAAGGAGAACATATGCAGTAGGTATAGCAAATAGAATTTTCGCTACCGATATTAACAAAATCGAGTAATTAAAAGTCTTAGTTGCCAATGAATCCAATATTCTTATTACTGGAATGAGCAGTAGTCTCCATCCGCCTATATACATAGCACTAATAATTCCGCTTATGGCAGAAATCCATCCCATGGTTTGCTTAATCACTTAATTCCTCCTAAACTATCAATCCATTGTTTTACCTTGCCATTATCGTATGTTTTTGTAATTAATACGGCAGACACTGTTTGCCCTATTCTTCCATGATATTTACGATATGTACTTTCATCACTAAGTGAATATTCAGTTCCGTTATAATTTACCGTAATTTCATATTCAGCATAATCAGTTCGAAATTGCGGAACATGATTAACCATACCTGTAAAACGGATTTCTTTAGGTTTATAATATTCATTTACAACTGTGACCTTCACGCTTTCTTCTTTTTTATCAATACATTTAGCGCATCCGGTTAATGTTGAAATACTTATCAATAAAACTCCTAAAATACTTAATACTTTCTTTTTCATAGATGTTCTCCTACATTTGTAGTTAAGACCTAATCCTTCTGAGTTCCATAAGGATAAGAAGTTCCATAAGGATAAGAACCATATGTTATAGTATTATCCTCAGTAGTTTCAGTTCTAGTTGTCTCCTCAATAAGATTGCCTTCTTTGTCATATTTCTTAGTGGTCTCTGTAACCGTGGTTTTTACCATTGTGTCCTCCTTTATATTGACAAGCCGCCTCACCTAAAGTACAATACTATTGATCCCAGGTCTGTACCGGGTGAGGATCTTCTGAATGGGTAATGTGATATGGGATTGTATCACACATTATTTTTGAAGGAGGTGTTGCCTATGGCAGCAGATATCATAACTATACTTACTTGCTTTGCCCCTACATTACAATTCATAGTTGTTAACGTTATCCTCACCTTACGCAGCCACCTCTTTATTACTGACGCAAAATCCCTTTATTCACTGTTTTTTCTGCTACCGTCAGTATTGGTATAACTACCACACCGTATATTTATACAGTACTGTAAAACAGCCGGCTCCTATTCCGTTATACGTTACCCTTAAATTTTTTATAATTCAATACCTTCCATAACGGCTCTAGCTTCTAAGATAGCTAAATAGCTTGCCATAGCATCAATCTGAATATTGTAAGTACTTCTTGGACATGTTGGCTCAAAACTAAGACTTCCATTGTCCCATTTAAAAAGTATAGACTGCAAACCTCTGAATCTAAGCATTAACTGGTAATATTCAGCTTTGAATCTCTCGTTATAATCTGGGCTAACCATCATTTCTGTTGTTTCTTTTAATGTTTTTACCATGCTATTTATCTCCTTTATGTTCTTTAATATCGTTTATAAATACCCAAGTGAAAAAGACTACAAACATTAAACTAAGTAAATTCTTATAAGTGATGAGGTCTACCAATGATAGCGCTACAAAAATGGCATCAAAAATGATAAAAAATTTATTAAGCTTCATTTAATTCATCTCTCACTTTCATAAGTATCTTTCCAAGCCTGTTTTCTCCAATTCCATCTACAGTTCCCCAAATAGTATCTCCCCAAGTATTACCCTCTTCCAGATGTTCATCTCCTGTAGCAAGTAATTTTTCCTTAAGGTCTGGGTTCTGAGTGAACTTTGCCTGCACGATTTCATACATTATTTGACTTTTGACTTCTTCCCAATCTGGCCTCAAATCAATTTTTCTACCTGCTGCTTTTGCTTCTGATGGGCTAGCTTTAGAAAATAACTGGAATCTTAGTCTACGATTCTTTGTTTTCTGCGCTTGAAAAGCTGCTTCATTATTTGTATAGTCCCATCCGTTATAACTTACCGGTGCCATATAAAAGTTACTTAAAAAGTAATAATCTCCAGTGAAACTATTAATCATTCTTTCTCCTTCCCTAATAATCACTACAAGTTACTGTTAAACTTACGAATCCATCATTTTGTTCAAAAGATGTGATAAGTTCATTTTTTACCAATTCTTCTACTATGTCTCTGTCAGTTATTTTTGTTCCAATTAATTCAGGATCAGTCAAGTCGTATTCAGCCTCTACCGTGATCACTCTTTTTGTTGGTATCAAAATTTCTTTCTCACATGCGTCATCAATTGGTTTATTTAATATCCTTTTTCCTCTTTGCGTAATATCACCTCCATATTTTATTTCATTGTTTAACCTCCTTAAGTGCAGGTGAGGAATTGAACCTCACCTTAACCTTTTGTTACTACACTTATTTTCTCTTCCCTACAAAGAATCCAATTAAGAAACAGACTAATAGACATACCACAAACACGCCTATATTTAACACTATCATTTTATTTACCTTTCTTTGCTTTCAGCTCCTGCAGCTTTTTATCAATTTCATCATCTTTCATTTTCTTATCCAGACGCTGTTTTTGCACAGTAGTAGAACTTTCATAAGCGATCCTAGCTCCATCTGCAGCTTCTTTCTGCTTTTTAACTCCGTCACGCACCCTCTCCAGCATCTTTTCTTCTTCACTAGAAGTTACTCCTGGCGTTACATTAAAAGCTTTTGATGCCTGAGCTGTTTCCAGAGTTAAAACAGCACTTTCTTTTTCTGTTTTTAAATCATTAAGCTGTTGCTGTAATACTTCTACTTTTTCTTTCTGTACATCAGCATTCTCTTTCCATTCTTTTAATGTACTCTTAATAAAATCAATCTTATCATTCAGCTCCTGTTGTTCTTTTAAGTAGACTTTTGCCGCTTCGTCGTCTCCTCGATCCACACAAGCATTTACATTTACATCTGCTTTCATGGCATCTTTCTTCAAATGGAACAGGTCATCTTCATAATTGGAAATCTTACCAAGCATCTGCTGATATCTTACATTCTCCTGCTGAAGTTCATCTTCTTTCTTCTCAATAGCGGCATTATAATATGCTTTAGCTCCTTCAGGTGTAGACGCATCTTTCTGAATCGCTTCGTTTGCCGTGCCAGATGCTCTTATTCTTACTCTTTTTCCAATTTTACTATTAAAAAAGAAACAAAGTCCTACGAGTACTAAAATAACAATTATAATAATTGCTCCAGCTGTAATATTCATTAGTCTCTCCCCTCATCAATATCAAGTCCAAAGTTTTTAAACAGTTCTGTCATACCTCCCACATAACCGGAACCTAATGCCTGGAATTTGAATCCATCTCCGTAACGGTATAATTTACCCATTTCTACTGCATTCAATTTTTCAAAGTTTTCATTCTCAGACAGATCATACTCATACTTATCACCATCTGGATTGTCGTAATCACAAATTGTCATAACTGCATTGGAGACCATTCCAAAATTCTGCATACGCTGTAATGCCCTAAAAATTGTTAAGCAGATAGTAAATTCTGTTTTATCTTTCGGGAATGTGTCAGCATGTACAATAAAATATTCGTCATAATGCTTTCCATTGAAAATCATTCCCTGAGAATCATCACCAGTTTTATTGTCTCCTGAATAATCTACCCAAGGATATGCAGACCCATCTTCATAGGTTTTATAATTTACAAGGTCTTCTGGATACACTACTTTGCGACTTGAATCTGTTAAAAATCCATTGATATCAAAGTCAATATCTGCTTCACCAGCATAACGATTCTGATCCCAATTGACTCCAATAAAGAAATTCTTAATGCCTGTGCCATCTTCTTTTACCATACTAATTTTCTGGTTTTTACTCATGTTGATTACTGCCATATCTCTTTATCTCCTTTTTATTTATTATTCAGCCAGTCTTTATACTGACGAAGAATCTCTGTATATAACTGTTCATCAGACATTTTATTCATGTCTTTTACTGCTGTAAAACCGGTGTTGTCATGTTTTCTACCTTTCATATCATCAAGAGATTTTAAATAGTCAAAATCTTCATCTCCAATTCCTATGAACTGGACAAAGATGTTGTACTCTGAAAGCTCTTTAATAACTGCATTGGTGGCAAAAGTGTCACTATTTTCACCATCTGTAATAAAGATGATAAATGCTGGAATCTCACTTGGTTCAATATCTTTATAGTATGTAACCATTTCTTTCAATACAGGAGCATAATTAGTACCACCCATATACATGTGAGCTTTTTTCATAACTTTCTTAACATAGTTGCTATAATTATCGGCATTAGCAGCTTTTAAGCGTTCTGCTCCATTTGAGAATAACCAACTCTCAAGCTCTCCATTATCGTCAAATCTTAGAGCAATAGGCAACAAACGAGAAATGGTTTCCTGTACAGACCCATTACTATATAACCAATCCATACTTCCTGAGTAATCCATTGCAAGAGCTACTCTAGCCGTATGTTTTGTCATGTCAATTTTACTTCCCTTAGACATGTCAATGAGAACTTTGCCAAGATTCTCACTGTGCTTTGACATATCAATTGTCTGTAACTTCTCTTCATGCACCGGCTGTTGAGTTACAGCAGAGGATAGTCCCACTGCTGCATTCTCATCTTTCTTCCCAAACAGTTTTTCCAAAAATCCCATTTTAGTTACTTCCTTTCTTACAAATTGCTTTTCTAATCCAATCTACAGGCACAACCATAAATGCTGTCACAAGGACTACAATCCACTGTTTAACATCCATTGGAGTTGTCTGTACTAGATTTCCTACAAAGTTACACAAAACTACAGTCATTGCAAAAATACCCAATGCGATATACACAAATAATTTGTTATTTTTAATTCCTTTAAAAAGATTCATACTATCTGTTCTAATAGTGAATCCATTAAATACTGCCATTAGACACAATAAAGCGAATCTCGCTGTCATAGCCGAAAGTTTTGTTGCAAACATATTTCCAACTAGACCAAATGTAATTACACCAAATAAAGCAATAAATACAATTGAACTTAATGCAATTCTCCCTTTCGCTCCACGGATGAATAACCCGGAACCTTTCATAATAGGTTTTTCATTCATATATTCTTCTTTTGGTGGCTCTCCGCCAAAGCTTAATGAGTTCAATGAATCCATGATGATATTTACAATAAGAATCTGAACTGCTGCTAATAGAGCAGAGCCACCAGAAATAATTGGAAATACCATACTTAAGATCAACAACGAAATATTGATAGGCAGCTGGAATTCAAGGAACATCATAATGTTATGCATAAATGTTCTACCAAGTTCCACTGCTTTTACTACACTTGCAAAATTATTATCTGTTAACACAATATCTGCTGCTTCTTTTGCTACATCAGATCCATCCTGCATTCCAAAACCTACATCTGCTTTCTTTAGTGCAGGCGCATCGTTCACACCGTCACCGGTCATTGCCACAGACATTCCAATTTCTTGTGCTAATGTTACAAGGCGAAGCTTCGTATTCGGTGAGCATCTGGATATTACTCTTAAATCCGGAATAATTTCTTTCGCTTTTTCATCTGTCATTGCTTCAAATTCATCATTTGTAATTGCAAGATCTCCAGGTTTATAAATACCTGCTTCTGCTGCAACTGCTTTTGCTGTTTCCATGCAGTCTCCGGTGATTTCAATTACTTGTATACCGGCTTTATGTGCTATACTCACAGCTTCTGGCACCTCATTTCTAACCGGATCCACAACACCAATCACACCAAGCAATCCCATATCTGGCAATTCACTATCATTTGATTCATTTGATACCGCTAAAGCAATACACCTCATTGCTTTTTCTGTCATACCTTTTATATATGATTTTAGTTCATTTTTATCTTCTTCTTTAAATTCCCTTAAATGTGCGTCTGAATCAACAATATGTGTACATTTAGCAATGATTTTCTCTGGAGCACCTTTATAAAATTTCAGAATATTATTTTCTTCATCGTTTAACGTAATAGAAGAATATTTATTTTCACTGCTAAATGGAAGTTTTTCTTTAATATTAAATCTATTGCTGATATCATTTACTTCTTCTGGAGTAATCATACCAAGAACTGCTCTGTCAATAGAGTTTCCGCCAGTAATATTTCCATTGGAATCAAATACTGCACTATTATTCATACAGATATTTACATCAATCATTTGTCTGAGCGCATTTTTCTCATTAAGAATATCATGACAATCTCCACTGATCATAGCTGCCGGAGTCATTTCACCAGTTGTAAGAGTTCCTGTTTTATCCGTGCAAATAAGATTTACATATGCCAGCTCAGGAATCTTTCCGGTATTTTTTGCCAGAATATTAAATTTTTCCATTGTACCAACATTCTGCTTAGTAACTAATTTTACGATCAAAGGAAGTCCTTCAGGTACAGCTGCTACGATAATTGTTAATGCATTTGAAATATTCTGTGCAACTTTCTGGACGTTTTCAAGAATATTTCCAGAAAAATACTGATTAAATCCGCCTGCACTTAAAATACCAGAAACAGTCATAATAACAAATGCTAATACTGCCGCAATTGTTCCCCATTTTGAAATGAAATCACATAAATGATCTAAAGCAATGTCAAGAGCCGTCTTAGGTGGCTCTAAAGTCTGCATTTTGACTAGAGTATCACCGTTAACTGTATTAACACCAACATCTGTAACAATCATTTTTCCTTCACCAGACATAATAACTGTTCCTGCAAAGAGCGAACACTGATCCGTATATGCAGCAGTAGATGTTGTTTTAACATGCTTATAATTAGTACTAGGAATTTTTCTACATTCTTTTGTCTCTCCATTGATAGCGGCATTATTAACAGAAATTTCTCCTTCAACAATAAAACCATCTGCAAAAATCTCTTGTCCAGTTCTCAATAGAACTAAATCACCTACTACCAGATCATCTTTATTAATTGTCTGTACGCTTCCATCTCGAACAACATCACAATATCTGACTGCCGTTTTTGCTCTTAACTCTGCTGCAGATTTCTGTATGCCTAGACCTGTCTTAACAGCAATTTCAGTAACAATAGCTAAAACTACTATAATCATTACAGGTTCAGAAAGAGACATTACTCCCATAGCTCCTAAAACTAACTGGAATAAAGCAATTATTATTAGAATCATAGTAATTGGTTCAGTTAATGCTTCCTTAACAAAATGATACCATTTTTTCAATTCAGGTTCCGGAAGCTTATTACTTCCATATGTAGTCCTACTAACCTCTACTTCGCTACTTTTTAATCCATTAAAATTCATTCTTAAATCTCTCCTAATACAATTCTTTCATTGACAGACATTACAAATTCTTCTATAGCTTTATAATTTGGTTTATCAGGTAATGAAGTATTCTTTGAGTCATACTCAAGTCTTTTCTCTAACTCGTTTACCATTTCAAAAAATTCTGGAATTGGCTGGCTGTTTGCGTCTAAATACTTTCCATTACGTAGATCCATAAGAAGCTCATGATCATCTTCTCTATATGTAATAATTTTGCCTTTTTCAAGAATATCAAAGCACATAAGATACAATCTCACTAAATGGCACATATGCTTTCCTAACTTATTATGTTCTATGGCATGCTTATTTCTCTTCCCAATTTTGGAATAATCCCTAACAATATTTTTCATTTCGGCCCACATCCCCTGATAATCATTTAAAGGATAGTGCTTCAACTGAATATCCATAAATACTTCTGTTTCATAATCTTTCTGAATACCTTTATCTACATAAAGCTTTATTGCATCTTCTGGAAAATTGAAATACTTTTCAGGGAAAGTATAGGAAGCATTCATAATACTATTAAGAACATGCTGCATTCTTTCTTCTTGCCCTAGCTTTCTAGCAGCTTTATTGTCAAGCCTTCTTGACTGATTTGTAGCATAGCCACCAAAAGAATAGACTGCTTTCTTAGACAAAAACATTTCAGCGTTATCAAGAAGCTCTTGACCAATTGGATGAATATAAAGATAATGTTCCGGCTTCAATCCTATCAGCTCAATTGTGTTTGGGTTGCAGTTTGACAATAGAGTTATCAATTTATTAAAAGAATAGATTGTTGTATCTGTTGTTTCTTCCGTTACCTGATCAAAATTATGTGTAGGAATCAGGATTTCTTCTCTTTTATTTAAAGCACAACCCCTAATATCCAGATCGGAGTTTTCTGTATCTGTACCATACGCATGAGACCCGCCTAATCCTAATAGAATTATGTTGTTTCCCAGGTGTTCGTTCGTTCTTAAAAAATCATAGTCCTCACTTTTCAGCAAATTCTTGATTTTCTCTATTTTCATCAATTTCTCCTGTTGAATAATAATAATTTACTATATCGTCTAAGTTCCTTATCTCTTTTTCTAACTCTGCACACTTTTTCTTGCTATCACATGCCCATAACTGTTTTCGTAGCTTCGTTGCAACCTCAGATACTTTTTCTGCTTCTTCTGTTTTATCAATGGTTTCTATGACATCAACTTCAATTGGTTCTCCGCAAAATGGACAGAATTTAAGAGGGTAATAATAGTCTTCAGGCCATGTATCTTCCCAGTCTTGAACTTCTTCGCTTACATAAAAGAAAATTCCAAAAGTTTCATCAGTTTTATAGTCACAACCATGGCATTCTATAGTTTCACAAGTTCTACATAAATAGTTATCAGGATATTCATTAGAAATAACTATCCTAGGATTCTCTTCCAATGCTTTGCAACAGAATTTAGGTTTATAATATTTATAAGATGTGCTCCTATCTACAATTATTTCCTTTGCTTTTATTTCCATGTTTACACCTCAGATAATCTGTAAGTTTTCATCACCAATAAGCCATGCAGAATCTAAAATAAAATTTTCATATGGGTTACCACTGTCGTCCCAGAATTCGTCTGAACCAACAGTCCAATCACCTAATGTTCCAGCATTAAAGTTACCGTATAAATAATCTGCCATATATTCTAAAAACGCATCCACAGCCTTATCATAATCTTCTTTTCTTATTGACTCTTCTACATTCGGCTCAAGATCAATCCATTTATGTTGCTCAATCAAAAAAGATTTAGCGCTGTCTCTTACTTCCAACAGTGAATTTTTAATGTCTATCAATGTTGCATCTTTCTTTTTTGCAATGATATAACTTGAAGACGAACTATTAGTGACAAATCCTCTTCTTATTTTCATTAACCATCTCTCCCTTCTCCTTCAGCAACTTTTATATCAGCAAATCCATTTACTTCCGTAATAGCATCTATCGCTTCACCCATAAAGTAATCATAATCATATACAGCATCACCCCATTCATCATAATAAGCATCGTTACTGTCCTTAATTACAATATATTCTCCATCAGGATGCTTTTCTAAAATGTCATCAACTCCATAAATGACCGCTCCGCACCAACTAGCACCAAGCTCACCGGACCAGTTTCTTTCATCATTTACACCAGTGACATCTAATACATCAAGATTGAACTGATCAATTATCTTTTGAGCTTTTTCTTTGTCAACAATCCTTGCAAAGCAAATAATGAAACTGCTAGAGCTTGAATTAGTAACAAATCCTTTCCGTATTTTCATGAGCCCTCCTTTCTAGTGGCTCTCGCCACTAGATTTCTTATTCCACTTAGGTTTATCAGTTTTCATTTTATTTACATGTTTAGAAAAAGCAAGTGATTTCTTAGACTGCTTCATCCCATGTTTAACCATTCTAATATGCTTCTTACCGTTTTTATCTACTTTTGTCTCATACTCTTTGTTCCAGGAATTCTTTGATCTCATATTACATGTCCTCCATTGAATAAATTACTTTTTCTAAGCTTCTTTTTGATTTGAAACACTTCTTAAGCAAACACCACATAATGGCTTTTTCAGTATCATCTTCGTCTTCCCAATCATTTAAGACTACAGAAGTCTGTGTTCCATCTTTAAATCCTACAGTAGTTCTAATTTTTCCTGTAGCAATATCTTTTGTTCTTCCTACAAATGTGATATCATCTTTTGAAAGTGTTTTACAAACCTGTTTATCAGTTTTATTTTTAGGTACAATATATACATCAATGCCTAAAGCATCTTTAATCTGGCGCTCACAGCTTCTAAGCTCTTCTCCAATAGTATGCTCTTTTTCTTTTTTCGCTACTGCTTTTTCAAGTGCTTTTAAAATCTCATCTGGTGACATATTCATATCTGTTTTCTCCTCTTTATAATTAAAATACTGCATTGGTTTCAGTTTAAACTCATTCTTCTCATGTAAACGATCAATCCGTCTTTTTACTTCTGGATCGTCACACACTCCTGTACGGATGTATTTATCTAATACTGCATAGGTGAATCCAAAGTTATCTTCGTCTGATTTACCGCATAACCCATCTGATGGTGTTTTCTCTACATATTTTTTAGGTAATCCTAAGTAATAACCGATTCTTTTTACTTCACTCTTTGTGAACTGTGCCAATGGAGCAAAGTCTCCTGCTGAGTCACCATATCTAGTGGAGTATCCGATGTAATCCTCAGAAAGATTACATGTATTAACCACTCTTCCATTGTGTGACTGTGACACCCCGTATAGAGTGGCCATTCTTAGTCTAGGAGCGAGATTAATTAATGTCTGATCTGTTACATTAAATGCAGCATCAATTTGATCAATAATATCATCATAAGCTGATCCAATATTAATAGTAAGATAATCAATGTTTAATACATGCTGGCAAATATCATAAGCCACACAAATATCATCCTGTTTATAATTTGGCATAATTACTCCAAGAACTTTGTCAGCTCCAACAGCTTCCACACATACCTTAGCAGCTACTAAAGAATCAACGCCACCGGAAATACCTACTATGAGATTACATCCAGGACCATTCTCTTCTCTCCAATCTCTAATCCACTGAATACAATCATTTGTTGCTTTTTCTACATTAAACATTCTGCTCCTCCAATTTCCACAGTTCTACTTTAAAACTACTTAATTCTTCTTCTATAATCTTATAAACCACTTCCCAGTCTGCTCCTCCTCTTCCGCAGCCTATTTTGTATGGAAGTGCAATGGTTGTCTTGTGAGGCCTGTTATCAACATCAAACCAATAAACAGGTATTTGTTGTCGAATAAAATTTAATCCTTCTCGAAAAGCTTTAACATCAGTATATTGTTTCCCATCATATCCGTATTTATCTTGTGCAAATAAGGATAATATTCCTTGATTTTTCCTTCTGATAAAGTACTCGTCATATGTTCCAAGAAGTAATTCTGGATTAAACTCACGTAATTTACAGACGTTTCTATAATGTATATAAATACCTTCGTCATAATCTCTTAATGCTTTAGCGACTCCAGTATTCATTTCTCCTTGGCAATTAACTTGATGAATTATATAATCGGTCTGTGCATCTACAATGTTACCTTCAATAATTTTAATCATAAATCTTTTCCTATAAATCCTGAAATGTAAACTTCTCGCCACAGGAGCAAATCACTTCTCCAATAGTTCCGATTGATGTTGGTGTAAAGCACCATGTAAGAGAGCCGCCTATGCAACCATGCCCCATTGCTCTCTGTTTAGAAGTTTTCAGACCATGTTTCTCAGCATCATGTTTTAATTCCCACTCTCTGATTTTCTCTTGTTCTTTTTCTGAAATTGGAAATCCTCTATATAAATCATCTTTTGCTTTTTTCAGTTCTGCTTCCATTCTCTGCATTTCTGAGTCTTTATAATGCTCATCTTTGAGCTTCTTGTTTTCTTCTCCTAAGTATTTAATTCGTTTTTCATAAGTATCTACTTTATCAATAATCCCCTGACAAAGATCTGAAACTGAATCCGTAAAATATGTTTTTCCCATTTTCGTTTCACCTATTTAACCTTTCTCTAATGTCCTCAAATGTTTCTTTATTACAAACTTTCCCATCTACAAATACAGTTCTTAATGCTCCGTCACGAAATACATCATTATATCCATCTTTACACTGTAATTCTCCATTATCATCGTAATATATACGACAACACCCCTTATGAGATTTTTTCAAATGGCTCGTATCGGTTTTTGGATCTTTATAAATCATAATTGGCTCGCCATTAACAATTCCATATGTAGCTTTCATAGCAATACCAAACATATCCCTAGTCACAACAACCATATATCCATCAGACTCTACAACTGCTGAGAAGCAAAATGCTCCGACTCCGAATACGATATTGTTTGCAGCAAATCCTTTTCCTTTAAGTTCTTCCCATACCTGTTCTACATTATTAAGAGTACATCCATCTCCATAGATAATTCCAATGTGCGGATCAAGTACCTTATATCCTTTGCTATTTACTGTTCCACCGAATGTGCTCCAAAGTTTTTCAATTGTCTTTACAGCAATTTCTACCATATCTCCAGAATCCGGACGAACCAGAAGTTTCCCATGATGCTGCATGATTTCTTCTTTACAAGCTGGAAGAATATTATCAATCATGTTCCAATAATCATAAGTATCAGATACCATACTAAATGAAGTCTCTGGATATAACTCAGTAAGAAGTCTCTTTACAAATGTAATTTCATCTCCATCTACTGCATAATTTGAAGCCATGCAGCTATGTTCTGTAGATACAGCACCAATTCCGATCCTTTCAGTCCAGCAACAAGCATCATAATATGTATCTATATAATCAATAGCAGGAATTGTGCTTGTCTTATCAAATGATAATAACCAAGCAGATGAACATCTTACGGCCTCTTCCATACAAGACATTCCTCTCATACCAAAGTCTGAGCAGGCCATTTCAGGTCTTAAAAAGTCATCACAGGTCATTTTATAGTAGTCATTTGCAAGTTCTCTATACATATGACCAATTGTTGCATGAGCACATGGTTTCCAGAGTTCAACCTGCAGGATACATTCGATCCACTGTACTACCCAAGCAAAATCTGGATGTGTGTTTGTAATTTCGATACATGGGATACCCATTGGTACTAATGTTCCCTCCGGGATAGCACGTATCTGAATTGGAAGATAACCTAATTTATGAAGTTTCATAATAGGCTCTAGGTCATAACTGTTTCCTAACTGTATATCCATACTGTATTTATATGTATGTTCAACTTCTGCTGCTGTTAATTCAAAAAAGTTTTTATTAAAATAATCAATTAGATATTCTTCAATAAATGCCTGTAGACCAAAGAATACCATTTTGTTCTGATTCTTAAGCATTGATCTTCGTGGGGTCCAGTAAGATACTAATTTCGTCAGTCCTTTCGGATAGATTTTATTATGGATCTGTTTATATGTGTCTGAGAGCAAAATTGCCATTGTATTCATTATTTTTTATTCTCCTCTTTGTCGTTTACAACTTTGTCAATCTGGTCAGTAATGTAATCCACTACATCTTTTCCAGTTTTGCCAATTGTTTGAATATTATCTGGTGTGATTTCATTTACAACTGCCATCGTATATATTGTTTCTGTATTAGGTGTCATGATTGTAATGATAGTCATTACAACACATCCGATAATTGATTTGCTAATAGTTTTTCTAAACTTAAATGGTTCGTTATATCCGACTAATCCGGCAAATAAAGCACCTATAGCAATAGATCCGCATATTCCTGCGATCACTCCAAAAAATGTCACTAGATTATCTGCTCTACTAGCGAAATAAATCAACCAAGGACTAATAATCGGTTTCATATTTTTATCTCCCTTATAACTTTCCTATCAAACAGCCCCAAGTAAAAGCAATCTGAAACATATGAGTTATCTGATCTTGAATTAAATTAATTTTCTTTTTGTTGGCTTTCATATCATCTACTAACATATGTATCAATAAATTCATAACCAATAATAAAGGATTCCATTTACCGCCAATAATCATAAGCGCAATTGTTGGTGGTAACATAATCATAAATGACCAACTAAAGCTATGCATAAACAACGCTGCTAAATAATCATATTTATATAATTTTCCTGGTGCATTCTTTTCCCACCATGATTTTTGTTTTGCAGATGCCAACCATCCTTGTAAATAATAATCATCTACAATGTGGCAGAAAATCATAGTGAATAAGATAAATATTTTATATGCAATATTCATATTTCACCTCCATGAAATCGAGAATTTATCGGATTAAACTACATCATCTACTTCCAGGTCTGTTGTTTCGATAGCAATTTTAATAGTTGGCTTGTCTATTGCTTCACTGTTTGTTATTCTACTATACGATACAGTAATAAGATCTGATTCAGTATTAAATCTTTCAGCTACAACACTTACAATATCTTTCTCATTTAATTCGTAAATTGTTTTCATTTTTTATGTTCTCCTTTTATAATCATATCTCCAAGCTACAATATCTATATCGCTGCGCCATTCGTCACATGAGTTAGGTTCTTCTATAAGTAACATAACTTTACTCATTATTATTTTCTCCTGTAATTTCTCTCAAACAATCATTCCAACCGATATCATAACTTGGTGACTTTCCATTTCTTTCAAAGTGAAAACAACCCAACTTCTCTGGCAAGGGCTTCAGCAGGCGCAGTAGGCACCATCCTGGCCTCTCTTTAAGCTCTTTGATTTCATGTCTATTCAGCCTGCAATGCGATGTGGCATACTTTTTATTTATGCCTTCACCGATGTATTCACTTTCGCAAAACTGACAGCCGGCACATATTCTTGGCTCGTTTATTAGTAATACTAATTTATTCATTTTCTCCTACTTCTTTTATCTAAACCTCTCAACAAGTTCAATCTTAGGACTTTCCAGATTTGTCAAGATCGTATCTGTCGTATAAATCTTCTCAATCAGTCCATTGTTTTTCAGAAGCTCTCCATCATAAACAGTATTCTCACAATGAGTTACATAAAGATAAATCTTACCTACACCGGCCTCTTTCAACTTCTTAGCACTATAGTAAAAAGTACCGCCTTTGCTGCAGATATCATCTACAATAAGGATATCTTTACCTGGCAGTTGATTGATTTCTCCAGATAAATCTAAACCTTTAATTTCTCCAGTCTCCCAATCTCTGTTCTTAATACCAAAAGCGTATGGAAGATGCACCGCTGAAGAATATCGCTTCATAGCTCCCGCATCTGGATAAAACATCATGAGATTATTACTAGCAATCTTCTTAACAGCAGATTCAATCATTCGATTCGGGGATCCTACATGTACTTTATTAAATAATGCGGCAGATACATCAGAGTGAGGATCTAAAACTTCTACCTGTTCAAAATTCAACAAGTTAATAATTTGAGCAAAATATTTCAGTGTAAAGATTTCTTTTCTCTTTTTTACTCTATCCATACGTGCATCAGGAATATATGGCATATCTAAATAAATTTCAGTACCCTGATCTTTACAATATTGAGTAAGATAAATAATTGCTGACATTTCTTCCATTGACTCAAAAAACCATTCAATAAGGTTTTTGGGTCCAATAGGAGGAATATCCTTAAATAAGAATGTTCCATCCGGATATTTATCAAGTTTGATTTCTACACCGTTTAATTTAATCATTCCAAATCTCCTTATAGTTTATTTCTCGCTGATCAATGATGTTATCTCTTGTAAAAACAATCTCAAAATCTGAAATCTGTTTCGTTCCAACAAACTGAAATTCATAAACTTTATATCCAAGTTTCTGAAGTTCAAGAACGTCAGTAAGGCTGAACCAGTGTTTTAATGTTTCCTTTGATGGTGCTGCTGAGAACCACTGTTTCCCACCTTCTCTGTATAATTCACTATCTTCCATTGGCAGGTTTCTACTCAATCCTTCTGAGAGCTGGTCAAATACAGGATTCCACGTTCCATCAAAGTTTCTCCACAGTCCATGTTTTTCAGCCTGATCTTCTACTCTATATCCGAAAATCATTTTATTCTCCTTCTACTACATTGATTTGGCAACTTTTCATTACTTCCAGGGCAGCTTTATGCTTTTCTGGTGTAACTCCTGCACAGCAGTTTGCGTGTACTGTAATTTCCGTATTTGGATATAACATTCGTAGAACCAGAGCATTTGACACTACACAAATATCTGTACAAACTCCCATTAACTCAATTTCTTCCACTTCGTCATTTCTAAATACCATATTGAACATTTTGTCCCACGCATTATATCCAAATGTATACTTTCTTAAATAGAAACCTGCAATATTTCTAAGTTCTGGGATAATCTGCCATCCATCTGAGTTGTCAATGCAATGTTTTACTGGAAGATATTTTCCTTCAAATGTTTCCATATAGTCTTCATCATGTGTATCTCTTGTAAAAAATGCAGTATATCCTTCCGCTATAAGTTTTTCTGCACGTTCTTTTACATTGTCCACAATAGCAACTGCTTCTTTTGAACCAAGTGCGCCACGAATGAAATCATTTTGCATATCCACAATAATCAACGCTTTTGCCATTGTATATTTCCTCCTGTTTTGATTTTTCTCTATTCATTATTTCTTTTACTTTGCTTTGTGTATCATAATTCAGCATTTTAATTGCATGTTTTACATCGTTTAAAGCCTTATGCCTAAATGTGTTTTTCTGTTGGTCGTTCATACCTTTTTCTATTCTATTACTCACAATTTCTAAAAGATCTGTATTGCTAAATATATCAATATCAATCATTCTCATATAGATTTCCCTTCATACTAATGAGTATATACTTTCCTCTCACATTCCGGACATACAGAATAAAAACGGTTTATGGAAAAGTATGGGTCAATTTCATATTCATTTGTTTTATATACACATTCGCAATAATCACAACGGAATTTTTTAGTCGGCTTATATTTCATATAACCGCTTGATAATATTTTAATCATTCGGTATACCTAGCGAACCTTTTACAAAATCATTCTGCACATCAACTACAATCAGAACTTTCTTTTTACTTCCCATAAATATCGCCTCCGATAATCATTTTCCCAAATGGGTACTCAACAATCCCATAACTACAAAGAATCTCCATTTCTTTAACAACGTCTCCTTTACACATCTCTAATAAGACACCAACTTCTTCTGCTACTTTTTTAATTTCAACTTTTTTCTCTTCCGCTGAACTTAAAGTAATAGTTCTCATTCCTCTGGTATAATCAGAAGTCATATCATAAATATTATTCGGTATTTCAACTTTAAACCCGGCATCTTTTAGATCATTCATATGTAAAATTAAATCATGGGTATATTCATCTTCTGCAAGTAATTCCATTAATTTAATTTCAGCTTCCTTATCAATCTTTTCAATACTTCTTTTCTCCCAAAGTTCTATAATTGACATATCATTTTCCTTTCTTGTAAAATTATCTAGTTCATTTTCTTTAAAATAAAAATCTCCTTCTTTTGATTCTTCATTGTAATAACTAGAGATATGTATTCTTATATTGTTAGAATAAACTGTTTTTACAATGCCTGTAGCACCTGCAATATCATGTTGTTTATATTTTTTAGGCACTGTTATTACTTGCACGATATCTCCTACTTGAAACATTTTTTACTCCTTTCTATTTATTAATCCACCCAGAGAGACTCGAACTCTCACGCTATTAAGCATTAGAACCTAAATCTAACGTGTCTGCCAATTCCACCATGAGTGGGTACAACTGGCAGTCGAACTGCCAATTGTTAATAATGAAAGCGACTATTATATTTACTTATTCACTACTTACCAGCCTTGTACAAACTAAGAGCCAAGTATAATCATGCTCAAAAACTTTTATCAAGGATTTGATAAATCTTTATTCTTTATGCTTTATTCTTTAATCTTTAAACTGGGATAAACTTTGAATTTTGAATTTTAAGATTTGAGTTTTGATCTTTGAACTTTACAGCATCATAAGCTATCTGCTTCATCCAATAATATATATTAAGCTTACAGGTCACAAACAACCAGTAATCCTAATCCATTTTCTTTTATACTATTATCTGCTATATAAGTAGTACTGCGGTTTCTTTATTGTTTTATATATGTCTAACCCAGCTAAAAAGACATATAGATTATAGTTTAAAGTTTTCGATAAGCAGTGAATATATCTTAGTATGTAATTTCGATTTCTGTCAGAGAGTTACTTACTGAAAGTGCTGCATCTACTTCAGCAGTAAACTCTGCAATTTCTGTTTCTAAATCCTCCATTTCTTTAAGAACACCAATTGGATCAACAAGTTCCATTGTCTGAGCTTCTATGTAAGCTTCTCTAGTTTTTGTGAACTCTTCAGTAGAAGTTTTTCCCTCTTTACTACCATAGAGTCCAACAACATAATTTTCAGCCTTATCTTCCAATTTGCCATTCTCAGTTATGATCTGAGCCATGGCAGCATCATACTGTTTTTTGATCTTCTGTTTTAAAAGCTTCTTGAAGTCCATTCCATGATTTTTCATTTCAATAGCTTCAGCTACTGTATACTCTTTATCAGCAACAGTGACCTTAGTTACTGCATTTGAAAGAACTACAGCTCTTTTAATAGCTTCTCTTCTCTTGATTAAGTCGGTTGCCTTATCATAAGAAGATTTCATAACCCCTGTGTAAACTTTAATGTCCACACCTTTGACCTTAGTGTTAGAATGCTTATTTGAGATACAAGCCTCCACACTATTAATTGCTTTTACAATGCGGTCATCTAAGATTTTCAATTCCGCTAATGCTTTGTGTACATTCATTTTTTCTGTTGTCATAATAAAGACCTCCTGAATTTTAAATTTTAATAGTTACTATTTTCTTTTGTTCAACAGTAAACGCTACTTTACTGTCAGTTCTCTTATGAACTTCTTATCATTCATTTCTGATAAGATCATCCCTCATAACTGATGAATCAGTTGCTTTCGCAGTACAATCGCTTTACTACTATTCACGTTTTTATATATTTTTGGGACAATTGGATTTTAAACCAATTTTGTTACCATCTCAGGATCACAAATATGATATGGTTGGACTCGAACCAACGACATTAGTTTATCAAATTATCTGCTCTCCTAACTGAGCTACATACCATACTAAATTTTCATGCATGACCTGTCGTGCTGCAGTCACAACAGGATTATGTGTTCTTTGATCAGCTCAATTCCCTACATTTTATCTAAAGCTAGTACGTTTCTACTTTGGAAACAATCTCAAAATGTCACTGTCTTTCCAGCGCCATCTGATTTTACGTCCTAATCAGCAACGGCTCTTTCATATTGAAAATGGAGCTATAAAAGTCACTCCTTTATCAGGAGAAGTGAAAACTCTGGGACTCGAACCCAGGACCGACCGGTTATGAGCCGGTTGCTCTAACCAACTGAGCTAAGATTCCATAGTGGGTGAACTTGAAAACACCCACATATAAAAACGTAACAACTATAATGATTGATTTGTAATCGTGTCAGCTACTCAAATGATCGTCATCACTCTCAAAAGCCCTCCCACATTATTTCTACCTCGCCGATTCGATTACTTTCTGTTTCATACTAACTACACGTACCATACTTGTACAATCCTCTCCGTCTCCGCTTCCTCATTAGTACAAAGCACATCTATATAAATGTTTCGTACATCCAAACCATTACTACCAATGTACTGTGTTCCCTTCTTCGAACAGGTTCCAGTTATTAAACCATCCAAATTTTCACTTAAGTTTTATCTATGTTCGCCATGAACATAAGTAGGTATACCTTAGTTCTAACGGTTATCTCTTTGGCCTTCAGAGCTAACTTAGAACTACGGGGTAGATGGGGATCGAACCCATGAATGCAGCAGTCAAAGTGCTGTGCCTTACCGCTTGGCTACTACCCTCTATAGATACCTATAAAGGTACCTATATGTAGATTATTTACACTGTATAATGCAATTCTCTACTTTTTGTTCTTACAAAAGTCATATATGCTGCTTTCATTGCTTTGACAATCTTTTTATCTTCATCATCATTGTAATAACTATCACCATCTAATTTAATATCATTCCCAGATACATAAATGATGCCTTTCTTGTGGTCAAACTCACAATCAAGAACTTTACAAGTAGCATTTACATCAATCCCTTTAAAACAGAATTCTGGTTCAATCATTGCACTCTTATCAAAGAAATCAATACTTAATTTTGTAGTTGCTTCAGCCCCATCTTCAAGATGTAAAGTGACTTCATATGTAATACTATTTAGATTAATAATATTTAAATCTTTGATTGCTGTCTCAAAAGGTTCTCCAAAATTTAACTCAAATGCAATTGCTCTCAGGCAGTCATAGTTTAAATCTACTTTGTGAGCAAAAGAAATTACTTTTTCAATTTCACTATAGTACTGTCTATCCAATTTATCTTCTAAATACTCTGTAATTTCAGCATCTGACGGATACTCAAATCTAAAGTGATAATGAAATCTTCCAGGTCTATTTACTAAATAACTATTTAGCGAATTGAGGTCATTGCAAGTGATTACAAACAGTTTCTTCCCCTGAGATAGCCCGTCAAACACTGTAAGCATTTCTGTTTGAGGATCTGCCATGCCATCAGCAGCTTTAATACTACCAAATGTTTTATCAAATTCATCAAACAGTATCATTACTTCCTGTTCAATTTCTTCTATGAAACTTGCAATTCCAGGAATATACGTGTCTACAATGATAACTGGTAAACCAACTTTTGTCGCTTCCACAGCCAATGTCTTTGCAAACAATGATTTGCCGATTCCTTTATTGCCTGACAGGATAACGCCAAGGTTCTTTTCTGCTTTTGGGAAAGCTTTAAGAACTTTTGCAACCTTACTCATATGTACTCCGTAGGTTTTTTCTTTGATTTCTATGTCTGCATATTTTTCTAAAAAGAAACCAGAATTCTTTTGAAACCTCACAACATAATTCTGAGCCGGAAGCTTGTCAAAAGTTTCTAATGAATCGTCGTAAGTTCTAAATGTGTTTCCTACCTTAATAATTCTCATTTTTTATTCTCCTGTTTTATATCATTGTTTATATCGAAAATCAATGCCCTTTAACATCTGCTTCATGTAATAGCATCACATCTGAAAACATCTGTTTTCCAATTAAATACTTATCTTTATTCTTTGCCTTGTTTGATTGCGACCATGATAAATAGGGATGCATATGATAATAAATCAAATTTGCTGTATAAAAAGCATCATATATATCTTTTCCTGTAACCACACCGGAAAAATCAAGACATGTTAAACATTCATAAGCTCCAACACAATGATGCTGATAATAGTGACAGTAATCATCCTCTTCACCTTTTCCATTAATTCTTGATTTAGTGAAAAGCTTCCCAATATCATGGAGACAGGCTGCCACCCATAAGGTTTCTTCTCTAGGTACTCCATCTGAAACCTTTTTCAGATGTTCATAAAGAGTCAAAGAGTGATGTGGATTCTCTTGATCGAAGTCACGAGCCATATCTATTAATTCTTTTATATCTTTATGATCATCTTGTACAACTCTAATTTCATTGAACCCTTCATGGTACATTGGTGGAGAAAATACTTTCCTCATTCTGGTAATCACTTCGTCTGGAACTGAATTTTCCCTTTTTGAGTTGTCCTTTAAACATTTTTCATACGTTTTCAAAAACATAACGCATGTTTTATAAACATGTTTAGGAACTGCTTTTAAAAAATGCACTCTTCTTTTCTTTACCAAATTAGTAGCATCATAAATAACCGAATGCATTTTCAAATCTTCCAGTATTCTACGATGCAGTTCTTCAAATACTTTACTGTTGTCTGCATCATCATAATTATCTCCATACATTTCTTCTCTGAGCTTATCAGAAGAGTGCACTATATAATCAGGATGAGTTTCTGAATACTCTTTAGCCCATGTACTTTTACCGGAAGCAGGTAAACCTACCAGCATAATTAATTCATTCATTATGTAATCTCCTCTATTTCTTTGCAAATCTTCTCTGCTATTTCTTTAGATATGTACTTCTGATTAAAGAATTCTTGTCCAATATCTGATCTAATTTGATATTTTTGATTATCTGGATTAGGTCTCCCTTCTCCGTTTACAATTTGAGGCAACGAAGCAGTCTGAAGATAATCTATATAGTATAAATCCTCTTTTATGCTTCTTCGTTTCTCTCTAATCACTTTCCTAATTTTATATGCCCAATATCCAGAAGTAACATTCAGTTTATTAAATTCTATATAGTGATCAAGATCCTGAGATATAAGCTCCAGTTCCTTTAGCTGTTTTTCTAAAGGTTTTCTATTACCTAATATTTCTTTAATAGGCAATATGCTGTCATCTATTTTCTTTTTATAATCACCAATCTCTACAAGAGATTTATTCTGCTGTACAAAACCAACTCTCTCATCAACTGATGTTACTTTCCAAGGGGCGTATATGCTTAAATTTTTAGGAATTGTTGATATCCTGTTTAAAGCTTTCGGTACATTGTCAAACTTCTGAGCAGATTTTAAATCCACTACATGAGGAGGATTTCCATGTTTAAATACCAAATAATTTCCAGGATATTTTTCACTTTCTAAAACATATCTCATTTTCCTCTTCCTTTTGTGATATATGTATTATAACATACTTCGTATTCTGTGTCAACAAGTTTTTTTACAAACTTGTTTATCGGTTGAAACTGTTCTCCTTTCTCTTAACTTGTTCTAAGTATACCATAGTCATTTCACCTTGTCAACACTTTTTTACAAACTTGTTTATAAATTCTTTTTCTGAAATAATCGGGATACCAAGCTGCATAGCTTTCACATTCTTGCTACTCTTTGACAATGTATCATTATTAATAAGGTAGTTAGTTTTTTTAGTTACTGATCCTGTGACTTTACCTCCAAGAGACTCTATTTTTTCTACTAGAGCTGCTCTATTGGCAAACTCGGTGAGTGTCCCAGTAATACAGAATATTGCCCCATTCAAACCATCTTTTACAGTCTCCTGAGAAATTTCTTCAAACTGGAATTCCGCAGCAAGCTCAGTTATGTATCTTTGATTTTCTTCAAAATAATTTTTCAAAGAAGAAGCTTTCGCAAAACCAAAGTCTTCCAAACATGTAAAATCATACTGAGAATCCATATCTTCAATGAAACTATCAAAAGCTGTCTTTAATCCTTTTTCTCTTGCTCTCTTCTCTTCAACAGTGTTTAGCTGCTTACTAACACTTCGACCGATTAAATGTATGGACAGCCCATAAAGGAATTTAGGCAGAGTTGTCTTGCGGCATTTTTCTATTGATTCCAGGATTTTATCAACTTTTTTTGCTCCTAGCCCTTGTAATGTCACTAACATTCCCCGGCAGTCTTTTAGATAAAATAAGTCTAAAGGCCCTTTAATAAATTCTTTCTCTATTAATAGACTCAGAGTAGATTTAGAAAGCCCTGTAATATCATGTGCTTCTTTGCTTACAAAAGTACATAATTCACCAAGAAGTTTCCCTTTACATTCAAGGTTCATGCACTGAAGCTCTTCTGTCTCATTTTCACCTGTAATTTTTACATGACCACCACAAATAGGGCACTTGTCAGGCACAGTAAACAATTTGTCACCGTTTCTGGTCAAATTCTCTGCGATCTGCGGAATGATCATGTTTGCCTTATATACCGTAATCGTATCTCCTACTGACAGTTCATAACTTTTGAAAATACTCACATTATGTAAGCTAGCTCTTTCAACAATAGTATCATCTATTTCAACCGGATCAAAAACTGCCACAGGTGTCAACTGTCCAGTCTTTCCCATGCTCCATTCCACATCTCTAATTACTGTTTCAAACTTATCATCTGCAAATTTATACGCCAATTGTGATCGAACATGATGTGATGTGTTTCCTAAGCTTTCACTATAATCAATGTCATCATATGAAAATACGATTCCATCAATAGGAACATCTTTTTCTCTTGCGATTTCTCTAAGTTTTTTAATATTCTCTTCAATATTATCAACTTTTACCCAAGGGACCACTTCAAATCCTAGCAGATCTAATATCTGTAATCTTTTCATGAAACTATTTCCATCTATTCCACGAACGGCCTTCCAAGCAACGAACTTGATTTTTCTTTCTTTTGTAACGGAGTTATCAAGCTGTCTAACAGAGCCAGCAGTTAAATTTCTGATATTCTTAATACCATTATCTTTAATATATTTTTCTAATTCTTCACCAAAAAGTCCCTTTCTTTCTCCATCTTTTTTCAGATCAATATCTTTTAGCTCTTTAAGATGAGTATAATGATGGATCTCCATGACAGCTTCCCCATCAATTACCACTTCATCTTTATAAGGAATTTTCTTTGGAACATTTACAAAACTGTTTACTGTATGTAAAACATTTTCTCCGATGATTCCATTCCCCCTAGTTTCTGCAGCAACCAATTTACCATCTATATACTTTACTGAAATAGTAAGTCCATCCATTTTTAACATAGCCAATCCTGGCAAACCATTCATAAAACTTTCAACTTCATTTATATCTTTTGTTTTGTCTAAGGACAACATTGGATGATCATGTTCGACTTTTTCTAACTCACTAACTGTTTCTGAGCCAACATTGATAGTGGGACTGTTGGCTAAAATAATACCTGTAACTTTCTCAAGTTCTTTAAGTCGATCATATTTTTTATCATATTCATAATCAGAAATTAGAGAAGTATCTTCCATATAATACGCATGAGCATATATGTTTAATTCTTCCACTAATTCACGCATTTCTTTTAAAAGCACTCTTCTTCCTCCATTTTATACAATATAATATAATCTTTACCATGAACAAATTTTTCCCCTTCTCCAACCGGAACCTCTTCATATAGCTTCGGTTCCAATCTTATGTAGGAATCTCCGGTTTCTAC